TTTTTCTTTTTTTTGTTTATACCTATGTCAAAACGCCCCCTTGCGGGGGCTAATACCCCCTGGCGGGGGCAGTTGATTTGAGTCCATATTCAAGGAGATGCCAACCTCCTATTAAGATTATCGTCTGAGACCGTTTGAGCCGATTGGCTTTCCGTTCTCGTCGCGAATAAGCTCACCTGGGCTCATAACATCTTCACGATTAGGCACTGCGGACTTAACTACACCTGATACTACAAAGATTTTGTTTTCTTGTGGCTCTGGGAGACCGTTGATGTCGCCGTACACACAACCGTACACATTAATACCTGCTACAGTATTTGTGTGGTTGTATGATGTACTGACACGTGCGATCTGACCAGATGGTGTAATATCAGTTACATTGCCATTGCTGTGAATATTGAGAGTGTGAGGGGTAAGGTTTACGAATTGCATAATTTTGTCCTTTCGACAATTGGTGGTGTTTGGCTTAATAGCCTTTTTCAAATACTGAGATTCGTTCAATTTCTTTTTCTGTGTCTGGATCATATCCAATAAGAATTAGTTCATTGAAGTCTTCTGGGTCTGAGAACAATGAGTACTTGTAAACAAACTCATATAGTTTGTGTCTGGTTTGAAACTCTGTTGCTTGCTGAGCGAAGCCTTCATAGTTTCTTAGGAAGTAGTTGATAGTTCCGTCATCGGCTGTTGTCGTAGCTGGCATTGCGCCTCCTTAGTTAGGTTATGATTATGTAAATAATCTTACAAAAAAGAATTATTGTTATTAGAGACATGAGTTCTAATAAATTAACGGCGATAATGTCTCCAAAGCCTCTCATTATTATGACGAAGCCTATTAGAAGCATTATATAGAAGAACATTAGAAGTGCTTTTCTGCTAACTCTACTGCTCGTTGAGTGTAAACAGTATTAAACATTAATAATTTTTGTTGATCGATTTGTGATGTGTGAAAGAATGCTTGTACCAGTGAGTTAATTTCACTTTTTGACAAATACTTTGACATCATTTCTAACCATTCATTTTTAGCTTCTTGCATGTAGCTTTCAAATGATTCTTCTTGTTCTTCATTTGCACCTGAAAGTATCGCCTCAAAAGTTGGTTGCATGATAGTCATTGATCTATCGAACATCTGACTGAGAATTAGTTCTTGTGTTTCTTGGTGTGCCATTGCGCACCTCCTTTTATGAGTTTGATACAATTGTGAACTCACAATTGCGGTTTTGTGTACTGAGTAACTTTTCTGTTAAAGATTCTGCGTTTTCATTAATGAACGAACTTACATCTTTTATGAATTTTTTACGTTAGATTCCATATTTATCCTTTTGTCCAGAAAACTGTCATGCTTTCCTTGTAGCGGTTGTCGTTACGCTTGAGTTTTTCAATTGGATATGCGCGGCAGATTGTTTGTATACGCATCTTTTTGTAGCCGTCTACGACTAAGTGCCACTTCGTATCATACTGGTCATCTTGTTTCTCATTTGTTATGAACGATGCTGTGCACAATTCTTTTGCTTGGTTGCGCAATTGGTCAATCACGTTTTGGTCTAAAAATTCTAGGAATTGGAATGCTTTTTCTTCAGTTTCTAGGCCTTCAATTTTATCAATAGCATCGTAATATTGATTTCTTACGATAATCCCGAAGATCCCGCCAATATTTGCCATAATGTGATATAGGCAAGCGGCGTCATTGTTGAAACCGAATCTTTGTGCTTTTGCTACTTTAGCAATTTTTGCAATCTTTTTTTCGTCCATTTTTTCCTCTATTATTTCAATTATCTGATGATATTGAATCTATCATTTTGTGAAAAGATTCATAATCTTGTGGTTCGCATACTACTGTATGAGTCACCAAGGTTATTTTTAACAGGCAGAGAGTTCCTCCACCTAGATCTTCAACTACTGGAAAGTTCATCATTTGCATTGTTTGCATTTGAGCCATGTTAATGGTGATAATCCCAGTAGCTTCATATCTTGGAGTGATATTTTTTCTTTCGTAAAGATGAAATGTGTGCAACAACATTATTATTCTTCTTCTTTGAATGGTTTTAACATTTCTTTTACCATCAGGGCTATCAGGCTAGCTCTTACGGTAGATGGGTGTGCTACTTCTACTGAAGCAATACCCATGTGGAATGCTAAGTCTTTGATATCGTTATAAGAATCGTATTCATATAAGTGTTCAGCAGCCCACCTTTTTGCAGTTTCTGGGCTGACTTTTTCTCTTTTTGCTTCCCATATGATATCATGTAGATATCCAATATTTGATTCGTAACTCATTTCGTTCCTTTCGAACTATGTTGTTAAGTTTTTTATTAATGGGTCATGAAGGATTTGAACCTTCAACCAATGGATTAAAAGTCCACTGCTCTACCGTTGAGCTAATAACCCTTGCTGCGGGAAGCAGGTGATGGGTTTGCCATCTGAGTTGTTTCCCTATTATTTATCTACTATCTAGTCCTGTATATCTCAGGCTGTCACCCGAAGGTGTCCGCTCCAACCATGTGCAAGCACTGGGGGTTGTAGAATATGGAGCTTGTTTATCCACAACAGGTTGTCAATCTGCTGTTTCCTTGACTTTCTGGGGCAGGTAGTCAATGCGATATTAAGGTGGCCACCTCTTTATCTCACCTTATGATTATGTTTTCTTGCATGCAAGTTTCTCTCTTTCTCGTAAGTAAGTGTCGACCTTTATTTACTGATGAGTTTATAGGGTAAAATGCTTTTCCTTAAACATTAATATACTGTATGTGATGTAGAAGGAAAACAAGAATTTAAACGTTAGTACCATTAATGTCATTTTTAGTTACTCTGCGGTATGGGTAGCTTTTTGTTTTAATTTGAAAAACGTTTTTTGCAACGCTTTCAGTTGCTACGTTCACAGGAGCATCAGTAAATTCTTCTGAAATTTCACTTGATAGTTCATCTTCAGGGTTTTCTGGCACTCGAGGGTGCTCTTCTTCGAATTTATCAACAATTTGATCCATGTCAGTTTCAAAGTTTTTGAACTCTCTGATGCTTCGCGGAAAGAAGATCATCCCAATTGCTCTTACTCTTGAATGGGTTTTTTTTGTGTGGTGGATTTTTTCACCGATGTCGATGAGATCTGGCCACACGTTTTCTTTATAAAATTTAGAAGTACGATCCCACATTTTAGGGATGATCTCTCTTTTTACGTACACTTCTTCAAGTGCGCTCAGTAAATCATTTAGCATTGTTGAAAGTCCTTTCGACTTTTTTTAATCTTTTTGTCCATTCTGCTGGACAGATCTGATAAGCGTAATCAAACCCATCTAGTACTGCTTCATGGTTTGCTGAGATGGCCATATTGCATGTGCCATCCCACTCCTTTTGACATTCCTTGATTGTTTCTTCTAGGACTTTGATGGAGTCTTTGATGAAAGCAATCTGCTGTTTGCATGTTGGCTCTGCTTGAGCGAACATTGGTAGTGTTAAAATAAATACAAATATAAGTGATAACGATTTCATTTTTAGTCTCCTTTTATTTAAAGGAAAACAGCCATTGAAATAACGATTATACAAATCCTACAAAAGAGTGCTTCTTCCATTTTAAGCCTCCGTTGTTTCGGTTTGTGGTTTTTCTGTTACTTTTTCAGTTGTTTTTCCAGCATTTTTTATTTCAGTTCTCAACCCTGCACATACTGCTGTCCATGTATTTACAACAGTATTGCTTGTCTCTTTAGACATTAGTCCAAGAAACGTTAAGAAACCTAGGGGAATGACGACAATCATTAGAAACAGTTCTAATAACTCAATAATCGGGAACCATTTTACGATTGACGCAAGAATACCTACTGTTAGACCCATCCTGGCCCATGTAGGTAAGTTTTCGAAATCTTCTTTTACTTTATTTAGCATTTTTATATCCTTTTTAGATTAGGATTTATTTTTGCTCAGTAAAGAGAGATTTTTAGCCTGGTTTTGTTAGTTAAAAGTTTAACGGTCCCCGTATGGGTTTCCATCTTCATCCAATATGCCTTCATCTGAGACTAGGTGCATATTGTTTTCAAGTCTTTCTGCTTGACGAATTTTTGACAACCGCATGAATTCATCTACATTTCTTGTCCCAAGGTAAACGAGTACTGATTGGTACCCGTTATTCGAGAATCTTACGCATGTCCAGATCTCTTTTTCATGTGCTAACTCTACGATTGTAGCAGCTGCCATCAAAAAACCTTGCATGTGGCAATTGTCTTCTGGAAGCGCTGAGACGAATTGTCTCATTACTCCTGATTTCAATCTAACGCAGCTAACACCTTGCCATAAATAATGGATATAAAAATACTCTTTTAAGTTTTCAGGGATTAGCTGGAATGCTTGTTGATGGATAGTTGGTACTCGGTTTTGATTTGGCATTTCGCCTCCTTCTTTACTTCTCTTTTTTAAACACAGAGAAGAAATATAGTGTGGTTAGAATTATCGCATATGCTTCAAGTTCTTTGAGTTTGCACATTTTCAATAATTCAAAAGGAATTAGATAAATCATGAGCCCTGCTACAAAATAAATTATAAGCGCTAGGTCTTTATCTATTGGTGGATTTTTTATTTTTACTGAAACTTTTAGGGAAATTATTGTGGCTGACAGTACGAATATCAGGTAGTAGATCATTATTTACTCCTGATTATCTCTTTTCCTAAAAGTCCCATTTTAGTACACATTGGTTGAATATATTTCAATTCAACTAAAAGTTGGTAAACATGCTTGTTCATGTTCCTTATTTTTCTTTTTTTCATTTTGTCTCCTGACATTGCGTCATAAGAATAAGCCAATCACCTTAAAAGGTCATCAGGGGTGCTGTGCACCCTACCACATCTTCCACAACAAAGATGAGAACATATCAATAGTTCTTATAACTAGACCCCAGAAAGGTTAACACAGGTCTTGTTATATTGGTTTCGGCACTTTTAAAATCTCTCTTTTGGAGAGACTCCCGATTTTATACGGGTTTGCATCTTGCGATGGCCTGATTGGTATTAAGCACTTTTAATTTCGTCACTTCTGAAAGCAAGTGCATTTAGCTTCCATTCATTGTCGGTGAAGTCAGGTGGCATAGCGTCTCCACTATGCATCGTCCATAAGGTTAACTTATTATTTTTATTAGGGAATACAATGAGTGTTACTTTATTTGTTTCTCTAAAGGGTTCTTCTCTGATAACTACTGGTTGAAGAGGTCGATCCTTACCACGATAGTGCATCTGACGCTCTTCTTTCTCAAGGCTGCCATCACCTACTTTAGGTCCGCAGAGTCTAGTTACTGCAAGGAATTGGTTGTCAATTGTGAAAGTATGAGCACCTGCTGAGATTCCTGCTTGGTCGAATAGACTAAAAGCTTTTTCTATAGCAAGAGGTGTCAACTCGTCAAGATGACTCAAGAAGTGACGTGCTCCTACAGGAGGGAGTTCGATTTCATAGTGACGGCATAGAGTCTCTGTGACTTCTTTGCTGTCATCAGCGCGATCTGAGAAGGGTGATGTTGTAAAAAAATTTATAGACATGTCGTCTCCTTTTAAAGAAAAGTTGATTAATTATTTTTGTAACCAGCGTGATAGTAACGCTTGTCACCAATGACTTTTAGAGAGGAGTCATCGTCCTCATGTAATTCGATGTATACTGTGACATTTTTAATGTCTAAGTCGTATTCATCTTCTGTTTCGTCATTCAGTTCTACCAATTCTAGTGGGAACCTTTCTGATGGATTGAAGAACATGTTTAATACTGTGGGTAATCGTACCCACCAGTTTCTTATGTTTATAGCCATTTCTGGACTGCACTTTGCGATCCAGATGCGGTACCCGTATTCTTCGTTTATGACTAGATACTTAGACATCTTCCCACCTTACTAGCCCAAGGCTAATCAGAACCATTGCTGGTATTGCAAATGGAAGTAACCATATTTCTATGTGTTTGAATTTCCATTCGTTTTTTATTGTCAGGATTGATCCTTTTACTTGCTTGAAGAAAATTATGTTTAAAACTACAAAAACAAAACATGTTGTTTCCAAATTGAACAATGGACACATGTATACAATTAACGGTAATAGCGCCCATACTTTTGTATTGTCTGGGCATTTACTTATTTTTCTTTGTATAAGGGAAAATGTTTCTTCTAGTAGACAGATTATAATATTATAAAAAAAGAACATATTATTTCTATAGGTATTCTGCTACACGTTCTGTGTAGCCGTCGTTGTGAAGAATTCTTTTTAGATAGCCTGGCCATTCTTTGACCTCGGCTACACGATGCGTACGTTTAACGAGAGCAAGCATTGCACGTCTCGTCTCAACTATGTGTACAGCAGATTTGTTGCTGTCATCGTCGATGAGAATCGTGCCATTTGTCAGAAGAAACGCTATTCGGTGTCCGATATGTGTCTCTTTTATCATCTTGTCAGAAGGCATAAAGAACTTTGGATTGTTCTTCTGCTTCATCATCTTAATGTACTTAAAGACACGTTTGCTTCCTGCATTTACAAAATCTTCTGTGTCGTGGAAGAACACATTATATGAAAATTCCGTAGACATTAGGATCGCTTCTGCGGGTTTTTTTATTAGCGCATAGAAACGATCTTCAAGAGAAGCATACTCGCGTTCACTTTTAGGTCGTCTGTTTCTTACTTTTTGCAAATGCATGATGCACCTGCTTTCTTGCAATTACGACGACTACGAGGACATCCATAGCTTAGAACACGCAATGCATGCTTTTTTGCTGTAGGATGAGCTAGTATATACGTTACAATGTTTGGTGCGCGAGTCACACGACATATAGTGTGAATCACGTCGAAGATCTCTTCAACGCTTTTGTCTTCGATAAGCTCTTGAAGCTCTTCTTTGATTTCAAAGAGGCCTGGAGAGGTCATCATACTGTTGCCTTTTACATAGGCATTGTATAATACTTCATGGTTCATAATCGTTGTCCTTTCGACAAATTTTAATCATATAAATAAAGTAGTTATCACTATTATAAGTAACGTAGTCATGCCGCACCTATTTTATCTTCTAAACACTCACCCAATCTTGTAGTGTCTAGCTTTCCTTCATTAACAACAGCCTTATATCCGCGCCAAGTAATTGAAACTAGCTTATTTCTAAACTTATTTCCTTCATAACTGAGTACAAAGTATCCACCGACGTGAGGCCAATGGAATAACCAGCGATCTTCCCAATGCGACTTATTAGCGAGTTCTGATGGTTCTTCCGTCCACATGAAGTGGAGAAACTTACCAACTTTTAGTTCTGGTTCCTCTTCAGTTAAAAAAGATGGAAAACATTTTACTAAGATATTGGCGAACTCCATGTTGCCGTCTGGTCTCACCCAGGACGGTCTTACTGCGCCGCCCATTCCTGATGCTAACAAGGTGCCCATTTCGGGCGTGATTTGTAAGTATTCTTTCATATCGTGTCCTTTCGACAAAATCTATTTAACTAACACTCTTACGAGTCGTCAGGTAGGTTTCCCCACTATCAACCATATAGGTAGCATAGATTACTCTAGAGGCTTCTTGTAGATTTCGACCTTACCGTAGTAATAGGTCTATTAGTTGTATGGCTTTTGAAGTTCTATGGCTGCCCAGCCAAAGAACACTGCTATTGATAAGAAAATTAGAATTACCATTATTTGGTCTCCTTGTGATCCATCATCCAGCGAATTATGGTGATGGTGTTAAAAAAGCCGAGCGTCTTCAGTGTTTTTGAGCAGATTAGCTCATACTCTTGCCACTCGTCTTTCTTTTTTAGGGCGTGTCTCGCTAGTACGTTTTCAATTGTATTGATAGAAGAGATTTTGATTGAGAATCCAGAGGAAATCAATCTTTCTTGCCCTTTTATCATACTCTCGCTACGTAATGGTAAGAGAAGTAGACTCCACTCTTCATCAGCCATACGAGCGGCTGATACGAGCTCTTTTTCATTCTCTTTGATATCACAACGTGGTTCTTCTGCAACTATTCTTTCAACGATAGGTGCTAAGAGAGCTTTCGCAGCTAAGAGTTTCCTAGCGTGTTTGTTGAGAAAAGCCTCTGGTGCTTTGGCTGCTGTTACTTTTGGCAGCAGTTCTCCAAGATACCATAATCCAAGCAGAGAGAAGACTGTTGTAAACAGTCCCCATTGCCACCCACAATATGAACCCACCAAGAAACCATTCAACATGCTGAAGCCAGCATTTGCTAAATGGTTTGCCAAGGCACATGTGCCTAATGATCTTGTGCCGCCATCGACGAACCTCTTAGCTTCTTCCGACAACTTGTTGCTGTCGGCGATGTTCATTGCGACCTCACCTCCGCTGAAGAGGAATGAGAGAGAGGATTGAAGGGTGAGAATTACTGAGGAAATGATTTTAAACATTTTTAGCTCTTTCATGGAGAATGTGTATTAAATAGATCTTTAATATAACAACTTTTAAAGTTTCGTCTTGTCAAACCTTCAAGTTGTTAATAATAAAGAAGAAAAAAGATTTTTTGAACGCAATAGCAAATCAGTTAATGATTTTCGCGCGCATTATTCTTTTTTTTGAGAACCTCTGCTATCAGCAGAACTGACATTGCCTGCACCCAACTACGAAGAAGTAGTTCTCATGAGGGGCTGCTGGAGAGGGAAGGGTTCGAACCTTCTATCTTATCTGCTTTAGATTGAGGTTTAGGACATGTGGCGCTAACCACATCTCAATCGATTTCTAACCATGCATACTTTCAATAACGTTAAGGCGTCCTACTTCCGTCACGTTGTTGACTCTTTGCACAGTTATCAAGTTTGCAGACAAACCACTATACCTGGATTAGTGATTCTCTCCCCATATACTGACCTAACGGAATGCAGAGGAGTCGAACCCCTGCAACTCGCGAACGAGCACCATCCTTTTTTCGAATATAAGCTCAGCAAAACTTATAACGGCTTCAATAAAGAACTTGCTGGTTCTCTATTTCCACGGATCTTCCTAGAACACCTAATAGAAGTCGAATCTATTAAAGCCCCCGAAATGGGCTAGGTGTCGTGTGTGGCTTAGAGCTTTTTGAGCTCGAGCCACTTGTTGAGGGGGCCTTTAGCGTTGTAAAACGCTTTAAGGTCCTGTTGGGACAGGCCTGCGACTTGGCGCAGGTGTTGATCCACTGATGACGAAACGTTTTCGTCGTCGTCAGCGCTCACTAGCGCTTCAAGGGGAAGGTCGAAGACCCTCACCGGAGAGTGGTTGACAATCTCAAACCATCCGCCATTATTATGGTAGATGGAGACAGAGACGCAGTCGTTCTCGTCAATACAACGTTTGACGTTCCCGTGTTGGAGCGGGTCGCCTCCGACAGAGAACAACCCCTCGTGAGGAAGAATGAGCTCAACAAATTCCCTTGGGAATCGGTGGGCGAAGTCTATTATTAGACCCACCCACATCCCCTTGAGACCTAAGGCCTCGGGAGCAAGGTAAGATATGAGATTGAGTGACAGGTGTTTTTCCTCATCTACCGAGGAGACTCTCTTCATGAGGATTTTGTAGATGGTGATGATTGCTTGACGTTTTGTCATGACTTCTTCTTTCTGTGGCGTGTTAGAATGGCGCACTTCTTAAAAGGGCGCGCACATTCATTATTTTCCCTCTATAAGGAACAAAACTAAAGCATACTTTAACATTTGTGCTTGTAGCTTAAAGAGACAAAACTACTCCACTAAACAACAAGTGAGCAAGATATGTCTCGCAACAGAGAGATAGAGGAACTGTAGCAGGTTCACTGCTGAAAGGGGCTTTTAGAGCCCCTATTGTCTGGTTTTGACTTGTTTAGGGTAGGTATGAGGGTGGTCTGAGGTGGTGTTAGGGTAGGACTTGACTAGGTGCACCCTGATTTTATCTCTTTATAACTATAAATCCTTATATATTAGGTATTTATGTTACTTTTAACTTAATTATAACAAGGAAAGACAAATAAATCGTCACGTCTCGTCACTTTTCAGCTAAAAAAAGAGTGTTTACCCCCTAGGGAAACTAGTCTCCTGTGCTTTAAACGCACTTTTTGAGACTCGGAGGAGTTCTACCATATGGGAACTCTACCCCGGCCTACATCACTTCGATATAGGTCTTGATGGGATTGGTGTGTACTCTTTGCGCTTTCACGCCGAGGAGACCAGTACGCTGATCATTATCCCCCTCCGCCTTTAAGTGAACTTCACATACGTATATGTGTGGGGTGGCTTCACCATGACGGCAACCATTATCCCCTAAACTCACAATGATGGGCTCGAACCACCAAATGCAAAGGCAAGAGTTGTAGCTCTTGATACGCCTGGTCCTCACATATCTACAAATATGCAACTTCCATTTGCTCCTCCCTCTGCACGCCGAAACCGGACTGTGCATATATCTCCAGTAATAAGGAGAATGAATAAGCTAAAGCAGAACTTTAACATATTAATTCACAGTATTACCGCGTCCCGCAAAGGGGATTTCAGGTGGCAAGTACTTACTACTTTGACTAGACGCATGCATCTAGGCTTTTCGCTTTCTTTGCCACCATATCTCATTCTTCACCAGAAGAGATTCACCGTTTATTTCCATTATCACTCCCCCGCTAAGGTTCGCTTACTGGATCATCGGTTTTGCATTTTCCCACTCCCGCTAAGGAGCTTCCATGCCAGGGCCATTTTCATTTAGGCTACCCTTGGGTTAGTTCTTCAACAAACGAATTGTTGAAGATATTCTTATAATGAATGCATTCACTAATTTGGGGACTTTCCTTCCCCGAGAAATTCTTTATTGACTTACTTACCATGCCTGATAATAGCCACTGTATTTTGACCTGCTGACATGAGGCGCATATGGGTTTGTTTTTTCTACAAACCGCGCACACCCCTTGTCTAAGGGTACTGGTTTTATCTCCAGCGACATAAGTTGCGACCTTATGCCAGTAACCCGCTTACCATTTCTCATTGGTATCCTTTGGAACATGAACTTATCATTCATTTCCGCAGGTAAGACCCGAAGGTCTAAGCGAGCACTATGCTTTTCTTTACGAAGGCGCATCTGGCTTCCGTTGAAAATTCTAATGTTCTTTTTTTTAAGTGTTTAGAAAATCACTGGGCCCAGCGTTAGCTGTCTTGATGAGAAAAGTGTTTCGTTCCCCTAAAGGACATCACTAATTAAAGCGATGCTAGCAGAGAGAAGCTCCACTAGACTCATCAGCCACGTCAACCCCAAAGGGCTTCAGCAGGACACTACTCAATTGATTTAACTGGCGACATTACGTCCGTTCATCAATTAAGATTTTGCCGACTTTTTTATGATAAAAGTCTAAATCATATGTAATATTTTTAAGCCTGCTACATAACATTATGGCTTCCATTTTAAAGACTTGGATGTCTTGACCTTTTATTTCGCAGTGTGGTGGCGCGCCGCCATCATTCCACTCTATCTGCTTCTACACAGGTCTTCTCTTCATTTATATAGACCTCAAGAGAATAAGGCCTGAGATTATTACGTCTCGTCTCGTCACACCTTTCGGTTAACGAATTTGAGAAACACCGATGTAGCTATATTGCTAATTACGGTGTTCTCGCGAACAGAACGAGTGATTACTTCTTCTTCGGAGGCTTGACGGGATCTTCTACCTGGGGAGGTTGGATTGCTAGTCCAACACTCTCTGCCGCTACCCAGCTAATACCGCGGTCTTGCGACACGAGTGTACCAACGGGCAACATAGAAGATCCATCATGAGGCGCCGCAGCACTTGTACTCATGTCCCACACATACCACGAAGGCTGAGCGGGAGGTTGAATTGGAGCCGCTACAGGAGCTTGTACTGGAGTACTAGCCGCAGCCGCAGCCATCTCTTGTCCTCGGATAAAACCGAGCTGTTGGTTGAGTTGTTGAGTCTCCAACGACAAGGCAGAGATTTTATACTCTGCAGCTGCATCAAGATCGTTTAGCTTCTTGATGTGCTTAGCACGCAAATTCAAGACCAGCGTCGTACCCTCCCCAACCAAATCACTCACCGCGACTGCATCCACCGGATCGACGACGGCACCTGCGCCGCCTATACCCTGCAAATTCTTCGAGACAAGTTTTTGACCCTTGAAGATCTTTGCCAAACGCTGTGTCTCCGACAACAGCGCTACTTCCTCCGCCAACTCCTGAAGCTTCTTCTCAATCTGTTCACTGTTGTTCAATTGGTATAGCATAATTTCCTCCTACAGAACGGGGCTAACCTTGTTAAAAAAAGACAACAATGGATCAAACATTTTCCTAACTAAATCTTGATAACAAACAAGAAATAGAAAATAAAAAATATTATCACCTCGTCACACACAAGGGGAGCGAGCTTGCGAGCTGGGAGCTTGCGACCTCCTCGTCTCCGCGTGCGGAGTCAGCTTGTCTGGCGGAGTCTTTGCATTTTGTTTAACGGAGGATGCAAAACCCCCATTGAAAGAAATAAATTAAAAAAACCCCCCAAGTCGCCGAAGCAACCTGAGGGGTTTTTTTAATTATACATAGCTACCTAACTTATTATAGATCGAGATCTATATTTCCGTTAGAAGGAGTAGGTGGTTGTACAGGCGGCGGTACCGATGCTGGAGGTGCCGTATCTACTCCATCTGCGTGAGCGTCAGGAGTCGGTGGCGCTACATGAGGTGTAACATCCGCACTTGTGGCACTAGTAGCAGCAGGAGGAGGAGGGGCAATAGGAGGGGGAGCAGGCTCATTCGAGCTAGCAGTATTGCTGTTAGCATTACCACTACCTTTATTCGAAGCAGTCTTGCGACCTTCCTTTCCATAGATTTCTGTACAGGCAATTTTTACTGTCTGCACTGCACAATCCGCGTTGAAGTTAGTAGTATGGCTAATACTACGCTTCTCTGATCCTTCTTCCGTCCCAGCTAGGGCTATACATTTTTCAGCATAACTTTTCGCCAAATCGGGGCACAATTCCTTTAACGATAGGAACAGTTCCTTGTCTATAATGTCGTTGCTCATCATACTCTCCTTTAAGCCTTGAAGCCGTTGTAAGCCATAATGAAGTGCTTCATAGTTTCAACGTCCCATTCAGGGTTCACTGGAGTATTGACTCCCAACAGAGTTGTATCCACTCCGTAGGTTTTGGTGATCTGCCCAAAAAGCTTTCTCACCGAACTTACAGATTGGTTACGCACTGAGTACATCATTCGAGCACGCATATCCTCACCATCACCGTTGTCGTCATCAGGCACCTCATTAGCAATACCAACCAAACAGAAGAGCAAAGAAGGTGACAGAGTCATTAAGTACGACATTCCTCTCCAACTATCTGGATGATTCACCAACGCATCCAACCCCTGAATCGATGCATTCAGTGGACTCGGAAGTGTAACTCCATTGTCGCCAGTGATTTCCGTCTTAAAGACACTTCTTATACTGCCATCATAGCCTGGGCTGGCATTTTCATACGCACCATTAGCAACCCAGAGCTCAAAATCGCCGTGAAACAACGAATCTTTAGCTCTGGTTTGCTTGTTTTCCTCAATCTGAGCAGCTCCCAAAGCGCTATGCCATTGCATTGAAGAGCCTCGACCTTTAAGCTTTTCATCCTTGAATATGCCGACTTTCACATTGTCAAAAGCAGCTTTCATGAAATCAAACACCTCAGCAGGTGCTTGTCCACGAGATTGTTGCTTATCACCACAACCTGCCATTGTAAAGCCATAGTAGCGATACATTTGACTTGGCAATGCCTTGCTGTCCTTCAGATCCGAAGCAAACAATTTTGGCGCTTTTGATTTGGCACCGTAGTAAGTTGGCATCCATACCGTCTTAGTCAGCTGCATCTCATAAAGAAGTTGCGCTCTGTCTCCGTCTTCCATTTCTCTGAAGTTCGGCACATCAATACTGTCTTTGTAATCTAAATCAATTACAATTGAGTGAGGATATGTCGTCATGAAGAACTCCTGGACTACGATCACAGAATCGCGAACGTCACCCGCATCAATAGGTGCATGCAAATGATAAGGTCGGAACCAATTAGAATCATCCAACCCTAATGTAGCGCGACAAGTAGCGCTATCTTCAAAGTCGTAGTGAAATGTTTTGCAATCAGACTGCGGGTTTTTGAATGTCCATAGTCCGTATGCCAAGAACACGTGATCGGCAGTAGTCACATGACCAACACCGCAACGGAATTGGGCTTGAAGCCACTGTATAGCGTCAAATTCTCCGAAAGTGCAGACAGCCATTTGGTACATTGGAGAATCAATAAAGATATAACCCCAATCAGTTGCTACGGTAGTATCCATGTAACACCGTGCGTCTTTGTCCTGGCGTGTCACTCCGAGACGAGGAACCTGTGTCAAAAACTCCAAGTTATGCCCACTCATTAAAGCTTCATGTGCTACGGCAAGTTTGCAATCCTCTGGCACTGGAAACTCAATCACTGACCGAACAGACTCTACGCCCTCTTCATCTACTTCAAAGATTCCTCCACGAACGATCTCATCGAACTGGTTGTTAACCATGTTCATGTCCATAATATCGTCTTTGACAATGACTTTGTTGGCGTACTCCACCAAGCGTCCAACTTGCACAATTGGGCTGGCGTAAGCCTTAAAGCCTGCTAGTAAAGCGCTTCGGTTTTCACGATAAAATGCGAACACCTCTTCCGCTGTATTAAGACTCAGCAAGCCGTAAGTCGTTTTAGCCTCGTTTTGGATCCATGTCGATAGGTCTGCACCTAGGATCTTTGCGATATCGTCAACAAGCGACTCCCCATAGGTAGCCTTCTCAACAAGCTCTAACACTCGATCAGTGCTATCTTGACGGTTATCACTTCGCTCCATATCTTCGTAAGCTTCCTCAAGCGCTCCGAAGTACTCTGAGGCGATCCACTCAGTGATCTTACCAGTAAGGTCCTCGCTCTCGGTAGCTGCAACATGATACAGTTCTGCCTTGGAGACATTAGCAAGAGACTGGCTTGCAATCAAGAATTCTTGCACGCTCTCTAAAGAGCAGACCTTTTGCGCTGCTTTGTATTGCTGATGCAATGTGATCATCTCTGATTTATTGCGACCTTGCAACATGGGAGCATCCTCCCCTTCGAATTGGGTGTCTGCCCACTGCTTGAACGCAGGATAATTACCCATGATATCGATGAGGAACTCGCAGTCCTTAGTCTTCACCAATTCAGACAAGAAGTCTACACCTGCTTCCAAGTCGTTAACCTCTCTCTTGCCCATACTGTCAATAGCACGGATAGCCAAGATCATCATGCCTCCAAGAGCATCCATCTTATCTTCATTAGACAGAGCTCTTACACTTAGAGCGTTACGCCAGGTTCTAGCGAACTGACGCAAATACTTTAATTGATCTGACTCAATCGAGAGGAATGAATTTGAACCAAGAGCAGCGCGTAGATATTGTTTCATATCCGAGCCAGATGACACTTGATCTATCTGAGTCTTTTCAGACTGAGATTTCGCTTGTGCTGCGTCAATAGCTTTATCAATATAAGCAAAGTACATTGCTCTCATGATTTGTTCTGCTTTCCAACCATCGAAGTACGGTATATACGCCTTGTTATCTACTGCTTGAGAGACAAATTCCGCGAATCTAGACTCACTTAACATGAATTCAGGTTTCATGAAATCACTCATGCCCTTACATTCAATGGAGCAAACATCTTCATAAATGGCTTTGATTCTTGCTCGCATAGAAGAAAACACTCCTGGAGCTTGAGTGTTGTCTTTCATGTAACCAAGCTTTTGATAGCTTGATACCATCTTTGGCCAAACCCAATAGTACTCTACTTGCTGTGCCGTAACAGGGGACAAACCATATGAAGTTCTGCGGTTGTTAAACCATTTTGCCAACTCTTCCCAATTTGCCTTAGGCACCTTAGTGCTGCAGTCAAATAGGTCCTGCAGCTCTGACATATCTCCAAAGGTAAGGTATGGTAGCCCCATATTTAGAGCTGACACAGTCCAAGCCGCATGGTTGAACAGACCGCCATTGTCCCACATAGGGGTACGCAGTGATGCTGCTCTGCGGTCTTTCGACCATACCATCAACGGTACTTGCTCATCAGCATCTTCCCATGTCTCCAAATCCATATTGCGATACTGATCGAAGGTGACACCACGCATTCCGTAGATTGGGAAGTGATTTGGACAGTTAACCACTTTGCTACCAGGATGCTTAGCGGCAATTACTTTTGCCTCTGATTCAGTAACATTTGCAGCATGACAAGTTTTTCCGTCAACTACGACCCACTGCTTTCCGTCAATATATTTGCCTGGTAGGATCCAACCATCATTGCTGTACTCACCCTCATACCAGTATTCCACTGAATGAGTGACACGCTCGTACTTTTGAAGGTCGATACCTGTTTGCTGAAGCGCATACAGGAAGTCCATGTATTTACGTGCCATTGGATTCATAGGGTGGTAACCACGATCGGTGTGTCCCCATGTGTGGAAATTCAATGGAGCTGCTGCTGAAAGCGTTGGCCCACCTACATTATCTTGTCCAGGGCTGTTACCTGGTGCATTCAAGAAGCGCTGAACCTTACGCAGAAGGTCTTTGTTACCAGCCTTAGCTGCCTCATAGGCTTCTTTTACCCCACCTTCCTTGGTGATGATTGGATCAAAAGCATTCACTACAAATGCTTTTGACTGCTCTTTCGCCGGAAGAACGCTAGGGTGCTTTTTCTCAATGTTTTTCGCCAAAGCAACCAACAACGGGTTATAGCTGAGCATATTTCTATCCCCATCGTTATCACCGCACACAGCTTCTTGCAATGTCGTATCGACGATGATGCTGCCTTCGGCTACACTTGGTAGCAGCGCTCGAAGGAACATAAGCACATTGTCTGCATCACTACCATGGCGAGCTTGTACCTTCTCAATGAATCGTACCGCTTCTGCATTCTTCGACAATCCAGTTCCACGGGTTGAGAATTTACCCATCACTGTACCAAGATCACTCTTGTCCTCTGCCATGTTGTACGCATCAAGAAGTTCAGCAATAAAACCAATGTCCAGCACCTTGGGACAACGAACTGTATCGTGCCCCTGATTAGGTGTCCTTCCGAAGAAGGCATGTGTTCGCCATTTATTACCTTGAAGGCGATCAATGGCAACCTCTTGACCTAAATCAATCATTTGTATATAGCGGCTTTCCGCTTTCAACCCGAAACCACTGCTGATGCGCTCCGTTTGCTTTTTGCCCATCAATTTCATAAGGGCCAGAGCTTTTTGAGCTTGGTTAATGCTATTTGTTGCACCATCAACCCCATTGAGTCGCTCAGCAAAAGCTGACACTAGTTTATTCTCACTGTCGAGGATGCGTTTAAACATCTTACGCAGTTGTTGTGCAGCCAAACCACCTTCAGCTAGAATTTGCTTAACAAATTCTTCATCCAGAAGTTGTGTGACCTGCCAACCCAACGAGATCTTGGCTGTGTCCATAGGAGCGTCGAGCGTAATAGCCCAATTATAAATATCGATGCCTTGCAGCCCCTCGAACTTTAAGCCAGTCTTCGGGAACTTCGTTTTGTTGCCCTTGTTCTGGTCTGCGTCCAGGAATTGGCACACGATATACGTCGCACCATTAACAACGAACGCATACTGTAACATACACGCTTTCTTTTCGATGTCTACCAAGTAGCGAGCGAGACCTTTCTTGTGAGCGATGACTCGATCAACGAGATCCTGGAAGCTGGTGAAGTCTCCATCTTTTCTCACTTTGACGAGTGCATCAGCAGTTGCGTTACCAACACCATCCATTGACATTAACATTGCTTTATCAGCGCTATTAATGTTCTGTAATGGCGTTGTCTTCTTCAAGCGTTTGAGAGTTGCCTTGCGACCTTTGTCCACTTGCTTATCATAGGAGTAGTTGTAAGCAGTCCAAGATCCATCCTCCAACTGCATACCAACAAATTTGGCAGCTGTCGACAAACCCTTAAACAGTCCTTTTGAAGCGCCTTCACGCCCTAAGCCAATAGTTCTGGCACGGTTCTGGATCGCTGTCATTAAGCCTGCGGTGAAGATGGTGCCGCCATCATTACCCTTCCAGCCAAACTGTGAGAGGTAACCTGAAAGCGTAGGAATACCATGTGGCAGTTCCGCTTGGTTAGGGGTTGTTATGGCAGATCTAGCATAGCCACGCTGCTCAACTGCGTTCTTGAACATCTCATCCATTAATGCAATGAATGCATCACATAGGTCTGTGCCCAATTTCACAGCAAATCCTCGACATATGCTCACATATCCTGAGTCAAGGAGAATATCTGCGACATTCTTCATGAGTTCTTTGCTGTTAATGTCGTCGATTTCGTACAAGATCGCATTATCACCAGATATTTCCAAGCTAAGATCCGCTAAGATCTTCTCAACTGTGGTGTTGAATGATGCGAGGAAGCGACCTGCGCCACCCTTCATGGTCAGTCTAGTAGCTGTACCTTTGACCTCTTTGTCGTCACTGTGTGACGAATTCCCTGCAGAGGTGTTTGGCGTGCCTTTCTTGCTCTTACCGAAGCGGATGCATGGTAAGATGTTGTATCCTGTGGATGCCATCAGGGCACGGATGTCATCTTGTAACAAGCTCTTCGCTCCGAGCGCTTTTTTCTCACGCTGGGTGTCAAGCATATTGGTCGCGATAGGAGTAACCATCGACACATTCAACAAGTTACCAAGGTTAGATTTGGCAAATCGTGAGATCACCTTCTCGAGAAGACTTGCGCCATTCTCTGATGTGATTTCGAAATTGAAATCGTCGAAATACTCTACGGTTACGTCTGCGATTTCTGCAGATTTCGTAGCCGCTTTTCGTTCAGCTTTAGCTTTCGCCTTAGCCGCCTTTCGTTCAGCTTTAGCTTTGCGAGCCTCAGCCTTTACATGACTCGGACATAATGAATATTTCATAAGTCCTCCTTTCTTTGTGTTAAGAGTGCGTAACATAGCGCGACTCTTTTGTTTGAGTGTGTTGTTGTGTTCACGACGAGCCGCAGCCTTAGCCTTTCTAGCTTCAGCCTTGGCTTTATTCGCTGCCAAGCGTGTCTTACGGGCCTCTTCTCGAGCCTCTTTGCGAGCTTCTTTATGAGCTGCTTTACGGGCCTCGATAGCTTCTGCTTCTGCTTGCTCTTCAACTTTGCGAGCTTCAGCCTCTGCTGCTTCAAAGTCAATCTCTTCGCCAGTAAATAGGCGGTATGTATACTCACCTTGTTTCACTGGAGTGGTCTTCGATAAGAACGTCTCCAGTTTTCGTTTGAGTATCCGCGATGTCTCTGGACGGCTTGCGAGAGTGGTCCATACCATCTCTCTGTAAGCTTGTGGTACGTGACCACAGGTAGCGACTGGGAGGCGACCTTGTCGTTTCTTGGCCATAGTATTTAGGGCCTTGAAGACCAAGTAATTGAGTGTAGTGTTGTTTTGCATGGCAAAACCTCTCTGTGTTTGACTGTGAGCGATTGTTGTGTTGAGCCCACAGTTGGTTGTAGAAATTAAGCCCATGAAAAGGGCAAAGAATGTGTTTAGTAAAATACGCATATCAGTGTCCTTTCAAAGACTTGATGAATAGCTAAAGCCGAAATGGCACCTTCTGGTAGAAGGCTGGAGAGTCGCTATAATCTCTCCATTAAAGGGAACAAATTAAAAAACATGCCCCGGAGTGCGGTGGTGCACTCGGGGCAACGTCTTCTAATCTTCAACACGGAAATAAACTCAACCGTGTTGGGAATTCATTTTTTCTATTTTGCTACCAACTATCAAATTGCGGTAATACCGCATGGTAATTCGGCCATATTCATAGGCCGTCTCCCCAGTCCCAGCGTACCTGTAAATAAGATATGTAGCCTTGCCATTTCTTTTCACTGGTCGAAGCCATTGTGATGAGTTCTTTAGGTGGATCTTCTTTACGCGCCCTTCAGGGCCGTATCGCCAGCTTTTCTCAAGCCAACGCTTTTGGGCTTGGAACGCATACTCAAATGACCCATTCAGTCGTGCGCACTCGCCCTGAAGGCCCCGAGTGTCCACCTGGACGATTCCACATGCTTGCATGTGGCTCATATAGACTTCTCTCTCCCAAATGTGGTGGGAGAAGATAATCTGACCACCTACTTGTTTAAAAGAGGAACCCTGGCTGAACCCACAGCCAGTCTCCTTCAAGCAGATGCTAAGCGCGAGCTTTTGCGTCTCTAACGGAGCGTCCCCCCAGACCTTCTGGAAGGCCTTCACAATTCGGGTCAAACGACCTTCATTGTTGACCTTGAAGTGTTGTCGTATGGAAGCACTTACGTCAAGTTGTGCTTTTACTTCCCTTTTACAAGGGTAAAGTTTCATTCCATACTGGGCTGACACTCGATTAGTGTCAAGTTGTGCATTAGTGCATGCAGCATAAAGATTTGTTGTAGTCGCCAACAGAAGAATTACAGCAACGAGAGCAATAATCATAATGCGGCAGGCCGCCTGCATTCTGCCAAAGGGGCAGATGTAATCTTTCTCCAAATAACGATTATGGTAGGAGCCTTCGTTTTTTACGTTAGCAACGAGAAAGTCGCATAATCCACGTCCCCACAAAAGTGTTAAGAGGATAAGTAGGATGCCGACTGGGTGATCGAACCCAGCGCAAACAAGCTTTTCTCCCTGTATCTCACAAGTGGTCTTAAGAAAATCTTTGGTCGCTTTAACATCTAGCTGCTGAATCTCTTTTGTTCGACAATTGTAAAGGACCATACCATACTGCGCCGACACTCGGTTTACTTGTAATTCTGCATCGGTGCAAGCAGCATGAGATGTTTCAACCATGCCGACGATTGCAGCCAAAGCCACAAGTCCGATTAGGATAACGAGCCTTGCTTCCCTATCGGAGAGACTCCTGAACAAGAAGAGGAAGCAAATGAAGAATAGCACCTTGAGCGGTTGATCCGCCGTGATGCCAGCACATAGGATCTGGCCCCTGGTGAAGCGGCACTTAACGCCAGGCCCAACCTTGCGGATGTGCTCTTGGAGCAACAGTCGTTGGTTGGTACAAGCCCCTTTAGAGCGCGTGAGAACTCGTCGACGAATCATATAGCCGCTCGCCCTACACTCCTTTGGGGTGGCGGTAGAAGCAGATTTGGTAGGGGTAGCTTTAGCAGGAGGGGCATCAAGAGCCTCCTCTAAGAGGCCAGGACATACGATGTGGTTGTAGTTACCACCGGTACAAGTATCGGCGGCAATTGTTTTGAGAGCACCACAGCCTGTAACTGCGGTAAGGAAAAGAAAGCCAATGAAGGCAAGAATAAGGTTACGCATGATTATGTCCCTTCGACATGTGATTTAAGCGTATATAGCCATGTTGTTTTTCACACTATGTGATGGAGGAGGCAAATCCCCCATTAAAAGGAGCCAAATTAAAAAAAGCCCCGAAGGGCTCTCTTTAATCCATCCCTCTACAGGGCGCTTGCCATGAGGCGAAGCCTGTCCTGGGTAGGCAGGTAGTCACCACCACTAGCCGTATCCTCCCAGTAGCCTTGCTCTGGGTGTAGCATGAAGTACTCAGCTAGATCCCACGCATCATGCTGTGCATAAGCAGCAGCGAACACATCTGCATCAACCTCACCGAGGCCATATGTATGACCTATCTCATGAGCCAGTACTATCCGGCCCATGTAGCCACCAGGACCTATATTAAAGTGAGGCCCTAGATTAAAAGCTTTCTGAGCCCTCTCTCCAAAGAAGTAGCTATTCTTCCTGGTGGTAAGGCGTGCAGGGTAGCCCATTAGACTATACGGATTCTCCTGAGAGAAGAACTCTTTGGCACCCCATACATCTACGATGGGCCTATCAGGAGTGATAACATCAAACATACTGATGTTCCTCTCAAAGCCCTCGATACCTTCATGGCCATGGACCTCCGCTAGGAAGGTATCGATACCCTCTTCCACTGTGTTGAAAGAAGGTAGTTCATGGTTATTGGTGGTTGATGGCTCACAGGCCAGTGAGGTTATAGGGTTGATGAGGATGAGGCTAATGGCAAAGAATAGGATACGCATAGTAATGTCCTTTTTAGTTAAGTAAATCCACTAAAAGGAGCAAATTAAAAAACACGCCCTACAGTGCGGTGGTGCACCATAGGGCCTAAGCGTCTCTTAATTGTATAGTAAGATTAATACAGCTTGTAGAAAGTTGTATTGCTCTTACCAGTCTTGTGGACCTCTTTGGCCCAGTGCTCCCCTGAGGGAGTTACGACTAGGTATTCAAATCGCACAACTGGGTCATACCCTGTTGTACCACTCAAACGTTTAATACGGAAGGTGGAGATCTCTACCCTGCACCCAGGGGTAATACCATACCCAAGGTCGACGTTCTGGTCGGTTAGAATACGGGTTTCGTTAGAGTCATATACTTCGTTTTTCATATTTATATCCTATATGAAAAGAGTTCAAGGGGGGTGGGCTCGCAACTATAGCAATCCAAAAACACCATTAATATAAATACCCCCAAATATAATCTATATATTTCCCCACCCTATATAGGTCTTTCCCCCCACCTTATAGCTAACTGATACCAGTCAATATTTCGGCCACTATATAAAAACCCTAATTTTGAAATTTTTTAATTCCAAGATTTTTATTGCTATATGGGTTTACAGTACAGTCTTTCTATCTTCTAAATGCATCTCTCTTGCTATCATATACTCAGATAACTGACCATACAGCGCCATTAAGCGCTCACTTACATATTCATATGGTCCTTTTCTTTCTAAGTAATCTTCATAGAAGTCAATTATCTGTTGTAATGCACCTATCTCGATGTTAATTTTGTTTAAGTTGAGCCCAGACAACTTATATCTAGGTAATTGGTCTTTAGTGTAATTCATTGGGTAATGGATCCTTAGTAAATTTAACGTAGTTTATTTTTTCTATTCCTAAATGTTTACATTTCATTAAACGATGCACTCCATCTAGGATATAATTTTCTTCAGAGAGTATAATTGGGTAACTTAAATCGGCATCTAACACCCTCTCTAAATGGTGCAAGAAGAGTTCGTTTGTCATCTCTTCCCCATGTAATTGCCAGCAAAAGACTTTAGAGTATCTTACGTCCCATAGTTCAGATACACTTATTTTAGAGACAGGAAAACTTTTAGAAAGCGCCCATATATCATCTAAATTCCATTGTCTTTTATAGTGATACTTATTTGTTTTTGGTAGAGTAACTGTTGACAACATCTATTACATCCTTTCACAATTAGAGAGAGAGATGAATAAAATATTATCATCGCCGTTATATAGCAATATAAAGCTGCTTGGCAGCTATAAAAATATTATAGCGCTTTATTTAAGCACCATGAAACTGCCAGCAACAAGCAGTAGCAATCCAAATAACTGCTGTTGAGTAGGTGCATGAAAGAAATAAAAGCTTAAGCCTAATTCTATTACAGTATGTAGTGCATAAGTAATTGCTAAAGCGCCCCATATTTTATAGTTATCCATAAGGTACCACCAAGATGTAAGACCTAGGTAGTTTGTAATTAGGCCAGTATATAGCCACCAATAAAATGGTGATAACTGTATATCAAATAATGGTTTGGAGTTACCTTTAAACCAAAGTATGGTATATAGTAATATAAGCAATATTATGTGAAGGGCCAGAAGCATGAAAGACTCACTTGTTAAAATTGAAAAAGACAATTCAAAAGAATTAAGACAGAATGAATTTTTCGAAACTATAACAAAGTCTAGCGATGAATATTCTACTTATTTAGCACGATTAGATAAAAAGAAATTGACTAGAGTTAAGCAGTCAGTTAGTGCAATAAAAAGTGGGGTACACGCTTCAGCTCCGCTGATATGTTTAGGTCCTGAAAAATGTCCGTTTATTAAACGTTGTCCAATACCCGAAATGAATTTAGAGGGTGAATTAGATTTTGGGGCGTTAGCTAATTACCCAATTGGCCGCGAGTGTGTAATGGAAAAATTTTTTACGGAGCAAAAAATTATAGATTATCTACAGCACCTAGATGTAGATCCTAATGATCCCGTAGAGATGTCCATAGTAAATGAATTAGCCTTAATAGATCTTTATAAGAATCGCAGCTTAATGGTGCTGTCACAAGGTGATAAAAGAGGCGATGGACGCGATTTTATGATGACAGACATTACTGGCTTTAATGAGAATGGAGAAAGGGCAGAGACAACTAAAATACATCCAGTAGTAGAGATGATAGATAAGTTAGAAAAGCGTAGGGAGAAATGGTTGGATAAGCTAATTCAAACCAGAAAGACCAAAGCAGAATTTATGATTAAGATGGGCGAGTCTAATAATAACTCTAGAGTGTTAGAAGAAATCTCAAGGTTAAGAGAAGCTTTATATTCTATAGAAGCACCAGAAGGTGCGAAAGAGATTCTTTTAGATGATTAAGAATAAATATTTTACTTATATAAATACTACAAGTCAGGCTCAATTATTAGAAATAACAATAGAGTTGCCTGATGGTAGCTTAGTTAAGCAAAATAAGCCTATGCGTCCAAAGCAAGTTGCTGCGGATTTAGCAGGAGAGTTTAGGCAAGTATACGGGCCTGGCGCTAAGATAGTGAATGTAGTTGCGTCAGAAAGAAAAATAGGCGCTGACGGTAAAATAAAAACTACTTTTAAAACTGTTGGTCCATCAGAAGTTAAACTCAGCAAAGATGATATATTAAAAAAATCAGTTTTAATGGACATAGAGACTACAGGTCTCAGAGGTGGAGATATAATTCACCAAGTCGCAGTTTATGATCCAGCAGAAAAGAAAGGGTACATGTTTTCGCCAAAAGCGGAACTTATAACTCAAGACAAACTTGGTGGGGAGGAAGCACTTTCTAGACGTGGCGCAAAAAGGCTAGTGGGTCGAAAGCAAGACGTAAGAACACATAAGGAAGGTAAACTTATATCTACTTTGGTAGATATGTTTAAAGCTGAGGAGGATGTCGATTCACTAAGTGGTAGGTTGAAAGTCTTAAGGGAACGATTTGCTAAAAATGAAATAACAGTTTTCCAATTAGCTGAAGATGTAAAACCTATAATCAGAACTGAGCAACAAGTAGTATCTGGAATAGAAGACTATTTGATAAAAACGGACCGCTTTCAAGCATTGTTGCTGGCAGATGAAGATAGATTGATAAAAGCGAAGCTAGGTGTTGATGAAACAGGTACAGCATTAACTCCAGATGTAATTAAGAAAAGAGAAATGTTTAAAGGGATTTCTGCAGGTACTACCACTACCAATGAATTGATAGATTTCATACACGACACTACAGGGCGTTCTAGGTCCGAAGTAGCTGATAAATTTAAAGGTGGTTTAGTTTTTAGGCACTCAGAGTCAATCAATAAATTAATGAGAGAAGATTTATCAAATATTTTAAAAGGCAAAGTAACTTGGATTGCTAATGCATCTTTTGAAGCTAAGCAATTTGGTGCAACAATAGATGCTGGAGCTGAAGAATCGTTTTTAGCGCTTCAAAAGCATCGCACTGCAGAAGGGCTAGTGCCTCTAGATAGAAATAAATTTTTTGAAGGCTTCCAATATGGCAGGTATAAAGATGAGCTAGCTAGTTTAAATATAGATAAAGGTCTTAGTGGTGAAAAAGCGTTACTTACACAAAATCCTTTTTATGGAGTACTAGAGGGTGTTTCAACGACATCGGGAGATCCGTTTTATACAACTAATCTAGAGTATAATAAGCAACGTGCATTAGCACTTAAAAGTAAAGATTTTTCTGGCTTATATAAAGCTATGTTAGAGAATACGGGAGAGGGTGACGTTCGAGACATTTTAGATTTAGTAAAAGCTCAACAATCTCAATTGATTAATGAGGGTATAATAGATCAAAAAGCACCGACTTCTTTATCTATGGAAGTCCAAGGTCGCCTTTATGGTTTTACTGAGCAGATGCAAATAGCAGAAGATGCAGGTAAGATAGTTTCAATGGATGACACCATTGCTGCTATGAAAGAAGCTGAGTCTCATATGGCTTTGGGTGACGTTGCGATTACAGAGGAGCGTGTGCTTAGAGAGTCAATGGAGCAACTAGAAGCAAAGCGATTAGTTGATTTGGGTGGTCGGCATGGGCAAGAACTCGTGGAGCAGGCTAAAGTGGGCAAGGGTGCATACTTTAGATATATGACTTATGGCCATTTAAGCAATTATTATAATCAGCAAGCCAAATTGGCTGATGGTACAATTTCAGCAGGTTTAGATGAGATAGCATTCAAGCAGCGTATTGGAAAGAGTATGCTGGAGGTTGCTGAACGTAAAGCTTTGACGATAAGAGAAAGTAAACCTGGGTTTAGAGTCGTAGAGCAAGCTAGAAAAGTTGGTGATGTAACAGAGAAGCAAAAAGTTACTGTTGGACCTAAAAGTAGCTTAAAAAAGACTGCTAATTTTGATGAAATTTTTGAACACCTAGAGGGATTAGATACTTACAAACATGTAGATAAAACTCAAGCGATTGCAGATGCAAAAGCAACTTATGGAGGTTTCTTCGATAAAGAGGGGAGAGTAATAGAAAGTAAAGTATCTGGTATGCAAGAGATTGCATTGAAACAATCAGAAGCTGCTCCTGAAGTAATTAAAATGTTCGAAGAGAGAACGGGAAGCGGACAGTTTAATGAGCAGTTCTTAAGCAATATAAAAAGATTTATAGGCGCGAGCGCACCTTCTCAGTTGACTTTAACCCCCGCGATTAAAGCGGCTACTTCTGGAATGGATAAAAGCACTATCATGCCCTCAAGGCAAGTTACCAGTGCGGCTGAAAGTGTTAGCAGAACTACTGCTAAAGCAGAATCCCAATATATGCAAAAGGGTATTAGAGAAATAGCCAAGATGCATTTAGGTAAGTATGGAGCATTAGCTGGAGGCTTTGCTGCTTTATCTATGAAAACTTCTCATGAAGAAGAAGCAGGAAACCTATTAGCACCTAATTATGAACAATTTGTAGAGGCACAAAGTCAATTTTATGGGAATGATCAAGATGCTTATATAAATAGTGTAAAAGCTAAATATGGCCGCTTAGAAGGGTTACCTCAGTCAGGGCTAGCGTCTGTTTTAAATAAAGCATTTACTGATTTTGGATCCCCTTATCAGGGGCCAGCTTATACTCAAGGTGTACTAGAGGATCATAATCTAAGAAGAGAGCGACATAAATATGTGCAGCAACAATTCGGACAAAGGCATTTCAGCGCACAAGGAGATATAGGCTTATTCTTCAAGAGATTTATATCGACTGCTTTCAGACGAGAAATCGGAACTTCTAAAGAAAGTAGAAATATAATATTTAGTGGCGCACAAGCTTTAGGGCCAGATGCTTATGGAGGCAGCCTTAGGGGTAAAAACTTAATAGAGTATCAATTTAAAAAAGATCGATTTGATTTAAACGTAGAAGACGCAGATACAATTTCCATAAGGAGAAAAGGAAATATTAATTCTCCATTGTCTTCTTTCATGGGTACTGGCCAACAAGCTTCTATGTCGATTCGTTTAGCAGGAATAGACGCGCCAGAAACTGCTCACGCTGATAGAAAAGCCCAACCATATGCTGAAAGAGCAAAAGCTATTGCAGCTGATCTGATTTCAAAAGCAAAAGATGTTCGACTGGTAACAAGCCCGGACGACACCACTTATGGCCGTCAAGTAGGTATGATTTACGTTGATGGCAAAAATTTAAATTTAGAGTTAGTAAGAAGAGGTGCAGCTGCATACTTACCTTACAAATCTAAGGGGAAACCTCCAATATATAACCAAAAGGCTTTTGAAGATGCACAAGAGCATGCACAAGAATCAAAGCGAGGAATGTGGAATACTGGTTACTTTCAAGCGTATAAAGAAATTGTCAAAGCAAGTGGAGAAACAACAACATTCAATACTTTAGCGAATGTTAGCAAAGTGGCTAGAAATGCCAATTTAATGTCGATTCACTCTTTAATGCGTCAGGCTGGTGAAGCAGGTGGCTTGACTGATCAGATAATGGAAGACATCAAACAAACTTCAGAGAGGTTTAAAGCTGGGCAAGGAAAGAACAGCAGGAGTATATTTAAACCTGACAGTAAATACTCTTCTCCACATGAGCTGGATTTACAAAGTTTTGGATATAATACTAATTCTATTTTAAATCATATGGACGAGATGAAACATGACTTAGGAAGTATGATAAAAAATAGAGGCTCGAAAACTAATGAATATAAATTAAAGAGTAAATCTTTAAGAGAAAATAATTATCATTTAGTTGGCGACACTCTATCAGCAAAAAGAGTGCATCAAGAGGCACTTATACAAAAACAGCAAACAAATGAACTAGCTAAAATGCAAAAATACAAGAGGCAAGTAATGATGGAAAGTTTACAAATGGCAGCAAATCACAATATGTTTAATTCACCCATAGCTCACCACAGGATGTAACTAAAATGGATTTTGGTAGTTTAGAAGAATTCGGACAGTCTGCAGGGACTAGTATTGGAAATATTGCTCCAGCATTAGCAGCTGCGTATATGCTTGGGCCTCAAGCACTGCAAGGTGCATTCTATTCTGCAGGTGGAGAGACATTTGCCGCAGAGAGACATTTTGGACATGTTTTTTCAGAAAAAACTGCAGGAGAAGCAGGTTTTGCAAATACAGTTAGAGGTGGACAAACTAATGCTCGGTTAAGCCGAGATGGTGGGCTCTTTAAAAGCAAGCCAATCGTAGACTTTATTGACGATGCAGGAGACACTTTTACAAGAGCGACAGATGGTACCTTGCAAAAAGGTGGATTACAAAAATTGACTAAAATGTCTATTGGTATTCCTGTTGCCATGACAGCTTTTGGTGCAGTGCATGCGGCCTCTACAGAAGGAGTAGAAGGCTTACGTGATTATATGATTCAAGATGTTTTTGCTAATTATCATGGTATGCGTGAAAGTAATGTTATATATAATATAACAGATGCAACCAAAGCAGAAACATCCTTAGGGATGGCTAAGAATTCTTTAAGCACAGGGAATATAAAAAGTGTATCTACACAAAGATCAGTTTTAGGTTCTCCAATGATGGGTAGAATGATGCCTATTATGGGTGGTTACGTTGGGGCTATGGCTGGTATGGCTGCTGGTCGAGCGACTACAGAAGGCGCTGCATCTTTCTTGAATAAAGCATATGGTCTAAACATTAATGAGGGTGTAGCGGGAATGGTAGGTAGTATATTTGGTGCAGCAGAAGGTGCCAGGGTTGGTGCTTATCTATTTGGAACACCGTTAAAGGCTGGTGTGGCGGGTATAGGCATAATGGCAGGAACGATGTTATTTAAATCTACATACTCTGCATTAGAAGCTGGGTTCAAACATGAAGAGAAAAATAAAGGTTTGAATTTTGCATCAGATGTTTCTGCGCACTTTACACAAAATGCTGTTACTATGAGACAAAGAGCGTTACAATCAATGCACAAGTCTCATACTAATGCTAGATCAGCATTTGGACAAGAAGCTTCTATTGTACATATGAATAGAGATATGTTTTCTCATCATAGGAGATAAAATGCATCCTAAGCTACAAAAGTTAATACAAGAAAACTTGTACAGTGTAAATGAGTATGGAGTCGAACACCAAGATCCTGATGCAAGAGTACCTGAAGAATTAGTTACGTATTTTAAAAGAGAATATGATTTAAAAACAGATGTGCATAAAACTTGTGTTACTTGCCAAATGAGGCAGATCAAAAAGTATGGTTCGAATAGGATAAAATGTAGCTACATTCCAAGGAAGCTCCCTGATGGTGCATCTTCTAGAATAAGTGAAATTGCGCAAAACGCTGAAATACCTGAAGAACAAGCAACTAAAATAATGAAAGCGTCTATCGACCCCGCAGCTTGGGTAGAGTTGATGTTCGGTTTTTCAGATAGAGATGATAAGTGGTTTTTACGTTCATACCAAAAAGAGCAAATCAGATGTACATCTAAAAGAATGGCAATACGAGAAGGACGTCGTTCAGGTAAATCTTTTGCGATGGCACTAAAGCTATTGTACTATGCTTACAACTTAAAGTTAGATCGAGGTAGGGATTCTCAAGGGAATATAGTTTATATGGGGCCAGCTATAATGATAGTTACCCCCTACCAAGCACAGTTGACTAATCTCTTTGAAGAGATGGAAAAGCTCTTAAAAAGAAATATAGAGTTACGCCAAGAAGTATTATCTGGAACTGGAGATAGCCTATACATTAAGACGCCAACATTTAAAATGGAAATGAAGAACGGAGCAGTAATACAAGGCTTTGTATCAGGCATAGGTATGAGATCTGATGGTAGCGGTGGTGGTACTATGCGTGGTCAGTCTGCATCTATTGTTTATTTGGATGAGATGGATATGATTCCAGAGGAAGTCTTAGATAAAGTTATCAATCCTATTTTAGCAACCACTCCTGACACTATTTTAATTGCAACTTCCACCCCCATTGGAAAGAAGGGTAAGTTCCATGAGTGGTGTCTATCTAGAGATGATTTTAGAGAAGACTTTTTACCCAGTTCAGTTATTCCACACTGGGAGCAAATCAAAGAAGAAATCCTAAGAGACTCTACTCAAGAGTCTTTTATGGCAGAATACATGGCAGTATTTATAGATGATCTGCAAGGTGTATTTAAGAAAGATTGGGTTTATAACGCACGTCTAGATTATACCTATGAGGATGCTTATTCTCCGCATATACTGCAGAATAAATTGGGTATAAAAGACGCAAGAGAAAGAACCGTTGCAATCGGGATAGACTGGAATAAAAATGCAGGAACAGAATTTTATGTAGTAGGGTATTTTCCTACAAATAGAATTTGGTTAGCTTTAGATGCTGTAAATGTTCCGCACTCAGAGTTCTCTGCAAAGCGTTGGATAAGAGAGCTAGTTGATTTAAACTATAAATGGAAGCCTGATTACATATATGCAGACGAAGGTTATGGGCATACAATTATTGAGGATATTAAATATCAATCTTATACATTGAGGGCTAAAAAAGATAAGACTGCCAAAGAGCAAGAAACTGTTTTGATTGCAGATAAATTAACTTCTTTTAATTTCAGCAGTAATATTAAATTGAAAGATCCAATAACAAATGCAGATATTAAGAAATCTGGCAAGCACTTCTTGGTAGAAAATGCAGTTAGAATTTTACAAGATGGGCTCTTTAAATTCCCTGTAGAAGAATCTGTTTTAAAAGACCAGTTCTTTAACTTCATTGTAGCTAAACGTAATAAACAAAATAATAAACCAGTTTATGGAAAGCAAAATGAAAAAATAGGTGACCATAGATTAGATGCTTTTATGTTAGCGATTGGTGGGTTAGTATTAGAAGAGTCAGTATACTCTGGAAATCAAATGCAAATAAGCGCACCTAGTTTTCATAAAACAGAAGCGATTAAAAATAGCTATAGATCTTCAAATGATGAAATAAGAGATTTATACGATGCTAAGAAGCGTCAAGCAGATCCTGGTGATTTAAATGTATTAAGGATAATGCGTGGTGGAGGCTCTGAAGAAGAAGACAAAATGATTAAAGAAAAATATATATCACAAGGTTTGATGCCAGATGATAGAAAAAACAATCGTTCTCGTAGTATAAAAGAAGAGAAGCCTATTTCTATACTAGAAGGCATCAGTTCTTACAGAGGTACTGAAGAAGGTATGAGACCGATAAGTGAATTACATCGTGCTCCAAAGCGTGGCCGCTTTGGTCGTAAGAAAAGAAACTGGAGATAAAACATGAGTATTGCGAAATTGTTAAGAGCTATTGCTGGAGATACTTCAGATGCGGCTAGTATTGCTGCTGGTAGAACTTTTAATAAAACACATGAAGATGTATTTAGTTCTAAAGCTACAGCTGATGCATTTGGGGCTACTGAAAGTACATTAACGCAGGCTTTTGGGAAAAGTGGCGACGAGTTTGAAACCTTCTTGAAGGGTCAAGGAGTGGGGGCTGAACAAATAGCTGGTCTTAAAAAGTTCCAAGATGAAGTTGGTAAAATAAAAGGTGAAGGTGGACAACTTAGTGAAGAAGGTATGCAGTCTATGCTTAAGAATCAAGCAGAGCTTGATAACATGTATGGTGGATTTAGTCGTGCAGGTGCAACGGCAAGTCCTAATGCAATATTAAGAGGTCTAGGTGGCGAAGGTACTGGTGGAGAAGCGCTACTAGGTATTGCTGCAGTTGGTGGGTTAGCTGGTGCTGCTAATGTTGCTATGGGTGGTGACTTTGTAGAAGGTGCTGCAGTTGGTGGCGGTGTAGCATTTGCTGGAAGAACACTTGCAAAAGGTGTTGCTGGATCTATGGGTGATATAGAGCAGTCGATGATTAAGAGCATCTTAGGTGATGAGAAACCAATGCAAAAAACAATGCAGCAAGATGGAGCTCTAAGTCTACCTACGGGTACGAAACTTAGTGATATTAGCGCTGAATTTGATAATAGATTACTCAGTGACGTTTTTGAGCGAAGTCAATTGATATCAAAAGGTCTTGATAAAGATGCAACTGTAGGGGCGGCAAAAAAGGATGCGACTTTTCATCTTGGAAAAGGGCAAATGACAAAGACCAAGATGGGAATTGATGAACCTATCATGAAAGAGGTAGAGCAAGAGCTTACAGGTGGTGCAGCGAGAAAGCATCAACTCCAAACAATAAAAGACATGAAAGACGATGATGAGCGCTTAAAGGGCTTTGGTAAGAAAAAGATGCGAGAATTATTAGATCCTGGAAAAAAGAAAAATGTTGCCATGAACAATAGAGCTTTAGTTTTAGGTGGTGGTATGCTTTCTGGTGTTGCTTTTACAGGCACAGCTGATAGAAGAGATTATAGAAGAGGCTTTAACGCACATAGAGGTAATCGAATATGAGTTTAATTATTTTAGATACTGATCTGCAACCTATCACAGGTCCATTTGTAACTGAACATAATGGTTTTACAGGTGGGCAACAAGAATTCTTATTTTATTTTAAGAATCAATTTCCTGAATTTTATTATGAAAACATAAGACTAAAAGTAGAGATGCCTGATCTGGCATTAGGAGATTTGTTTAGCACATCTGGATGGTCTGTTAAGATGAAATTTGGATCTGAACAACCTACTGAAAAAGAGTGGGGCGATGTAATTGTTAACAATGAAATTACATTACCTATAGACATTGGTTCGTCAGAAGTGGCTAATACTGAATCTCTATTTCCAGTGTGGTTGAGAGTCTTTTGTCCTGGGCACACTAATCCTCAATATAAAACAGATATGAATCTAAGTTTAAAATATTTTAAGAAATTAGTTTCTGGAGTAGTTTAATGAAAAATTTCTTTGATGATGTTTTTGACAATAAGATCTTTTTTGAAAAAGAAGAGTTGTTAAGAACATTTAATGACAGGATAAAAGAAGAAGAAACTTTATTAAAAGAAGATGTAACAGATTCTTCTTTAGAAAATCTGATGCAAGAAATGCGTGAGAATCCAGAAAGACCCTTTACAAAAAAAGAGTCTATGTTGATAAAGGCCAGACTGGAAAGCGCTAAAGAAAAATGTAAAGGTTTAATTCAAACTGTAAAAGATCAAAAAGAAACAATTGATAGAACTATAAGGGAGTCAGGTAGAAGCTTCACTCTGGATATTTCCAAGAATAGTAGTTTACGTAAAAGTGCGACAAATACTTTTGGTGGTATAAAAACAGAGATTACATATGATAATTATATGACTTTAGTAGAATTAAAGCGTATGCTTGAGCTTTCTGAAACGTTAGATATGATAGATGAGGTGGCCGAAAATGGGAATATTTAGTAATATGCAAAAACGTCATGATAATGATTTCGACGATGGTGAGAAAGAACTCGAAGAACAGTATCAAAAGTTCTTTAAAAAGATTGCTCGTGATTTTGTTTTAATTGAAGACTTGAGAAGAACTATTAATTCTATGAACTCGCTTATAGAAACTATAAGACGTGTGAATCCTGAATGGGCAGAAGACATAGAAGAAAACATGGAATTTGGCAGCGAGAATGCAATTTTAAAAGCTATTGAATATAAAAACAATTTAGAGAAGCCTAGAAGTAAACGAAGAAAGTACAAGGACGTTACTGATGATAGATGAGATTCTAAGCGATGACGATTTATTGTTATTTGATGTAGTCACATTGATAAATGCATATGAAGAAGCCATGTTTAAAAGTATTCGCTCTGAAGAACCTTCAGAAGAGATAATACTTACTGGCTATCAAAATCCTTTAACAGGAGTCCAAGTCGCTTTAGAATTATCTTTATTTGCAGCTGATTCTAGTATGGAAGAAATTGTCGATAATGTTGTTCAAGAACAACAGAAACATGATGTTTCTTCAGGCGATGAAGAAGCATCATCTGCTGACTCTAATCAACCTGAAGAAGATATAAAGCACTTTTATGCTGAGTGTGAATTGACTAATGAAAAAGGTGAGGCCACAGATGAGTGGTGGGATCCACAGGATAGTACAGTTAGAAAAAACTTAAACTTCAATCTTAAAGATAAGTGGGACGGTAAACCTGGTACGTTAGAGCCTATAGGTTATGAATATAAGAAAAAACTAACCAATGAATGGAATGTCAAAATGGGGGGCAAAGTTACTAAATGGTTAGAGGATAATGCTCCAACAGTAGATATCGGAAACAAAACATATAAGTTAAGCATAGAGGAATGTTTGAATTGTATGATAGATATAAACATTGGACTAACTTTACCATCATTAGAGTTTGTCTTTAATCTAGATAAATTTTTAAATCAAATAGACCAGATGTTAAAAGATATGCTTAGGGCTATGGATCCTAGTTTGCTTTATGATGCTATCTGTCAATTTTTATTAAACTTTGGAGCTAACTTTGCATGTCCTGCAAATCTTATTGGCATTAATTTAGTTCTACCGACATTATTCGCTAAGTACAGTTTAGATTTAGCGAAGATACGATTTGATTGGACAGGGTTATTTGGCGGGATGATAAAGACCTTGTTAAACTTCTTGGTGCAAGCTGTAGAATCAATTCCAAGAGTAGTCAATCCATTTATTGATTGTATAATCAATGCTATGAAAACTATCATGAATGCTTTAAGAGCAATAGTGGCTTCTGGTGAAAAAATTACAAATGAAGTAATTAGCACTGCAAATGAAGTTGGTCGAATGATACAGAAGGTGACACCCAAATCATGGTTTGACCCTGTATCTGTAGACCTTAAAGAAAAACATGACTCCTTAGTAGGAGATTTAAAAAAGCGATTAGAAGAAGAAAAGAAAGATATCGCTGATTTTAAACAAGAAGAATTACCTGAAGAGATAGAAAAATTTGCGGAATTTTTAAAAGATGCATCTTATAATAGAGAGGGAGACTGGAGCTTTTTTACAAAGACATTAAAAAAAGAACCTCTAACCTATGAACAGAGTTATGCTTTGTTGCAAACTTATCTTAAGGATTGGGAAAATGAAGATTTAAACCATTACTTAAATTATTCTGAAGTTGGAGCTAAAGAGAAAGCAAAAACCACTACAGGTAATTTGCAATCCGCTTACAAGAAGCAAATTGAAGCTGCAAAGAAAAAAGAATTGCTAGATGAGAAAAAAGATTTTTTTAATTTTGATTTAGCAGCTGATACTAAATCAATAACCACACCTTATTACAAGAAACCTAGTAAACCTGGTAAAAGATTAAATTTTGATTATGCAGGATTTACTGGTGATGGTTTTGAATTCGTTCCAAGAGATTCTAGTCCCAAGAAAAGTGACTGGTCTGCATTGGATTATGCTTTTGCTGCATATGGTGTTGATATCAAAAATGAATATCAGCAACCAAAAGATCTAATAGATTACAGAGCCAAAGGCTGGGTGAGAGAGCTTGATAAAACAGATACTTTCCGATGGATAAATAAGTATATCATTGGCTACTTAACAATAGCTAAAAAATGGCTAAATGAGCAAGTAGGGAAAGTAGTGCAAACTCTAAAAGGTTTGCAAGCTTTTATCGGAGAGGCAGTTCAATCAGAATTTAAAGTGCTAGGAGATTTAGCAGCAGTAGCGCATTTAATTAGATTTGTCCGGTTAATAATGAAGTTCTCAGAAAAAAGACTTTCTTGTGAAAATGTAAGACAAAATAAAAAAATGGCAGAAAGTTTAATAGAACAAAACAATAAAAATATAAGCGTAGAAGCTGCTTCAGGGCAGTTAAATTACAATAATAAGCTTTTAGCAGAAGAAGACTATATAAAAATTAAACATAAAGCCACAGGTAAAATTAATATTATAGATTTAACAGAATGTTCTGATTTAAACTCTATGATTAAAGTAAATAAAGACAGCTTAGACTCTATCTATGAGGGGATCCTAAATGGCTTACACACCTGATGAAAAAAAATTTTGGTTCACAGATAAAGCTCATGAGTTATACTTAAAAAAAATGGATAAGAATCGTGAAGGAATCAAGCAAGTTAAGATTACTGTAAAAGAAGTGGATACAAATTTAACACCGATGCCAACCCCTACACAAGAAGATCGCAGCCTGAATCAACGTGATTCAGGATATGGGGAATCACTGATGTCAACCCCTACCCTCGAATCAGTTTCACCCGATGCACCTTACTCAGAAGAAGCTCCACTTTCATCTTTTTCAATGAGCTCACGCCTATCAGATTCAGTAAGTGAGCCAAGAAGATCTGCTCCTCAACCTGTAGAGGTTAAATTAGATCCACTTATATTAGTCCATATAGACCCTTATCAATTCGAAGGGATCATATCTGGAATGGAAGCACCTGATGTATACAATGATCTAAAAAGTTTCTTTGACTCTTCTTTGCAAGAAGCATTAACGTACCCTAATTATAGTAATTTATTCATTAAATTTGGTAAAAGAGATGTAGTAGGTGATGGTAATAATATGATGCAAACTATTAATCGTGTAACTGGGTCACTTTCTGGCACCTTAGTACAGAACAATAATAATCGTTGGGGAACGGGAACTGCTTTTAATTTTAGGTGGGCCATACAAGAATTAATTAGAGCTTATTATGAAACTATAAATGTCAATGATGTATATGAAAGTTCATTTAAAAAATTAAATTCAATCATTATCATTTATAGTGCAAGTTCATCGTTTAAAGTTAATAAAACTATAGATGGATTAGAAAGAACACTTAATGAAAAAAAATTCCTACTTAGTAGCGCACAAGGTTTTGGGGTAGGAGATCCTAATGAAAATTTAGAAGCTGCTGTATATAAACCTAAGGCACCTATTCAAGATATTAAATTTTTGTATTTAATCGAAGTGACAGATCAAGATGATCATATTAAACCAGCAACCAGTGGTGAAACATCTAACTTTCAATGGAGATCGGAACATTATAAGATCGGTTCTCCAATAAAATTAACACTACCAGTTAATGGTACACTTCATAGACATTCTAGATTAGAAAAAGAATTAGCGAATAGCAACTTGTTAGTTACTCAAACTTTATCTTAAAGGTTAATAAAATGAAAGCAATTGATTTTGAACATGTATTGAGTGCTATCTCAAATAAAGACAGAAACGTACCTGTGCAAGGCAGTAAACTTTCTGGAGTTAAAGTAAAAAAACTCAATGGAAGAGCCATGTCCTATGCTGATCGCCATAGAGGACGATGGTTTAAACCAGAGTATGATTTAACAGAAATACAAGTAGCTCAAGATACTGATGCTTTTCTTTTCAAAGCCATACAAAAGAAAGTCCAGAGATTTATTTTAGCTGGGTGGGAATTTGTTGGTAACGATAAAGAAACAGTAAAATATATTAATTATCGAATTAAAGAAATTGAAACTGTTTCAGGCGTACCATTTAATTTGTTAATGTCTGATTTAGCGCATGATCTAGTCAGATACAGTAATTGCGCTTGGGTAAAGAGTAGAAACAAAGATGCTTCTTCTGGAAAAGTAATTAAAATAGGCGAAAGAGAAATAGAGCCTGTAGCGGGATATTTTATCCTGCCATTTGAAACTTTATGGTTCAAAGTTAAGAAAAACGGTGAGCTAAAAAAAGTATTACAAAAGCAGCCTGGCAATGCAGAGAGTAAGGAATTCTCACCAAACGATGTAATTCATTTTTACACTAATAGAAAACCAGGGTTCACTATGGGTACTCCTGAGATCCTACCTGTGCTAGAAGACATTGCTTTGCTTAGAAGATTAGAAGAAAATATAGAAGAAATGATTGATTCTAATTTACATCCATTATATCACTATACTGTTGGTAACGATGTAATGCCTGAACGTTATGGGCCTGATGGAATTAAGGAATCTGATTTGGTTCGAAGTACAATAGAATATATGCCTTCAGGAGGCATTTTTGTATCTGATCACAGACATAAAATATCAGCAATTGGTTCCGAAGGTAAAGCGCTCAGGATTAAAGAATACTTAGATTACTTTAAAAAACGCGTTTATGCTGGATTAGGCGTTTCTCCAATGGATATGGGAGAGGGAGACACTGCTAATAGAAGTACAGCAAATGCATTATCTAAAATAGCAATTCAAGATGTAGAAGCTTTGCAAAGAAATATAAAAACGTTTATAGAGACTTATGTAATATCAGAACTTCTTTGTGAAGGTGGTTACCAAGATGCATTAACAGATCCCGAAAAGATGGTTTATGTAAAATTTGGTGCAGTTGATAAAGAAGAGAAAATCAAATTAGAGAATCAGGTTATTCAATTATGGTTAAACAATTTGCTTACGGAAACAGAAGCAAGAGTAAAACTTGGAGAAAGACCTGTCATTGAAACTGATAAAGAAAATCTTTATGAAAATCTTTATTCAAAAAAGAACGCTAAGTCAGAGTTAAATGTTAGCAACAATATTGCACAGCCAGAAAATCAGCATGGTAAAAAGACTGCACCCAAGATGACTAAAACAGATGAAAAATTGTATGAAAGAATAAAAAATACAGATAATACTTCTGATATCTTGAAAATACTTGAAAACTACTAATATAACTATATTAAGATATATTTAATCGCGCGAGGTTAAAGATGAGTAAATTTATTAAATACCATGACTTTGTACAAGTCAATCCAGACGAAAGAATATTGTCTTTAGATAAAGATAATAAAACTCTTATGATAGATAACTTACTTCAAAGCATTGAAGAAGATAAAAAGGGTTTAATCATAACTTATGATCTATCACATTCTGGACGTAGAATTAACAATCGTATTTATTCTACTAAAGGGCAGCAAAAAGGTATTGATTCTTTAACTGATCCTTATCCTAAACCAATTCTCAAAAATCACAATCAAACAGGAGAGCCTATTGGCAGGTTTGTAGGAGGAGAATGGCAAAGTCTAAATGATATTGCTTCAGATTTTTTAAATTCTGATAAAGCTATGTTAGATGTACATGGAGCATTTAGCGATGACGACCCTGAGAAGATTTACAAAACTTTAAAAAGTTTAAATCTCTTAGATAATAAACAGTGGCCAGGTTTAGGAAGAATGCGAGTCCAAGCAAATATTACTGACGAAGAAGCTATTAAAAAGTTCCTTGATGGCAGGTATATGACTTTTAGCGCTGGATCTACGACAGACAGGCATGTATGTAGTATCTGTAACCAAGATTGGGTTTCAGAAGGTATGTGTGAGCATCGTCATGGAAAGATGTATGACGGTGAAATTTGCGTATTCATTACAGGTGACTTTATTGTATTAGAAGGTTCTGTAGTAAATACTCCTGCTGATGATCTTTCTCAAATTGTCAGCATGGAATTATCTGATAATCAAGAATCAAACACTGCTGTAGATAGTTATTCCTATCCAGAAGAAATAATGTTTAGCGATTCAAATTATAATCTAGGAGAGATCAATGGGTTACAAACAGCCAAGCAAATCGAAAGTAGCGACAACGAAAAAGAAGAAAACGAAGAAGAAGAAGAAATATTAATGGACGAAAAATTTGATCATCAAATGACAATTAGTGAAAGCTCTATGGAAGAGTTGCATAAAACAGGTGTGACTTATGTAACTCAATCTGCTGGTAAAGAATCGATGATTATTAAAATTAACTATTCTGGTTCGATGCGAAAAGAATCAGTTGAGAAAGATTTTGAATTATTTGAAAATGAAATTTCTGAACTTGTAGAAGAACTCATAGATGCCAAAACATTTAAAGTGCCTGCTGGAGCAAAAGGAAATGCTCAAAAAGTTTTAAAATGGAAAAAAGAAAAAGGCTCAGAAGTCAAAGGGATGACACCTGTAGGTTGGGCTCGAGCAAGACAACTTGCTACTAAATCTGAAATCGGTTTATCTACCGTAAGAAGAATGGCAGCTTTCAACAGACACAGAAAGAATGCTGCAGTTGATCCTAAATTCAAATCCGAACCATGGAAAGACCGAGGTTATGTAGCTTGGTTGGGTTGGGGTGGCACATCAGGAATTGATTGGGCTGTTAGAACTAGTGCGGCGAATAAAGATAGTTTGATTGAAGATGCATATAAATCTTCTCCCAAAGGTAAAGGAGCAAAAACTCCTGCCGAGCCTAGTGAAAGAATTAAAGGTTCTAAAAAGAACAAGAAGGGTTCAGCTTCAAAAGCAAACTCAAAGATTGCAGTAGGTTCAGTACTTGAGACTTTAAAAGAAAAGCTAAAAAGCCACAATGCAAAATATGGAAAACAAAAAGGCAAAAGAGTTAGCTTAGGAATGTTAAAGGCAGTATATAGAAGAGGTGTTGGTGCTTTTTCTTCTACTCATAGACCTAGTATGTCAAGGTCTGGTTGGGGCGTTGCTCGAGTTAATGCGTTTTTAAAACTAGTTAAAAGTGGAAGACCCTCCAATCCAAAGTATACTCAAGATAATGATTTGCTGCCAGCTGGGCATCTTAGAAAATCGTCTCAAAAACAAACTAAAAACAAAAAGGACTTTTTTATGAATGAAGAATTTTTAGAGTTAGAAAGCGACTCTGATGATAGTGGTTTAGAAGTTGAAGTTTCAGAACCAACTTTAAAAGAGCAAGAAGAGCATGATGAATCTTTTTCTGAAGAAGATGAAGAGGAAACTTTAGATAGTGACAATTCAATTGATATTGATTGGAATATTTTGGATTTAGCACTTCAAGCTACTATGGCTCAAGCAGGTAGTGATCTAAGCGTCGAAGATAGAGAGCAACTAGATGATGCCGCATTTTGTGGACCTGACAGATCTTTCCCTATTCCAGATTGCACACATGTAGACGCTGCTAAAACTTTAATTACAAGCACTAAACTTTCCGATCAAGTGAAAGATAAAGTTTTGGCATTGATCGATGAAAGAGCAGAGACCCTAGCATGTGATTCAGAATCAACAGCTTTGAAATCTGAGCTTAGTGCTTTGAAAAATATGTATCAAAGCTTAGAAGAAAAGTTTAAAACAGTTATCAATTTTATTGAAAATAATAAAAGTAATAAAAATGATACTGAAGATAATTTAAATGAGAATGGCGAAAAATCTGAAGATACAGTTGAAAAAGCAGATAAAGATGAACTAATAGTAGATAAGGAAGAAAAAGTTTTTTCATTGTCAGACAAGGTATTATCTAATATGGATCAAGTTACCAGTCCTTCAGCGCACGCTAACGAAGAAGAACATCTAGGCAGCAAATCTAGACTTGACACGCTTGGTGCTTTTGAACAAAAGATTGTCAAAGAGTATAAAGCGGTCCTATCGGATCATGGAAAAGATGCTGCTAGTAGTTATCTTTATTCTAAATCTAATTATTTACCCCGTGGTTTCAACCCAAATAACTTTTAATAAAACACAAAGAACTTAGGAGATGAATTATGGCTATTAGTCGATTCCAAAGTGCATTCAAAGTTAGAACGGATATGATGGATAACATCACTCCTAATAACACCGTTCAAATGAATGCTTCAGTCCCCGCAGGCGAATGGAAGCCTGCAGCATGGTTGCCAACTATTTGGCAGAACGAAGCATCAAAAGATCTCTTCGTTATTTCTTCAGGTAAAGTTGTATCACTAGATGCTTCTGGCCGAGTAGTACCTTCAGGTCTTTTGAAAAGACTTGCAACAGCTGCTCATGGTGCCACTATTATTTCATATGATCAAAGCGATGTAGACGCCAAGGTTATGGACATTAGAACTGGTAAACCTGTACTAAAGGCAGCTATTGGTAATGTAGATTCTAAAACTTTTTGTCAAGGCGTACTAGATCTTGGTTGGGTTATTAGTGCTCTAGATCCTGCTGTTGGTGGTGGCAGTAGTGCCAACTGTCAAGCAATTGGTCGTCAGTTCATTTCAGCACCTGTTGGTATTGCAGCTTATGATGTTTATGTATGGGCTGGTGATGATCCAGCTAACCTACATTTTACTAATTATCAGAAGCAACATTTGATTCAGTTCTTTACTGATATTCAGATGCGTGTAGCACATGTATGTGAGCCTACTGCTTCAAATATATTTGCAGCAACTAAAAAAGCAGGCGCTGCTTTGCAAGCTTTGAGCCGATATAGTGACTACGACTTGTCTGATGTCATGGCTTATGAGTATACAGGAAAGCTTGCGAGCAACACTAGTAGAACTCCAGTTAGTCTGGAGATTGCTGCAGCTGGTGCATTTGCAAGCAGTAGAGAGCGTAGTGATCTTAGTCTCGTAGTTAGAGCAGGCGACTGGTATGTAGACGCTGATGCAGGTAGAATTTTCTTCTATCTTGCTGGCGGTGCAGCTAATAATCCCGTTGATTCTAACGGTGCCGCACTTGCAGTTTTGACTGCTTTCGATTATAGCGCAACCGAATCTGCATCTGAGAAAATGATGCACCTTGTAGGTAATGCGAAAGCTGGTGACTTTGTTACTTTTGATAAAAACAGTAACTTCATCGTTCGTGATATGGCTGCTGCTGAAGACAATGTTGATGCCTCTGAAGGTGCTGTAGAAGCTGCGCTTGCAGCAGTTCGCGATGAGCATGAATGGACTGTTGGTCGTGTACTTGCATTCCAGAAAGAGCCTCGTGGTCTTCTTGAAAGAGTTCGTACTGGTTGGAGTGGTTCTGAATTTGGTGCTGATGCACAAATGCCTGGATCTGCCACTAAAGGCTTTTCTGATTTAATTACTCTTTCTACTGAAGTAATTGCAGACGAAATTGCAATTGTTAACGTTAAGATCCAATAATTATATTAGCATAAAGGAAATTTATCATGGCATTTAAAATGACCGATGGAACGCGCTTGGAGCTTCCAAACAATAAAAAAGCTGCTGCACGTTATGTAGCAGATATGATTTCAAATAGAGGTAGTCTTCCTGATTCTGAGGAGATGGTAACTTGGAATGAGTTTGTAAATGTAATCTCTCCCAAGAACCGTGACGCAATCTCTTCTTCTGAGATTTCACCTCTGCTTCAGCAGTCAATGGAGATTCTCATTCGTGAGCCTGTAGAGCCACGCATGGTTATCACTCCTCTCTTTACTCGAGTACAAGCTCGTGGACTTAACACTCAGATTCTTGCTGGTGCGATGGGTGCAGTTTATGCAGCTGACGTACAAGAGTCAGGTACTTACCCTGAGGTTAACTTCCAGATGGGTGGCGCTGTTTCAACTGCATTCATTGGTAAGAGCGGTATTGCTGCTTCTTTCACTGATGAGGCACTTCGCTATAGCACCTTCGACATCATGGCTAAAAACCTTGAGCTCATGGGTAACGCAATGGTACGTCACAAAGAGCAAAAAGCTGTTGCATTCCTTAAGCAACTAGGTACTTCTCTCTTTGATAACCTTCAGCCTTCTAGTTCACTTTATGGTGTTTGCTCTGGTAGAGCTGTTCAAGAATCTAATGGTGTAGGAGTACTCAAAGCTAATGGTTCTCTTACTATGGAAAACCTTATGCGTGGTATGGCACATATGAGTGAAGAAGGATTTAGCCCTGACACACTCCTTATGCACCCACTTTTCTACTACACCTTTATTCAGGATCCTGTACTTAAGACCATGATGCTTGCTCATGGTGGTGGTTCAATCTTTAATCCTTATACTGGTGATCCAGGTCCTCGCGATCCTTATAGCAATGGTGCTCTTGGTGCACGTGGCCCTTCACGTGGCACTAGCATTGTGAATCCTCGTGGTATTGGAACTTCTGGCCAGGGTACTGGCGGTAGCGCTACTTCTGTTGAAGGTCGTAGTCAGCTTGCTACTTCTGCACCTAAGCTTCCTTCTTACTTCCCATTTGGTTTCCAAATCATTGTATCTCCACTCTGTCCTTACGATCCTGAGAGTGAGACTGGTGATATCTTCCTTCTTTCAAGTGGTAACATTGGTTTCCATCTTGTAGATGAGGACGCTACTACTGTTGAGTGGCGCGATGAGGGTACTGAGACTGTTAAAGTTAAGATTCGTGAGCGTTATGGTTTTGCTGTAGCTCATGAGGGTCAAGGCGTTGGCGTATTTAAGAACGTTAAACGTGCTGTTAACGAGTATGATGGTGCAGTTAATGCGAAAGTTGCTGATCTTCTAGATATTGAAGAGTCTGACGTAAAGGCTAATCTCTAAGAGATAGTTTACTAACGTAAGCAACTTCCTGTATAAAAGGGGGAGGGAGGCGAAAGCTTCTCTTCCCCTTTTTCATTTCAGGAGTACAGGATGGGTTTATTTAAAACTGAACCAACAGAATTAGAAATCCTTATTAAGGAAAGCTTTAATTCAGAGCATAAAGAAGAGTATAATTTTGAAATAGAAACAGAAGGTAGCTTTGTAGAGATAAAATTACCTATAGTTCAAGAAATTGCATCAGAAGGAGATAGTAATGGCGATAACGTTCCAAATGAATCAAAGTTACCCAACGAATAATGAAACTCAATTTCCTATTGGACAAGAGATAGTATTAGTCTTTGATAGGCCTTTAGATTTTAAAGCTGCAAAAGAAAGTATCGTAATCTATGGGCCGGATTTTGATACAACATCAGGTCCAGATAATGGCTTGTGGATAAACCCTTCTAGTGGCAATAATCCATTCTTTTTAAATTCACCAAATTTAAAAGGTTACGTTGATTGTAACTTTGATACGTATGTAGTTAACAACTTAAATGAATTAAAAGTTTTAGATTCACAAAAAGTATTAGAAAAAGTTGGTGGCAATAATTATTCAGTATTAGTAGTGACTCCAAAGGAGCCTTTAAAAACTGATACTAAATATAAAATATTTATTTGTGGACAAAACTTAGATAATCTCACTAACGTTCCAACCGCATTACAAGACTATAATCAAAGTAATGCAATCACAGAACAAACCATATATGATCCTTATACATTAGAAAATAATGTAAAGACCAGTACAGATAAAGTTAGATCTTTTGGAACATTTGAACCTAAGAATAATGAAGATGCTGTTAAATTAAATATTAAAATAGTTACTGGGGGTAATGGATCCGCAGCTAAGTATGTGTGGTGGTTTGATGGAGAAGATGAGCCGAATAATGCAGCTCATGTATTGTGGGATAGGAGACTAAGTAGATGCGTTCAAAGATGGCGCTCAACAGATAGAGGCGTACTAGTTAAATTTGAATTGGCTGATTATGCTCAAGGTGAAGTTTTTATCGTCGAATGCGAAAAGAAAACTCTGCTTGCACAATCATATGTAATAGATTTTGACACTGGAACCAATGCAATATTTGAATATCCTGAATATACTTCAACCAGTCCAATTGCTCCTGATGGCTTGTTAATACCTAATTTACAAAACGACCCAGTTGCAGAAAAATTAGAATTAGTATCTTTAGATCCAGCGGATGGCGAAATAAATGTAAGATTAGATTTAAATAAAATAATTATTAAATTCAATAAGAATATTGATATTACTACCGCTACACAAGAAAACATAATTCTAGAATCGCATCCTGTTAGTGGCGTGTTTGATGGACCAAATGGAACGAGATCGAATCGTCCTGAAAAAGTTTATAAAATCATCTCTGTATCAAATGATACTATAACTTTAGAAATATAATTGGAGGCTTTTATGAGTTGTTCAGATAACGATAATAGTTGTGCAGAGCCGACTAGTATTCCGAGAAAAGTTAAAAAAGTAAAGTGCAACAGAGAATGTTCAGCAATAAACTCTGCCATTAAATTAAAAATGCTTTTTACTGATACTTGCGGCAATCCAGTAGATGTACAAGGTGCAACCATAACTTTCAAGGATCCTACTGGTTTAGATGTGGATCCTGGACTTCAAATATCTAAAATTGATACAGGCTATTATTATGCCGAATACACGCCGAATGTAGCTGGTGTTTGGAAAGATTTATGGACTGTAAGTATTTTGGGGGAAAATATTACTTTTGAAGGCAGCTTTGAAGTAATAAGTGGTGGCGAAGTTAAGCAAACAAAATGTGGATTAGATTTCAATAGTTTGATCTTAATCCAATTAAAAGGATTGAAAGACGTAGATGGAAATGAATTATTAAAAGATTATAAATTATTTTTTACTACTGAATACAATCCACTCTATGCGTCAGTAGAAATGTTAAAAATGGAGATGGGTAGTTGGATAAATAATGTATCAGACGATACCATTGCGCTCTCTATCCACTGGTCCTCACTAGAGGCAAATAATATTACTGGTTTGAAACCTAAATCTGAAAGATACTATTTTGCTAGAACAAGATACGTAATGTACGATGCTGCACTTCGCTTATTCAGTATGCCTTCAAGAAGCGTAGGGAGTGATGGCAAGCAAAAACAATTGGGAGATCTTTTAATTGAAAATAATAATAGTTTAGATTATGACTTAAAAGATTTAGTAAAAGAACTAAAATTAGAAAGAGATGAATGGTGGCGTGTAGTTAATGCAGGAGGTTGTATTGTCAATGGTCAAGGTCTTGGACCTTCTTTTGCACAAAAAGGTAGAGCTGTAAAAGATTATCAAAATTCTAGAGAATGGCATGATCCATGGGTTGAAGGATACGTTCAGCCTAGCCAAAATTCTAAATATAGAGTTTTTGGTGAAAACAAATACAAGCATGGGTTTACTCCATTCAGTGATCTCGAATATACCCGAGTTAAAAGGAACGGACGAAGATGAGTATTCGTAACTTTGACAAAACAAGTAATTGTGAAATCGATCTTAGAAAAGAATTCGATGATATTGTTTTTGGCATTGGAGGATGCAAAGCGCATAACCATTTAATATTGATACGTGAAGCACGAAAAACAAGTGAAGGTAAATTAATACGTTGTGCGTGCGTCTCTAAACTTACTGATGAGCCTGACAAGGAGAATCAGTGTAAGTATTGTTTAGGAGAAAAATATATATGGGATGAGCGATTTTCTCGTTGTTACTCTAGTTTAGTCGGTGCTGATGGTGGTAAAGGAAATAGAACTAAAAGAATATTTCCTGGGGAAATAAGAACTGATTATAAAGTGTTTTATTTAAGATATGATGAAAAAATCTCTTATAGAGATAAAATAATTGACTTGTCTCTTGATATTGAAGGAAACCTGTTAGTACCATACAAAAGAGAAACAATTTACAAACCAGAGACAATACAAAAATATCGAGCTGATAATGGTCGTATTGAATATGTTGCCGTTTATTGTAGAGAAGAAAATTCTATAAGAGAGAATATCTAAATGCATGATTATCGTAACAATGATCAAGTCTTAATTCACGTTGTAGACGGAGCTGGTAGGATTTCATCTGAAACACTAGCACCTCAAGATTTTGTATTTAGGAATCCATATAATATTAATCTAGATAGAGTATTTATGGAGAATACGGCGCCACTAACTTTAGATGGCTTCTTTGAAATAGCTCAAAAATTAATTAAAGATTCTCAAGAAAAAGCTGAAGTAAATGATGATGCAACTGTCAATTTAGTTGAAGAATATCCACCTGAGAATATGGATGAATTTGGCAACGAAGTTATAACTTTCCGAGTTATTGAAAGAAAACCAGGTATGATGAATACTAAGGGTACTGATCGACCGCATCGAAAAGCTACTTATTCTCATCAAGAAATTCGTCCAAATATGCCAAATAAAATAATCACCGTAGAGTCTAGGCCAGTAGACCATATAATAGAATTTAATTGCTGGGCAACTTCTAACAAGATTGCTAATAAGCGAGCAATTTGGTTAGAAAAATTATTTATTAATTCTGCGTTTGCATTCGAATTAAAGGGCGCTGAAAGGTTCTTCTGGAAAGAACGTTTGGCTGATAATTATATGAATATAAATGGACAGAGAGTTTTCTCTCGGCCGATTAGGTTTTTTTTAAGATTTAGAGAATTTGATGCTAAAGCATATGCAATAATAAGACAAGCACTTATTGATTTGAAAATACTACCTCCAAAACAGCAAATAACTTAAATAGGAGTTATCACATGGCATACGAGAACTATATCTATAGTAACATTGCAGGTGAAATGACCGCCACCTACAATGATAATAATATGAGACAGTCAGCAGAAAGTAGCCCTGCTACTGGACCGGGTCTCTTAATGACTGCAACTGCTGCATCAGGTCTAGATGGTTTAGGCTATCGAAGTGCAGCAGCAGCTGTAGCTACACAAGATGCAGCTAGAGAGTTTAATGTAAACAGCGATCTTACAAAAGTTTTAGCAGCAGCTAAATCCATTTCAGGTGATGCGCGCCCATTAACCGTAATGAGAATTGGTGCTAAGCCTTTTCATATGTCTCTTGAGAAAAATACTGCAGGTATGCACGAAAAGGAGTCTTGGATTACGATTACTCCTTATATGACACGTGAAGCAAATGCTGAAGAGGGGTTCCAGTCAACTCAAGATCAGCTAGGTTTGATTTTGATGCCCTTCAAAGAAGGCAACCTTATTAGACAGCGTGTTCTAATTTATAATAGTATTACTGCAAGACCACTTTTTGATAGTGAAGGTTTACTTGTAAGTAGTGATGCAGAGGCAATCTTTGATGTAGAGATTAATGTTCCTGCAGGCTTTTTCTTGTATACGCCTGCTACTTTTGAATCGACTGCTATAAGCAGTCCTGCGACTCAGGATGAAATTGCTGCATTGGCAGCAGTAAAAGCTGGAATGCAAACATCTAGCTCCTTGAATTTAAATGGAGCTGTAAGTAGTTCTGGTACTGTAACAGTAAACGGATTTTTGACTGGAATCAATGTTATCGATGAGTTTGCATTGACGAACCAGTCTATTCAAGATTTTAACACTGCAAATCCAGGAAGTGAATTTTCTCTTGAGAGAATTGGAGGTCTCAACGGAGATCATATCACTCAATGTGAACGATATGCAGCCAATGAAATTGCTTATGAAGAGCTAGAGTTTGAAAACATTTCATTCTTGCACTGTGATAAATGTTTCGCAGATACCGCTCCAGTAGAACTTACGAATGATATGCCTCTAAATCTTCAAGCAAGCTGGCAACAACATTACCTCGGCTACATGTGGAAATATATCTTTAATGGTCGTCCGCATGTTTTTATGGCTGGTAGAAAAAATCCTTTTTCTGATAGCAACGTAGCAGCTAGTTACATTTACGATGGAATTCAGTATGATCTATCTGCAGCTCAGCGCAAACTAGGTGATACATTAAATCTTGTAGAATTTCATTTGCATCCAAAATTCCAAACAGGCGTTACGGATGTAGAATCATTCTTTAACAAAAAAGGAATGATTGAGTGTCATGTAACGTTTGATTGTGATCCTGCCGACGCTACTGATGTGCACGGCAGAACACGAGCTCAATTTGAAGCTTTGGGTCCTTTCTTTGATGGCGGGGATGCTGGAGTGAATGATGATGTTACATTCTTACCAGAAGTGGACCATGATGCTTACCTCGCTGCAGGATTCATAGAAGTTTCTGGCACGATTATAGTAGAAACTCCTTTTGCAAAACTCACTTTGGACGTAACGCGTTTTGATGCTCAGGATCAGTATGGCAGAACTCAAGGCGAATGGCTTTTAATTGGAGCATATAACGACAATAATGGTGTTGATGCTGTTACTGAATTGGATGCAGTTGCTCACGCAGCATACATGCCACAAGCCAATGGTGGTACTGGAAGCTTTACACCAGTAGATGCGGAGCATACAGTTAGACTGCGTGCTTCTACAGTTGGTGGAAGTCGTGCTTTGAGCCTTTACTGCTTGAATAATCCTGATCGTGTTGAGTTGGATCCATTCTTCATGACTCATACCCAACTTACTGGTGGGTTAGTTCCTGAAGCTGTAATGGAAAGAATCTTGACCTTTACTGATCCAGTTTACAATGGTAGCGTGATAGCTCCTGGTAGTTCTGGAAGTGCTAGTTTAGTCGCAACCAACACTGAGGTTCGAGAAGTCTCTTTCTTGCATCAATCAGCTACTGCTGCTTTCAGAGCGTCTACTAACTATTCGCAAACAATTGCAATCGTTCCTACGAGCGCACCTTCACCAAGTAGAAATGGCATTTCCGCTTGGGCAGGAAATCCTGCTGAGTATCAGGTACAAAGCAACGGCGATGTAACAGTAACTAAAAATGGTACAGGAGTGCTTGGTACTAAATTGTTGGCGGGTGCTGTAGGGTATAGAGGTTCCGCTGCTTTTGGTGGAGTCATTCTAACTAATGGTGATTTGCTTCCAAATGGACTCCCCTATGGGATCGACGATAGTGATGAAGCGTTAGACAGCATGGGTAATCCTATTGATTTAGGAAAGCATGTAGTAGTTGTGGGTGCATATGGTTTGATTAATAATCCTAAGAATTTGATTTCGACAAGTGGGCGACGAATTAATGTTGGATCAGCAATGCCTTACAGAGCTAATGCAGGGCCTATGATCGCAGGGTTGCTTTCAACGCTAGAGCCTGGAACTGAACCTATTGGTCCGATTAGAGGTCGTATTGCAGGTTTCAATGCTCAGCAAAGAACTCCAAGAGTAGTTTTAGATAATTTAGCAGCATTAAGAGTTTGTATGATCGATCAAACAGGTGTAATCGCTTCAATCTACACTGCAGCACTTAGAACTTCAGACTACACTAAGATCTCTTCGATCTTATCTGCTAATGAAGTGTTAAGAGTGCTCAGAGGAGAGTGCATGACAGTTATTGGTACCGCATATACTGATGCACAAATTTCATCTCTTGCGAGTCGCTTAGATGGAGTAGGAAGATCTTTGGTAGCAAATGGTTATGCACAGCAAATTAGAACCCAGCTTAGAGGTTCGCAACTTGATAGAATTAACGGTATCGTTAGACTTTCTGTAACGTTTATACCGCCGCTTTCTATTGAAGCTATTACCATTGATCTTACTCTTGAGCCACCAGCAAGTGGCATTTAATAAAAATATTAAGGAGATAATAATATGGCAACTTCATTAGATTTAAGTAGAACTTATACATCTTATTCAGGTGTAGATATTCGAGTTATTATTAACGGTGCGCAAGCTGGTAGCATGCAAGCACTCTCTTATGCCATTCAGCGTGAGAAGGCACCTATTTACGTTATGGGCTCAGTTGACCCTGTATCTTATTCTCGTGGTAAGCGTGGTATTGCTGGTACTATGATTTCACTTATGATGGACGTGCATATGCTTTACACTCCATCATTTACTGGAGAGCGTGCTCTTCTTGATGCAGACGAGATCTTCCCTAGTTATGAGGGTGGCACTCCTGCTTCTACTTCTGGTGCAGCTGGGGTTATTAACAACATACTTGGGACAAGTTTTGGCGCCAGTAGTGGTGGAAATGCAGGAGCACTTAATAATGCAAACAATGAAACGTCTACGGTTCAACTGAATCAAGTCGGCGGAGGTACTTTTGGAAGAACCTTGAGAAATCTTCCTGGGACAGGGGCTCCAAATGGACCAAGCTTCAGTGGCGGGGCAACACAACGTTTCAATCCGACAAGAGAATATGAGTTAGATAATCTAGGTAATAATTACAAAGTAGCCAAAGTCTTTTATGTAGATCAGATTTTGCCATTTGACGTGACTATTGTTGCAGCAAATGAGTATGGTCAATCTGCGCAAATGCGACTTTACGGTTGTGAAATCTTGAATGAAGGTTCAGGTTTCTCTATTGATGATATTGTGATTGAAAACCAGATGACTTATGTTTGCAGAACGATTTTGCCGTGGAGAAGTTTCGAGTTACAAGATTCTGAGAAGGCGAGCATGAGAGATAAACTTTACAATGGTGAAAAAACTGATAAAGTAAGGGCTGCGCAGCCAGGTAAAGCAGCCGCTGATGGTGTTTCTAGGTTCTCTTATAACGACTAAGTAAAAATATAAACCTAGATTACTCTGAACTATAAGTGTTATAAAATAATATAAAATAATACTTATAGCTTGGAGGGCTCTATGTCTAGAGTAGATGCTTCGACTTCTTTGTCACAATCTTATAGTTCATTCTCTGGGGTTGATATCAGAGTGATAATTAATGGTGTGCAGTGTGGAAGCATTCAACACTTGAGTTACATGATACAGCGTGAAAAAGCGCCTAATTATGTAATGGGCTCAGTTGACCCTGTATCTTTCGCAAGAGGGAAGCGTGGTATAAACGGTGTCATAAGGGGACTATTGTTAGACGTAGATCTTTTACGTTCTGAGTCATTCGATAATGAAAAAGCATTACTTGATAGGGATGAACTCTTTTTTAAAAATATTGAAACGGAGAAGACGGAAACCACCACAAGGGTAGAGCAGCCAAAATATAGAAGGCATAAACCGAATGAAAGAAGAGGGAGGTGGGAGTACATATATGATATTTTTATATCCTTTAAAGTATTTCCTGGAGGAAGTGCTACTAGCGCAGCAAAAGATTGCTTTAAGAGCGCAGTCGTAGGAGCACTGGAAACACTTGCCACTTCAATAATATCAGGTGGGCTGTTAAGCGTTCCTGCAGCCTCAAATTTTCTTAGAGAAGCAATAGCAGACTGCGTGGGAGGTATGCTTGAAGCACTAATTTATGAAGGGGGGATTGCAGGGTTGGCTGGAGATGCATTGCTGGCCTTTACAGTCTATACAGAAAAATATGAAGAAAATTTAGAGGAAATAGAAATGCACAATAGGGCTGTGAATTTACATAATTCGAAGCAACTCCCCACAACAATAACTTCAACAAAAACTATTAAATCTTCAGAAACCGCAGAATTCGGCTATACTATTCCTGAAGAATATAACTTAGAAAACTTAGGTAGCAATTATCTTGTAAATAATGTGGAATATTTAGACCAGATATTACCTTTTGATATTGTTATTGTTGCAGTTAATGAGTATGGGCAATCAGCTCAGATGAGATTATATGGTTGTGAAATTTTATCTGCTAATAGTGAATTTAGCGTAGATCAAATGACAATACCTTTTTCTTTGAATTTCGTAGCTAGAAATATTTTACCTTGGAGAAGCTTTGATTTGCTTCATGAAGGTGGTAATCCAGGAGAAAGAGTTTATCCCATTAAACAAATTCCTACCTCAAGTAGCAGTTTGGGGGGAGAACCAGTAGCTCCCAATATCAATGATATTGATGAGTTTGATGCCGACATAGATGAATTTTTCATGACGGTTTTGAATGATCCAGATTTAGATAATGATGGTATTCCTAATGAAGAGGATCCAGAACCAGAAGTTTCAAATGACCCACTTGATAATGACAATACTGATCAAGACGATCCAGCACCACTCGATCCAACAATAAGTGAAGTTGCGCCTACTCAAGAGCAAATAGATGCGGCGATCCCAGATAATGATGGGGATGGACTTCCCAATGTTCTGGATCCAGATGATGATAATGATGGATTAAATGACGAAGAAGACCCGCGCCCACTTAATAATGACAATACTGCTGGAGATGATTTCCACCCAGAAGACACTGATGGAGATGGTGCGTTTGATGCAGACGATGCTGACCCTAACGATCCTAATGTACAATAAGAAGAGAATATATGAGTACAGCAAATTATACATATAGTTATTCTGGTGCAGACTGTGATGCTTTTGCTTTTTTTCCTGGTAGTGGTGCATTAAAGATGCATATAGAAAGAAAAGCAAAATTGAATACAGAGAGAAACAAATTATGGGAAGAACATGAGAATAAGAAGAGTTCGTTAGCGAACAAATCTGATAACCCTTATGGTCTCAAGGCAAAATTAGAACCTAATCATGACTTGGGTGAAGAAGTGGCTAATCCAGGTTTTTTCGAACCAATTAAATTAAGTCAAATGGCTACTATTTCTATTTCAATTCATGAAGCAAAATCTCCAGTAAGAAGATTGGGAGAAAGAGCAGCACATGGATATACTAGGGGTATAAGAACTATAGCAGGAACAATAGTATTTTTAATAATAGAAGATCATCCCTTAAGGATGCTTGCTGCAAAAGATCCTGCAAATATCTATCCTGAGTTAATTGGCTGGTCTAGAGACTTGCAAACTAAAGGAGTAGGTTCAGGAGGTGGAAGCGAGATAAGATTTGACAATAAAATCTCAACTTTAATATCTCCATTAAATATCATGCTAAGATACCAGACAGAATTAGCTGCAAATGGTAATGGTACTGCTGGTGGATCTATGATGCTTGAAGGTGTAGAGTTTGTAAATGAAGGTATCGTAACTTCAGTAAACGATATGGTAACTGAGGTAGTTTGCCAATTCGTAGCACAAGATATAAAGCCTTTCACAGACTTAAACAAAAGAAATTCAGATGAGATTATCGAATCTTATAATAAGCATCGAGGAAAAGCTTTATATGAGCCATACTATAGAAGTAAAATAAACGACTGGAAAGTTCAAGAAAAACAACTCGATCCAAGACAAATTGGGAATACATCTATTAGAGTTGAAGGCTTCAATGGATCATAGGAGGAAATATGAGCTTTTATAATTATGAGTATTTTTCAGGTGCTAATGTAGAAATTGAATTTAAAAATGCTGACCTGGATGGCGAGTACAAAAAAGTCTACGAATGTGCAGGAATAAGTTATAGTATACAAAACTCTCAGCAACCTATATATGGTTATGCATCAACTCAATTTGATGCTATGTTACCTGGAAGAGAAATAGTTCAAGGTAATTTTGTTGCAAATTATGTAAAGCCCGATTATATATTAACTGATATATTAGAGAATCCAGCTATAGCGTCTTCTGGGGCTCTAACTTATAATGGCTTCTTAACTAATGCATTTGACATTAAGATTCGTTTTGGAACAAAAAGTGAAATCATTATTAAGACTTGTTATATAATTTCTAGAGGGCAAACTGTTCAAATATCAGAACAGGTCCTTTTAGAGGAATACGGTTTCTTAGGTAGATCAATAGATTTTAAAAATAAATAACTCATTTTAGATACAGGAAAGACATGGCTTTAAAAGGAAAAAAACTTAATAACGTAGTTATGTTTGGAGAACCGTTGAATGCACGAGCAAAAAGTGCGCTAGAAAAAAGTTCTCCAACTGCAGATCAAATTATCCAAAGTTTGCCGCCTAGTGCATTCTTGCCGATTCCAGAAGATACAAAAGAAGAAATTGAGCTACAAAAGAAGATATCGAAAGCTGAAATAGAGAAGCAAAAAGTAATCAATGCAGAAGAGGCAAAAAAGAATCGGTTGCAAAAAAAACGAGATGCTGCTTTAAAAAAGAGAAGAGAACGACAAAAGAAAAAAGAACGAGTAAAAAAACCTGTAGTTGAGAAATCTGTGGTAGAACAAGAACCTACAATAATAAAAGAAATTATTGAAAATAAACAAACTAACCCCCCAGAGGAGACTTTAAAGATGAACCTAGATGATGAATTAAAAGCATTAGAAGACAAAATCCAGCCAAAGCAGCCAGAGCCACGTGTCGAAGTGCTAGAAGATAATGTAGCTGAAGTCAGTGGTCAAACTGACCTAAAGGATCAAATTTTAGATCTTTTAGAAGGAGAGGAAAGTGCTCCGTCAGTAGAATTGATTTCAGAATGGAAAAGAGTCTATGGAAAAAATGGGATACATGTAATGGCATTTGGAGAGGGCGATGTGTATATTTATCATCATCTTACTAGAGGGGAATGGAAGAAAATAAAAGAATTGATGAGCAAGTTGCGAGAAAGTTCTAACCCAGAAGAAGTAGAAGAAAAACTAAAAGAAAAAGTAGTGCTTTATTGTATTGTCTGGCCTTCAGTAGATGAAAATTGGTTAGATTATTGTAAAGCAGGAATATTAGATTCACTCTACCAAATGATTTTATTGAATTCTGGGTTCTTGACTCCTCAACAAGCGATGCTTTTAACTACCCAACTTTAAGAAAGCATATGCAATGAATTTAAAAAAAGTCTTAGAATCAGACTGTGATTTATATTCTATTGCATTTGACGAACACTGTACTTTTGAATTCAGACTTTTAAAAATCAAAGAATTCAATCTGTTCAATAAATTGATTAATAATAATATTTCACCGTACGTTTTATATGATGAAATATTTAATATATGCTTCATAGGTACTGAACAATATTTATCTAATGATCTTCCTGCAGGATATACTATTTCTACAGGAGAGATGATATATAAAATGTCCGGTGATAATAGCGGAGAAGATTTTTTACTTTCTATTGCAAAAGAAAGAAATTTAAATCCACTCGATAGCATTTATGAGTACATGCGATGTACTATCTTTTCTGCATTTACAAACTTCACACCTAAGTGTGTTGAGAATATGACAGAAAAGCAATTTATTAAAAATTTCGTTTCTGCAGAAAATCTTTTATCAAAAACCAAGGAAGGGTTTAAAAGAATCGACCTAGAAAATATATATAAAGAAATGTATAATATTAAAGAAGAAGTAGAAGTAAAAGAACAAGAAGATGAACCACAGCTGCATTATGTTAATGATGCAGCTCTCTTAGAAAAAGAATTAGGATATTGGGAAATGCAAGAAGCAGAACAACAATTCCTCAAAGAAGAGAGAGACAGATTGAAGAAGGAGAAGTTGAGTAAATCAGAATTAAGATCCTTAGATAGGAGATAAGATGTTTACTCAACAAGGCCCTGGAGGCGTTTTTCATTCAGCTGTTGCAGCTGAACCTGAGATGCATCCTTTAATAGAAGGAGCACTATCTCTAACCCCTTATGCGGCGGGATTAGTGGGCGCATCCTATATGATGCATTCTGCATATGGTGACGCAAATAATAAATTCACTAAGTATGATATCTTTCAGCGTCAAATTAGAAATCTAGCTAATAAAACACCTTTTGGCCTTGGTAACACTTTTAGAGTTCCAGAATTCATGAGTCCATATGCTTCTCCAGAAGCATTAGGCTTAGAAAAAGCTAAATCGTCCTTAGACTCCGCAGACATGTATAAATACATTTTTTCTGCGGATTCTTTATCGACAGAAAGTACTAGAAATTTAGTCAAAGGCATTATAGGCGAGTCTGCATATGGTGACATAAGTACTCATTTTTCTACTGATAGTGAGAGATTTCGATTAGTTTATGAACAAGAAGCAGATCAGCGAGGAAGGGGGCGGTTAGTATTCGAAGAGCTTGAAGAATTTCAAGCTGACAAACTCGATACTAAAGGCAAAAAGATTGGAGTTGAAACCGAATTAAGGATCAAGCAGGGTGCCTCTAAACTTTTATCAGAAGATGTAGCAGTTCAAAACTTGCGTTATTCTGCTGACCTCTATGACATGTTAGAAGAACTTAATATTTCAGGAAAAATCAATCCTGCATATCAAGGGTTCGTACAGAACATGGACGTGAGAGGAGTGGTATTTGATGACATCTTCAAGGGGTCTGATGGAAGTATAGAAAGGTTAGGTTTAATAGCTTCTGCGAAAGGAAGTTTTTCTTCACTTGAAGACTTAAGGAGAAGGACGGCATATCCAACAGCATATTTATCAGCAGGACTAAATCGTTTCAATAGGTTGATTGCGGCTACTAAAGAGCAAATGCCAATTTTAGGTAAACACTTATCGGCATTTGGAGAAGCTACTGGATTGGGACTCAGTACTAAACCAGGACCATTTTATAAGCAATTCTTTGAAATCGGATACAAGGCTAGTAAAATCGGAGCAGCTAGTGTCGGGTTAGCAACAATAGACCATTATCGTCGCAATTATGGTGCTGGAGGAAACTTAGTTGCATCTGCTGGGACAAGCATGGGGTTCGCATACCTATATGATAAGATGTCTAAGGGTAGTCCCAAAGTAGCTCCATTCAAAGTAGGTGCTGCCGCTATGGCAGTTCAAATGTTTGCACCTGGGTTTGATCAAGGCTTAATTGAAGGTGTCGCTACAACTGCAGTAAATTTAGATATTGGAAGATCTTATTTAGGGCAAATAACTGGAATGTCTTATTTAAAGAGGGGCATTGAAGGAGTGCTTCCTGGATTTACAGATCCGACAACTAGCCTATATTTAGGTTTAGGTGCCACTGCATTATCGTATTTTGGGTATGGAGAGGATTATTTAAGAAAGGCTTCGGAAGGAAATTTAAATACAGTAGATGATTTAGCTGGCAAGATCGTCCCACAGTTTATCAAAGATAGACTAGGCTTAGTTGGAGATGCGCAAACTGGTGAGGTTAAAGCGCCTCTTACAAAGCATCAAATAAGAGCAGCTTCAATATATGAAACAGTGGTTCCAATAAAATCTGGAACTGGAGACTTTTCTGATGCATTCATGAAGTACAATCCTCTAGCCAAAGAGTTAAGTGGTTTGGCTCCTGGTTCAAGTGAATACGATGACTATTTAAGTAGAATTGATGATATCATTAAAGGAAAAGGTAAAGGTGATTTAGATAGCAAGGAAATCAACAAATTAACAAATTTCTTCAATAATAATAAAGATCTTTTTGATCGAGTGGGTGGGATAAAAGATAGCTCTGAAGTTCAAAAGCGGATTTTAGATTTTGAATATAGTGTTGACGCCAAGATGCGATCAGAGATTTTTGACAAGACTTATAACCAGAATGATTTAAATCGGTCCTTGCTGGATCGAATAGAAATTATAAATAAGAAATATCAAAAAGGAAGCGCGCTTGATAACATTTTAAGACGGACAGAAATCTTAGGCGCAGAAATATATCATTCTTTCTTTGGGGCATCTTTAAAAGGTGACGTAACAAGAATGGTTGACGGGGAAGAAGTAACTAAGACTTATGACCAATTTGCAAAAAGCTTAAACGCCTCTCCTATCTTTAGAAGATTTGGAGCACTTTTTTTAGGAGTAGCAGCAACACATCAAGTTGTGACAGGGGGACTTTTTGGAACAATGGAGAATCCTGATGAATTAAAAGAGATTTATTCAGGAAAGAAGTTAGTTGAGATAAAAAAGGGTCGCTGGTGGGAAGGTGGAGGTACGCCTCTAGAAGGTAACGAAACAAGTTATTTTAGACCACATGCTTATGTATCGTTAATGACACAAGCAAAAGAAAGGGCTGTTTGGGGAGACGAAACTGATGAATATTCGCCTCTGACTCGATTTGCGTTGAAAAACTTCACCTACCACTTAGAAGAAAAAAATTACTATGATCGTCCATACCCAATCACAGGAAGTGCTTTCGAAGATGTACCTGTAATTGGGGGGATCCTATCTAATACAATTGGTCGATTAATAAAGCCTCCAAAATTGATGCATGAAGAAGAACTTTATCAAGTTGGAAGTGGTGGCCAGGCAACCAGAACATATTTACAAGAATTTGGAACTAGTCCAGAATTAGGACAAATTGGTCCCGGAATACCAAAATCTCCAAAATCAATAAGCTCACTTATCGGTGGGATGCAATATCAATTTAGAGAAATTGAAGGCTTAACAGGCTACACAAAGAATTATCTTCAAAAGTTAGTAACAGGACGAGAAACTGTAGGGACTAGGGAATTTACAATGGCTTCTTCGGCAGATATGGATTCTGCTATTTTAGATTATTGGGACATGGATCTTGGTGGAATGGCATTTACTTCGGAGCCAATAAGACGTCTTTTACCTAGACCTCGCTCTGATATAGAGAAGTATAATCCAATTGCGAATTCTATGCCATCTTGGATGCCAGCAAGATATCGAAGAGGCGACCCTTACAGATCAATACCAAATGGCTTTGCAAGACTGCCTGGAAAAGCATATGAAGCTCTGAATCCAGAATTAAAAGGGTTGGATCCTGAAGATTATCCAGATATACATAAGTATAAAATACTTTCGGATTTATCTCCGAAATCAAGAGAAACACTTCGATTAAGAAACCAGCTAATGGAAAGGAAAGTGGCTGGATTAACTACAGAGCTAGAAAACAGAATATTAGAAAACGCTTCTGAAGCACATAGAAAACGTTTAGCTTCAACAAGAGATTTTGAATATGCTAAAAATGCAATCAAAATACCAGTCGTTTCAGATATAACAAGAAGCATGTATCAAGGTGCAGAATCAATAGTTAGAAAAGTAACCGCTCCTGTGGAATATTTAATACCAGGTGGCTTTAGACCTACTCAAAAGTTATTAGGTAGGACTAGATCTGCAATCGAGACTTATGAGCAAGAACGTGTCTACGGAACAACAAATGCATTTTGGGATAAGCATGTTCGAGATTGGTTTAGACCTGCCCTGTATAGTGCAGCAAATTTAATGGGCTGGGATGGGAAACCTGTACATGTTGAAAGACGAGAAGAGTTAGATTCGCATTTTGATAAATTGCAATTTTTAAAGTTTATGAACTTAGCGCAAAATGCAGAGAATGGTAAAGATCGTCAAAGGTATATGAAGATGGCGGCACAAACTCGTACAGGAGTCAATCCCAATGGGGATGCATTGGGATTGTACTTGTCCTTACCAAATGCAGAAAAAAGATTCTTTGATGCTTTCGCAAATGCAAAAGAAGCTGATAGGGATAAAATTTTAGAACTAGTTCCTGAAGATCAGGTTCACTTGTATCAAGCTGTTTGGAATCGAATTGATAGTGGAGAAAAATTATCTTTAATGGGAGCAGATCCTAAAGCTAATATAGATCAAAATTACATGCATAATAAACTTGGAGAAGTTCAAGAATACTTTAAGAATCGCCCACTACCTGGACCAGATTGGATTGGCTGGCACAAAGATGTAGATATAGAAGATATTAAAGTAAAGTATATCGATAATACAGGTCAAGAAACACACGATTACGACGTTTGGAACTCTCAAGTAAGGAGAGTTTCAAGACGACCATTTTTGGAAGGAGCTGATATGTTTATGTATGAAAATCCTGGCCCATCAAGAAATTCTGCTAGAAACAGAATCATCAGAGGGGTGAAAAATTCAAGCGGAATAGACTTTAGTAAAACATTGATAAATACTTCACATGCACCTTATGAGAATAGTAGAGCTGAGATATACTATAATGACGATAGAGGCTCTGAAATTCTCTCTATGTTGAATTTAGCGGTAAGAGGTTAACCAGTATGTCATTAATCAATCTTTTAAATGAACAAAAACAAGAGCAAGAAGTTTCCAATGTAAAAAGTACTGGACGCACAATTCTTTCTACTGCTGCTGTTGCAGGTACAGCTTACATGTTGAGCGAGAATATTAACTTAAAATCTGGTGTCAAAAAAACTTATGGGACTTTAAAGAACTCTAGTTCAGCGCAAAACGAGTTAGGTAAAGCAGGAATAGCAATAAGGAAAGACGCCGATGCATTAAAAACCATCATGGCGAGCAGTAGAAAGGAAAGTATAAAAAAGTTCAAGGAAACGGTTTTAAGTGATACTAGACTGAATGAACTTTTTGATGAAGCTTCATCTCCAGAAGAAGCCCGTGCATTCTTATCTGCTTTGTTTGATACTGCTGATAGTCAGATGACAGACGATGCTACAGGGTTAGATGCTACAGTAAGAAAACTTTATGAAGAAGTAGGTTCTGGAAAAACAATTGAGCAAAAAGATAAAGATGCTGTTATAGATTTTTATAAAAACAACATAGCCCCTAGTGGGGCTAAGCTAGAAGAATTCAAAAAGCGACATGGCTTGATGATGAGAACTAAAGGTCAGTTTAATACTACTTTAGATAAGTTTACAACAAAAGGTACGAAAACTGTTGGATTTAAAGCAGCAAGCATGAGTGATTTGGATTCAAAAGCTCTTGGTAAGTTTCAGCAATTACAACGCTGGGCACCTGGAAAAAATATACAAATTGTTTCTATCGATGAATTTGCTGACCCAACCAATAGGGGGTTGGGTACTTCTCAATACGCAAGAATTGAACATGGGGGTCGCTATCATAATGTAGCGTTAAAACTAGCCAAAGATCAGCATACTGGAATGGCAATAATTAGAGGCACTGAAGGGTTATCTACGCGCTATACTGTCAGTTCTGGAGTCATAGATGCAACAAAATTATTTCCAGATCTAAACATAAACAATTTATCAACTCCAGGCGGTCATACAAAAGTAGGATTCAATCAAGCTTTTGATAAAGCAACAGTAAATATGGAGGATCATTTATTTAACATGATCCGAGAAAATAGAAACAGCTTTTTAAACTTTAATACTAGAAATATAAATCAATATAACGATTATATTAGATCGATGTCATTAGAGACACCAAGGACTATGGTTGGTGGACTTAATAGAAGTCGAACAGTTAATGGGGAGATTGTAAAATTAATAGATGATGATCTAATGGAAGCACTAAATGAAAGTACAAGAATACAAGCTTCGACGCAAAGAATAGTTGGGTTGGAAAGGTTTGCTGCGAAAGATAGAGAAAATGTAACTAAACGATTATTAGAATATAATAACGAACTCTATAGTGGAACTTCAGGTTCACAAACTTTAACTTCTAGATTCCAAGATCCATTTGATCTGGACAGAGAATTGGTGGTGGGACACATTACTCGTAGAGTAGACGCAAGTGGCAAGATGATGCCAACCCCAATGAACATGATGAAGCGTTATGGGCACATGGATGCTAGCATGAACCCCCAGAGCGCACGAAGTGTGCAGAATATAGGTAGGCCAGAAGTTGCTAGAGGTTTTGTAGGGGCAGATGCAGATGCAGTTTTTGGAAGGGGCAGAAAAGACAGCACAGGCAACTTGATAGGACAATTAAAAATATCTGGAGCAGGCTCAGAATTGATTGGAATATCTAGTGACCCAATAGCTGAAAAAGCTAGAGGGGTCAATTTAGGTGCAATTATGGTTTTTGAACATGCCAAGCAAGCTGTGCATGGAAAAAATGTAATTCAAAATCCTGCTTCAATGTTAGGTCTTGGGGAGGGGATGAGCTATATTGGAGGTACAGTACAAATAAAGAAGGGATATACTAAGACTGTTAATTACGAAGGAGTAAATCAAAGTAAATTATTAACTGAAGTCTTAGCAGCTGCTGAAAATTCTGATAGGGGTTTTTTAACAATAGGATCTAAAGATGCAGGAGATGATTATGACATCGATGATTTTTTCAAAAAGTTTAGTGATGATGAAGGAAGGGCTGTCTTAGGGAAACAAGACGATAACATCATCCATATTAAGCGGCACCAAGGTATGAGAAGATTTACCTTGGGCTTGAGTGAAAAAAGCAATGAAACAGGCAGAGATCGCTACCATTTAAAAGGTAAAATTTATCAAGATGCTCGGCATAATAAACTATTCTCTACATTTGCCAAAGACTCAACGCTTACAGTTAGTAAAGGCAGTATGATGCAAAAGTTGAATCAACTTGGGTTGGAAGATGTTGGAGATGTCTTCTTCAATGAAAAAGGTTTTGGTGGAAAAATTGCTAACACTTTACTTACTAGTACTGCTCAAGTAGGTAAGTCCGCTCAATATTTAAGGACTCAAATCCATGGTGGAATGCGAATGCTTGGTACCGATGAAGATGCGCTTAATAAAGTCCTAGACGACACCATGAGGCAACTGAATGATGGCGATAAACTGCTAGCTGAAGTAAATAGCAGCTTATTAAAAAAAGAGCCGCATCTAACGCAATTAGATCAAGTTACAGCTAAGCAAAGAAGTGCTTCTACTTTGGGCAAATTTTTTGAAAGCATTTCAGAAAGAGCCGCTAAAGAAGGTATTAAAAAAGAACATTTTTCAATGGTAATGTCATTCGCACAATACCAAGCAGAAGAGGGTAAGTTTGGATTAAATATAAAGTATTTTCAAAAGAAAGTTAGAGAAGGCTTGAGAAAAGGTGACAGCAATTTAGGTGATAAGCAAATAGACGATTATGTAAATGCTATAGATAAAATGTCTAAACGTGCAGTTGTTATTGGAGCGACGCATGCTTCAGTAGGTACCCCACACACAGACCTTGGAAGGAATATTGCAAAAGTAGAGCCTCGTTTTGCAAACTTTTTATACAGCTCATTAAGATCATTTTGGGAAATGGATGCAAAAGAAGCTACTGGATATGTTTCCTCAATGATAAATCGAATGGAAGGATTCGAATCAAGAGCTTCTGGATTCCTTGGAATGAAAATCACACAAGATTCTTTAGGAAAATTAGGAACTAAAGAAATACAAGCGCAAATATCTGGGTTGGAAGATGTTGGTAAACTAACGAAAGAAGAAGCTGATGAGTTACTTTCGTTTGGGCAGGGAAGAGAGCGTGAAGTTGTAGAAAAATTGTCTGAAAGAAAAAGCGGTAATATTCTAAACTTAGAAGAAATGGGCTTTAGCAAAAAAGCAATGGAGGCTTTAACAGAATTTACTGGAGGTAAAAAAGAAATCTTCCTTCCAGGAGAAGATACTTTTAAAGGTTTTATTGGGCACGAAATCAGATCTGCTGATGAAATAATTAAAGTTGAAGCAGAGTATGGAAGATCAGTGACAGACTTACTTTCATCGCTTTCGTCATTGAAAGATGCTGAAAGTGATACTGATCAAATCAGTAGTGCAATAAAGGGTTTTAAAAAAGTAAGATCCACAATGAGTAAAACTAGTGCAACAGCAATTAGGCATGCTTTAAGTGGAAGAGTACTAGGATCTGGAAGCTACATGGGTGGTGGCTTCAGTACAGGAAAAGGAGCAGGCCATATTGGAGCAACCGTATTTAATGATGATGCAATGATTCAAGCAAAGATGGCTGCCGGCTTGTCAGATGTAATGAATAAAGAAATGGGTTATGTAGCTTTTATGGACCAGCAAGCGTTCTTAGATGGGATGACAAAATATGAGGCTGCGGTAGAAAAACACTTGATGGCAACTCGAAAAAGCACTTCTGTAAAAGCAGAAGTGAGGAAGGTGATGCAAGAGACGTTGGAAGCATTTTTTACTGGCATGCATCGCCCTGATAAAGAAGGAGTATCTGCAGCGATACAAAGAAACCCAGTAATCGGTTTCTCTCACATTTGGGCAGGTATGGGGATTTATCAATATGATTTTACTGAAGACTTAAAGCCATTAGCAATGCTTAGAAGTGTAGATCAAGGGACTGAGTGGACAGGTCAATATAAAGATCACTTAAAAGAAATGCGGCGTGCATTAAACCAACCTGAACTAGATGCCTTATTAAAAAAGGCAACTATAGAGGATGTAAAAGACGAAAAAGGGCGAACTCAATTATTTGAAAAAGCTGAGAAATTAAAAGAAGCTCAAGAAAAAAAATACCAAGAGTACGTTAAGCAAAAAGAACTGCCAAGTGTACAAAAAGCTCAAGCTGAGAAAAATACATTAATAAATGAAAAAAACAAAATAAAAAGCGATCCTGCTTATGCGAGTCCAGAAGAACGCAGACTTAAACTTTTCAAAGGCGAATATAATAGCAGTAGAGATGCAAGAGGGAGATTAGGTGTACTGGGTGATGAGATTGGGGAAGCACATAAGCATCGATTACATTACGAAACAGTTTTAAAGGAGGAAGAAAAAAGCCTGCAGTTAGCTATAGAAGAAGCTGATAGGAAAAATATGGGAAATGCCGCTGAAGATAGCAAAACTCCTACTTCAGCACAAAACAAATTAAAAAGACAAAAAAAGAAGTTAAAGAAAGTTCAAAAGAAATTAGAAGGTGTAAGATCCCAAATAAGCTATGATGTGAGCAACGAAAAGTGGTATGGAAGACCTGTACTTGGAGGAGAAGATGTCTCTAATAAAAATGTAGAGAGAGCAATTTCAACTATATTTTCAGAGAGCTTAGAGGATGTAGGATACGCACTTAGAACGGGCAGATCTTTTGAAGATGTGCAACTTAGACATTTCCAAGGTAACGCTCAGCAAGGCAAGGAATTCCTCAATCAAATGGGAAGCTTCTTTGGGTTTGAGAAACAAGGAGGAAGCATCTTTACTGATGAATTGCTAGACTCTAATAATACTGTAACTTTCAAACCGCAGGGTAGTGATGATAGTATAACTCAACATGCATTAGAAACTAAAAAATACAAGACGATGCCAGGAATGGCATATAACGAGGGTTCAGGAAGCCAACAGTTTGGAAATTACATGCATGAGGCTATGTACGCTCGTGATCCCTACAGTACGTTTGAAGGAGGGAAAAGACAATTTGTAATTCCCACAGATGTAAATAGGGCTAATAAAGAGAGTCTTATGGAATTATATGGAGTTGGTTCAAAAAAAGCTGACGCTATCATAAGAGAAAGAAGCCAAAGTAACTTCAAAAGTCTTGAAGATTTTAAAGCTAGGGTTCCTGGTGTGGGGGATCAGATCCTAACAAAAAATGAGCTAGCCGTCGCGCCAATACGTAGCAAAGTTGATGTATTCGAAACATTAGTAGGAGACAGGAGTAAAGAAGATGCTATGTGGGTAGAAGGGATTAAACGAGAAGAATATTATGCTAATAAAGCCAGAATGAAAGAAATCAATCAGGAGCTCAATACCTTAGACAACAGTGAAGCTGGAAAACATTTAAAGAAAAAAAATGACCTTTTTGAGGAGATGAAAGCTATAGAAACTGAGCAAGCTAAAATAAAAGAAGGCACTGACTTAATTAAAGAAGCGCAAGACGAATTATATCAGGGTGACAAGAGCCTATCTTTAGCAGACGTTGATAAAAAAATAATAGAGGATCAAAATGTATTTAAAACTCTCGGAGTAGGTGGAGGTGGAGTTGATCCTAACTTTACTGGTAAAAAAATACAGCCCAAAGATCCTGGGGTGCATCGTGACTTAGCCACACTAGATGCTGCATTAGGAGGAGAAGTGAAAACTGGTGGACATTTAGCTCAGTTACGTGAAATGAAAGAAACCGGAAGCTTAAATGATGAACAGGTAAAAGCCTATGATAATATCTATCGGCGAATGGTTGGCATGCACAAAGAATTTGGAGAGCATGGTGGCGGTACAATAAGATTTCCACAAATTGAAATGAGCATGAAGCTGGTTAATGAAGCTACAGGGGCAACAAGTAATTTTTCAGGAAGAATGGATTTTGTACGTTTTGGTATAGGTGACTTCGATGCAGACACATTTCAAGTATTCTTTGATACTGATAAAGCACTTAGAAATAAAATAAAAGCTAAAGAAGTCGATCCAACTAAACTGTATACTTACGGAGCTCAGTTCTTAACTAACATGCATCTTCTAGGAGAAGGTGTAGGAAAGTTAGGGGAGAGAATGGGAGCATCTAAAATGACAGTCGCTCAAAGCCTTGTAGACGAATATCAGAAAGAGCAAATTGTTAAAGGTATCGGTGGATTAGATGTTCAAGTTAAAGCAGGCATGCTAGGTTTGGCTCAAGCTGCTGCTGATGATACTAGCGGTGATTTTGCAAATCAGTTTAAAAGAATGCAGGCTGGAGCCAGTTTGATCTCTGTAGCGCAGGAAGTTCTAGGTATCAAAGGTAAAAAGCTTCCTATTGCTGCAAATATATCTCGAGAGTATATGGGTGCATTAAAAACCTCTTATGAAACAGGAAGCGGAGATGCGCTCAAAGCATTTTTCAAAGAAAAGGTGCTTAAAGGTACATTGCTAGAAACAGGTAGTGGTAACATCAAAGTAGAAAAAGGAAGTGTAAAATTTCACAATTTAGACAAAGGTGATGCAGCAACAAAATTTACACAAGCATTAACAGACATGAACATGAGTGTTGATGAAATGTTTGAAACTTTTGATATCATGGCTAAAAATGTAAAAAAGCATGGATTGAACAGATTCACATCTAATGCTGCTCTAGGTAAGATGCTAGAAGGTTCAAGTAAAATGAATTCACAACAATTGTTTGGTTTGCTAAATAGAGGTTACTCTATGGAAGGCGGAACGATTACAGGCAACATGAAAGAGCTTGAAGATATATTCGGAAAAATAGACGCTGTAAAAGAAACATTTGCTAGTTCTGTTAGTAGAACTAAAGGACTAGCAGGTATAGTAGCGGGAGGACTATTAGGGTCTTATGCTATTGGAGCTAATTCAGATATTGGTAGTTTAGAGCCAGGTGGAAAGTTTTCTGATTCACGCTCTAAAGAAGCATTGAAAGCTGGTCAGAGTTTAAGCAATCGTGCGCTGCAGCAAAGCTTCAGTAGAGAACATGGTAATATAAATCCAGGACGAATAAGCCCAATGGAGAATTTTTATGAAAGACCTATTAATAGTGGTGTAGCTACTGTATCATTGAATCGATCAGTCAAAATGTACGGAGAAGCCCCAAGTCTATCTGCTGCCCAAAGTATGGGTAAACACTTCGTTTCATCTGGAGGGCAGGCATCATTAACAATCAATGATAACAGAAGACCTATCGGACCTGCTTATATGAACAAGCTTATGAGAGATTAAAATATGCGCCAATTGAATAATATACCTAATTTGTTTAATGATGAAGCTCCGAATTTTACATTAAATGACATTGAACTGCATGTGCCTCCAACTGCGATTTCAGTACATAAAGAAGGTCTTGAATATTCTTGGAAAACATTGCGGTCTAAAGTTTCAACTAAAGTAGCTTCAGGAAATGGAACTTATCATGTTCAGGTAAGCATTACTTTCGCTCCTGATTCTTTAGTTTTGCTACATAGATTAATTGCTCAAGTGAGAAATAATCCATTTATAATGGTGAAAAATAATTTCATAACTGCGAGTTTATCTGAAACGCATGCAATAAAAACTCAACCTAATTATTTCACGTTGTTTGGAATGAATATAGCTAATCATCCTAGTTCACCAGGCGCATTTTTAGTTGAACTAGACTTAAGGTATTTTAATTACAAACCTTTTGGAAGGTCGCTACTTTTCAAGAACGATTACGTAACCAAGGTAGAAACAAGCAGGGATATTCGAGAGTATGTGCATTCTGTCTTCCCTAATTATGGGTCAAATAAATCAGAGTTAAAGCCAATATTAAGAAGAACTCAAAATATCCCATGGGTTAAATCCAGTGTACGGAGGATACAAATTAAAAATGGCTTCTGGTTCTTAAAAGACGTAAGCAATCCTAGCAATAGAATATCTGGTGGGTTAATAAATGAAGCTACAAAATCCAATGCATATAAACGATATGCTAATTTCTTGCAGCTAAAGTATCTTTATGAAAATTTTGGAATTTCAATCATTAAAAAAGATGCAATAAGAGAATCTGAAGACATCCATAATGTTATTAAAATTAGTGACAAGTTGTACAAGCTATTTCAAGGGATTGAAATAAACTCAGACACTCCCATCAGAGTAGTAGGCCTTCATGAAATGAAAGATGGTGAAGGTAATATAGATGAAGAGTTGGTTAATTTTAGAAGAGATCTAATACATGCAATGCTAGTTAGTGGCATGAATACTAAGATAGTAGTGAAAGAGTTTAAATCTTTAAACCTGGGTGGAAACTTCATGTTCAGGTATAGGAAGACTCTTCGAAGAGGTATAGGAAAAGGCAAGAACGAGCAAGAGCAAGATAAGAAAATCCAAGAGAATAGAAAAAAGATTTTTGAAATGTTCTCTTCATATGAGGCTCACGAAGCTCATAAAGCAAAAACTACAAGCGAGTTGCAAAGGGAAGCTGGTGGGGAAGTAGTATTAGAGTTGGATTCAAACCGAAACTTAAACTTTGCGGTTCCATTGTTTCCGAATAAGAATTTTTATTCTCAATATGCAGCTGTAGATCAAAAGTATTCTGCACCAGGTAAGAAAGTTACCATAAATAACGGCAATGCTGAAAGATACATCATTAGAAACGTTGCAGCTTGGGATCCGTTAGATAGCACTAATTTAGCTTTTCCAGTTTTAACAATTGCTAAAGGGTATATTGAACATGTTGGAAGTGATACTGTCAAAATTACAACAGCAATCTCTCGTGGAGAAACTGTAATTTACACTGGTTTGCAAATCAATGACGATATAAAAGATTGGATTAGGCAGCAGGGTGAAGTTGAATTCCCCGCAGGGACAATGATTGGCTTCTTTACACAAAGTAATAAATTCGATTTGCAGATTAGCTCACAACTAATGAATGAGATTGGAATTAGCTTAACAGGCAAGGCGATTGATGTAGATTATGATGTAACTAAATCGAAGAAATATAAAGAAAAAGTGGGAACGCATAAGCTTGACCCTGATGGAAAAAGCTTTCTAACGAAAAAAGATGCTCCATTTATTAATAACATCAAGCGCTTAATTGATGTAGAGGGATTTTCGCAATACATCTATAGATCTGGATTGGAAAATGTATTTCAAAAAGCTTTAATACTAAGCTTTGATTCTAACTTCCAAGAACGAGACATAGAGAATATAACTGGGAAATCAGTGGGAGATTTAAACGCCGATTCAATACCTAAGTTTGAGCAAGAAATAACTAATGCTTCTTGTTCACTAAGAAATATAATTAGTTCAATCCCAATTCTTGGGTATGCTTATCCAACGCATCAATTTTTAGGTAGCGTAGAACCTGTATATCAATTCAACTTCATTGGTCATACTGGGACAGATGGACTACCACATAAAATCAAAGAGCTTGAAAACATTCGAGCACACACAGCATATATGGCTAAGAACTTTCCTCAGATACCTGATGCCGCAAATATTATAGTTGAATGCCTACTTACTAAGCTGGTTGGTTCTTTTAAATATTCCAATAGTGACGAAAAAGTAATAGAGCATAAAGATGGAACTGCAGTATTAAGAGAGGTTAAACCTAATTTCCTAATTTCCTCAACAGATACTTTTACAATAGAAGGCTCTCCAGGAGCCGTTGGGTTGAACTTCAGATTCAGTGAAAGCAAATCATATGATGAAGAAGAGATGGGCCTGATAAAAACATCAGAGGTTGATGAGAATTATCTAGGCAGGTACGCTTCTGTAATACAGAACCAGGGAGTTCCAATTGGGAATTACAGTGGAATGCAAGGAGTTAAGCGTAGTTATTCTACCGCAAAGTATGTTCCAAAATTCTGGAATACGATCCACTTTAAATCAGCATCTTATTATGCCTTATCAAAGCGTCATATAAGAAAAACTTACCAAGACCATCTAATAGGTGACATTGATACGAATGCATTTGATTTCTGTAAAGATTACTTGGACCCCATTCAAGGGTTTTTAGATATATATACAAGTAAATATAGAAAAATTAAAGGTGGCAAAATTGCACTATTCTCAACCCTGGATAAACAGGGTGGTGGAAGATCAACAAAGAGCAACCACTTTACAGGTGCAGGTGTAGATTTTCGTATTGAGCACATGCACGTCGTAGAAGCTGCGGCAATTTTAGAGCTGTTAGAAGAACATCGTTTCTTTCATGATAGTATTGGAATAAGAAAAGGTGTCAAAAATCGTAAACGTATATTAGGAATAGGCGTATACGGATCTGTTGCATACAGTAGTACGGAAAACTTAACAAAAGATATTCTTATAGACAGTGCGCTTCATGACAATTGGTTCGACCCAGATAAAAACGAAGCATTTGTAATGAGGAAGCAGGATAAGCATTGGGTAAGATCAAATGGTTTTATTCATCTAGATGCAAATATGAAAGTCACTGATGAAGGTATAAGAACAGGAGTATACCCTGTAAATACAACACGTAGACGTTGGGGTGGGAAAGACGGTCTAGATAAGTTTGATAACTATAGAAATTTTTGGAGCGATAAAATAGAGTCTGTAAAAAAGAAAATCTTACCTTTTTTCCGAAACGCATTAGACGAATATTTAAGAAAGAAAGAGGCAGATGATCAGGCCGCTGGAGAGGCTAGTACTGATGGACTTATTGTTAATGGAGTTGGGCATCAGATCAATACTCGAGGCTTATTTAAGTTTGAAAATTTTAAATCTAATAGAGATATTGATATTGAAAATGATACGAGTAGACTCCCAAACCAAGTAGGGCCAGAAAGGGAGTTAGTTAATATAAAATATATTGTATTGCATCATGGTGGGCACAATACTGAGATGTTAAAACAAGTGTGGGCGGGAACTACAACTAGTAGTAACATTGGAGTAGCATTAGAAAAAGATGGAACAATTAGAATAAGCCAAATGGTAGATTTAGCTAACCGAACGCACCATGCTCAGGGCCATAATGGTAATTCAATAGGAATTGATTTTGCCTTATCTCCAGTAGTAACAAACAGCAAGCGATATGGATTAAGAGTTATAGATAATCCTGTGGGTGCTGGCCCTAAAAAAATAGTAGAGCTACCCGATAGTATCATAAACGCAATGGCGCAATTAATTGCAGAGATACACCGTATAATGGAATGGGGAACTCCTGTTGTAATTCCAAAAGAAGACCATGAGACAAGAGAATATACTACACAACAAATTATAAATAATGGATGGACTGTAGTGAGTCATGGAAACGTTGCTGGCGCACACCAACCTGGAAGATGGGATCCACAATATGCTTTAGGTAGACTTGATACTGCATTAGGTAATTTAACGTTACTGGAAGTAGAGGCAGCAGATAGCGAGCAAAACGAAGAAGAAGAAGGAGAAGTTGCAAACCAGACTGCGGGAACCGTGCCTGATTCAAGAGAAACTGCTTCAGAAGAAAATTATAAATTTGCTTCTAGTAAACCAGAAGATTTAATTAAGTTTTTGGAAGATAATCAAGGTGCAATGGGTCTTAGTGAAATAGATATAAGAAAAGCGCTAACTTATGAAGTCCGTATGGGTGCTAAATATCGACGTTCGGTAACAAAGTACAATTTTGAAATAGACAGCAATGCAGGAAAGTATGAGCTTAAATTTTTACCTCCCAGAGGGACTGCTGCCCTAACCGATGGGCAAAAGAAGATAATCGAGGCAATACAAAAGTATTATGCCAGAGAACTATCAGTACAAACTAAAACTAGTAGTGAACATGATACAAAAGTAACAACTTCTGTAAAAGGAAATAAAAGTGCTGGATATGGATTTACAGAAGTAAAGACCAGTCAAGGAGACTTTAAATCCAAATCGATACACTTCATTGAATCAGAATTGCAAGCTAAAACGGCACAAAGAGATGCTTTAGGTAAGGCAAGAAAGACTAATAATAAATTATTAAAATCTTTCACAGAGTTAGCATCTGTAATGTTAACTGAACCGTATCTGTATACTGATACCAAAGAAGAATTTATTGCAGAGATGAAGTTCATTCAAAAAGAACTATACAACTTTGCAGTATTACCTGTGTACTACAATAGTATAGAGAAGTTATTCACTGGACATTCTACTATTGATGAAGCTCAAAAAGAAATCACCAGAAGTAGGCATTGGGGAACAGCAACTGGAAGTACAATTGGAGCAGGCGTAGGTGGCAAAGCATTGTATAATCGTCATGTGCAAAAGAAGCTGGGGACAGCAGTAGCGGCTAAGGGATTAGCAAAATTAGGAGGAAGACTGGTGCCTTATGTAGGGTGGGGGTTGCTTCTACTTGACTTGATTTATTTAACTGAAGCGCTTACTACAGGGTTAGATTCGGACTCCAAAGAGCAGTTGAGGCGCTATAAATTAGCAAAAAAAGAACATAATGAGCGTCTAAATGAAAAGGGTAGCTTCCTAGAATACATTAAATATTATGCTGACAATAAGGAAGCTATCTTAGGGAAGAAAACCAGCATCAGTAAGCAGGGAATAAAAAAAATAGGAAACTTCCTAGATGAAATAGGTGACTCAGATGGTGTTAGTCCTGCAATTAATAATTATGTTAAGCCCATTTATACAGAGCTAAGTATATTCGAAACATTCAACAAGCTTGCATTAAATTTGGAGACTGATAGTCGAGCACGTGATTTAATTAAAACTTCAATACGGAACAATTCAAAACTAGTAGATGATGAAGGAAAGATAGATAAAAATTTATCTAACTTCGCTTTAGCTGATGAACTAACCATGAAGGGGATAAAGCATTACTTGAATTTTATATTCAAGATACCGGCGGTTAATGTTAACTGGAGTAGTTTTGATGAAGAAAATGCTGGAGATATTTTCAAAACAAGGGTTGAGAATTATGGTCATGCGGGCGGTATGAAGGGTAGTGATTTTGTAGATTATCGAATTTCTTTTAGTAGCAATGAGAATGATACAGTTTACTGGCCGCACACACAATTGCCTCGAACGACAATAAGAGAATGGGCCGATATTTTGACATTCAAAGATGTAAAAAAGTTTCCATATCTATTGAATTATCAAGTAAGCGATATTAGCCGCACAGAAAAAATAAGTGGCCTAGATAAATACTTTGAAGAAGTAGTGACAAAAGAAGGATTGAAAAAACAAAATAGAGTGAAATTGGCTTATTTAAAAAGTCTCTTGAAGGTGCTCTTGGAAGAGAATATGCATTTAAATCCAAGCATTGTAGAGAAGTCAAAAGATCCAGTTTTGTTACGAGTTCTAGATGGCAGTACCGTTTTTGATTTATTAGAAGCTAATGCATACCCTGATATTGATTTACCTCAAGATCCAGAAAACCCTTATAACAATTCTAATTTGTCTCCATGCTTTTATTATAACGATCCAAACGATTTTCAAGAAGATCAATTGAAAGCTATTCGAAATAATAAAAACATGACCCATGCAGCAAAAAAGATCTTAGCAAGTTCAGTTCAATTTCAAAAGGGGCTGAGAGCTGGAATATTTACAGGCGCTGAAAGCAAATTAGAAGTTGATGGGGAGCAGGGGAGCATAATTAAAGAGCTAGTAGACAGTACTGAAATTATGCGGTCCACTTCAGATTTCTTATTAAGCGGTCCAGAAGACAGCCAAAGAGCAGCTTACGTAGCACCTACGAAAATAGGGTTATTTGATGGTGATACTAAAAGCGCTAATGATGATTGGGAAAAAGCTCCTATCGAAGTCAGTACATCTACAGAGTCACTTAAAAGTGAAAATGTGATAAAGCATTTATATACAAGCATTGATAATACTATTACTGATGCCAACGAAAGAATTGATACTGTTTATAATGATAGTTCACGAGAATTTCAAAGAATCAATAGTGCTTTTGGTAGCAGCTTGGGATTTAAACTAAAATCAAGTTTAATTGAGGAAATCAAAAAGTCTGGTGATGATGAAACAAAGCGTAGCTTTGGTACAGAAATGCAGCAAGATTATAGTGAAAATGCTCTTTTAGGATTATCGGAAGATAGCAGTAAGAACATTTATAGATTAAAAACTATTAAAAATGCATTCCCTACTTTTAGATTATATCTAATAGAAGAAGACGAAGTTTATAGCGATAGATTAACAGCTTTTGATGACTTCTTTTATTACAACTCTGTAATTAGTTTTAATGTGCACAACTCAAGAGAGTTAGCAGCTTCTACTGCCACTATACAATTACAAAATATTTCAGGAATCCTAGATGGAACGAAAAAGAAAGTTTTGCGTGATGTTGACTTAGATCCAAATGTCAAAGAAGAAAACATGAGGAAAGAAGGAAATTTCATTGATAGCATTGTTTTGCGTCCTGGTGTAACAGTACAGCTTCGAGCAGGTTACGAAAGTAACACTAATAATTTAGACATACTTATTTCTGGAAAAATAACAGACATTAATTATGCTCAAAATAATACTATTTGCAACATAACAGTACAAAGCTTTGGGAATGAATTAACTGCGCTGAGAAAAGGAAACGGAAACAAAGATAATAACCAAGCAAGTGTTTTTTATAGTACACATCAACTACTAGGTAGCATGATGATGAGTGATGAATTAAAACATTTTGGAAGATCTAAAGTTGGAGCTGTATTTCAAACAGGAGAATATAAAGACTATTCTTTAGATTTAGATCTATATAAAAAAGAATCTAGTTTTAACTTTAGTTTGAGTCGAAATTTCTTTGATTGGGTGAGGGATAATACATTTGGGATTGGTATAGGTGTAGGTTTGCTTACTCTAGGTGGACCAGCGCTTAGAATGGGAATGAATTTAAAGTACATAAAAAGTATTAGAAGCTGGTATACAACTGCTGCAAGAGCACCAGGGGCATCACGAGCTTTTACATGGAGTTATGCAGCAGGTAAATTTACACATGCAGTTGTATCAAAACCTGTAAGTTGGCTGAATCCATTTGGGATAAGTGGTACAGCTAAAAAATTAATCATAAAGCGGGCTCAATTTTTGCAGAGCAACTTATATTCCATGGCGGCAAGAACTCCAACTACAGTGACCCGCACCAAAGTAATATCTACCCTTGATGATGCGCTTGAATTTTTATTTCAAGCGAATCAAACGGGTGCGATCCAGAGCTTACCAGCACTAAGTGGCGGTATGGCAAGCTTACTCAGTGCAACACCATTTAGATCAAGTGTGGCAGCACATGGATATTTGCAAGGGTCAGTTGTTCATGTATTTAAAAAGATGGCAAATCTTCTACCATTTGGATCTGTAAAGCCAGGAAGCGAACTTGGAGAAGCTTTTTTGAAACAAATGATACTGAAGCAGAAAGGGTTTACTGCTTTAGGTTTAAATGGGTTAGCACCTTCTGCTTTGAGCAAAGGTTGGTTAGCAACTAGAATGGGTGCTGATGTAGCGATCAGAAGCTATGCTTCAGTACGCTTACCCTTAATGATAGGTGGAGGTGGATTAGCTATTGCAGGACTTCTAGCAGGGATAGATGTTGCTGTAGATTCACTGAAGTATCTTTACTACTCAATAGTAGGTAGCTTTTCTGAAGACAAGAACAAATTGAAGAAAAAGAAATATTTATCTCCACAGGATGACAACATATTCGCTCCGCATCCAGCTCAGTATATGAAGAATATCCCTAAGAAGAATCCCAGTTATGGGACGTCGTTTCTTAATGCTAGTTCAGAACATTTAGAAGATATTTGGATGACTAGTAAAGATATTATTAATAAGGCAAGTTGGGGTGTAATAAATATTACCAATTCAGATAAATTGAAAAAACTGAAGCTGAATCCATTCAAATTGATGGATAAGCGATTAGATGTAAAAACATTTGAAAACCCATTCGTAGTAAGCGGGCAAACAATTTGGGAGATATTACATGAATGTACCTTAAGGCATCCGGGGTATATTTATGGAGTGCGACCTTATGGAAATAGTCTGGAATATAGAGTTTTCTTTGGAGTGCCTAGCCAAAGATACTGGGGTAAGAAAATATCTAATAATGAAATTAGAAAATTAAATAAAATCCACAGTGAGCTAAGATTGCTTAATCTCGATAAAAAGAAAAGTCTAACTATAGACACTATAAAACAAATCTTTCCGAAAGAATATGCATTATATAAAGATTCGTATAATGATACTGAAACAGAGAGCTTAAAAAAACATTTTACAATAAGAGCGTTTGATTATTATTTAAAGAAAACAAAAGAACGTTTTATGCCTTTCAGGCAATTTCACTTAGTTTCGTCAAAGCGAAACTTGATGTCTAATAATATAATTATTTCCTCTCATAATATGATAAATGCAGTAAGCGTAAACTTTATCAACAATATGAAGGACCAAAAAGATAAAGCAAAAAAGAAAGGAAGTAAAGACGGATTGGCCGAGACAGATGGATCTTGGTCTCCACATCTATCCAAGTATGGAGATAGAATCGAAACTTTAAGATTTAGAGCCAATAGAAACATCGGGATGGGGTCGTTAAAAGAGAAGACGGTTTCTTCTCGTAATATTATTGGTCCAAGTAATGCATTGCGATATGGGTTGGGAGAGCTTCTTTATGGCACAAGGAAAATGTATGAAGGGTCTTTAACAATATTGGGTGATACAAAAATCAATCCATGGGATGTAATAATCTTACATGATGACATAACGAATATGTATGGCCCTGTCGAAGTTTGCTCTGTAACACATATGCTTTCTTTTGAGACTGGTTTTATCACTGATGTTGAAGTAAATGCACTAGTAACTTCAAATGAAGAATTGACTCATCCAATGATAAGTCAAAGCTTAGTTTATGAAACTAGAGCAAAGATATTTGATGAGTACAACAATTTGAATGCGCTGGGCTCTGATAGCCAGCAGAGAGAAAACACAGTAAGAGGGATCGTAGAAGAAGAAGTTACGAAACTAATTAACGATACTTTAAAAGAAGGTGCAGGAGGAATCAGAAGAAATATAGGCGTTGGATTCTCAACAGACGCAGGTGGCGTTTCGCCTGAAAAACGGGAAAAGTTGATTAAACATATTACTCAAAGAACTTTAGATTCCTATAAACGCAGTGGCAATGATTTTAGAGCAGGATTTATAAATGATATAGTTCCTGCAGACGCAACTATTCCGGCAGAGTTAACTGAGATATTAAGCGATGCTGGAGCAGGTAGCGCGTTGTTCTCGGGAACGTATCTGGTAGGTGAAGCTATTCGAAGGCTTTCAACGGGTGGAGGGTTATCACTTTATGGCGGTGGCCCATGGAAAATGGGAATATTTTTTGCAAGCTCCCTACTTCTTTCACAGTCTGGAGACACTATAAACAGAGTATTAAGCAATTCATATAATAGTGGTAGCCTTGGAAAGAATATCTTTAGACAACATATTCTCTCAAGAATGGAAAATGGGAATCTAATTCAACTCTACCCTTTAGTTAAAGATGGATTGCCATTAGTAACAGGTGGATTTGAAGAAGTAGATGAAACTGAAAAATGGAATAATATGTTAGGATATATTTATCATGGTTCTTCTAGTGCTATTAAAGGTTACCTGAAACGACAGCAAGAATTAAAGTCGTATGGAGATCGAGTTTTAGAAGCATATGATGCAAGTGAATTGGATTCACTTAAATCAACAGTTGTGATAAATTTCAGTAAAGCAATATCACCGTTTGTAGGTAAGAAACCAGCTAGCCGACTTTTAGGCTACGTATTCATGGATGAAGACTAATGTCTAGACGAACCACATTCTCAGCCGAAAGGCAAAAGAACGATTACGAATCTCTAAATAATATGAACACAGGGATTGTAATAAAATGTACAATCTTAGATATATGCGGAGCACATAATCCTGTTACCCCATACATAGATGTTGAACTAGATGAAGAGGGAATCCCTATGGAGGGGTTCTTTGGAAGCGGGATTCATTTTATAGTTTTCGATCACATCAATAAAGAAATGACCAATGTTATATGGAAGAAATCAAACGATGAATTGAGGACTTGTTATGGAACAGATTCCAATATTGTTGGACGAGAAATATCGCTTCATTGCTTAGCTAACAATAAGCAATCAATTGAAAACGCTATTATAGAGTGGGAAAGAGAAGATGACATCCTTTTTGAAAGAGAGACCTGCTATATATCCTTGTCAGGAATATCTGGTGCAACCGTTAATGATTGGGAAGCGCAAATGAAAGCTTTTGAACAAGCAGGTATTGGCAAAGGAAGAAGGTGGAATAGACCATGAGTAGTAAAATCATAAAATCACAATTTAACGATTCTTGTATTTCAGGACTGCACCTTTCATTAGAAAGTAGTGCGTTGTTTGCTAATCGAAACAAATTGGTTTGTTTAGAGGTTGGTCGAGATGGAATCAACTTGCAGCCAGGGCCTGGTGGAACTCTTTTTTTGAATACTTGGAATGTTGAAGGGCCGTTGTATCGTCAAAGTATGCCCCCAATGGATTTTCTTCCAAATATACCTTATATAAATATGACGCCAAGAAAACGTTTCAACCTCCCCGCAGGAGGAGCAGTTGAATGTGGAATTTGCGTTGGTGCTTTTGCAGCAGTTTTAGGAGGAATCCCAAATGCGTAATGAAAAATTTGATTTAATCTGGTCTGAAGATGGAGAGATCTTATTCGATGAAAGTATTAATGATTTTAAAAAGGGTTACGAAAGTGAATATGAACCACTTACACAAACCATCTTGAAGCGAATACAATCTGCAGACGAGGATTGGGGGTTAGAGGGAAGCATTGCTTCGAACTTGAATTATCTTCGAGGGAGCAATTTAAATCCAGAGATAGTAGAAGAAGCAAAAGGGATGATATTTTCATGCTTAACGAAGGATGGATTTGTTGACCCAGAGAAAATAAGAATAGAAGCTGAATCTTTTAGAAAAGATATTCTACTTTTTAACATATCAATATATGTTAATGAAAATGATTTTTATAACGTGTATAATTTAGGGGTGTCTTACGATATGCGAGACAATCGTTGCATACCTCGATACATACAAGGAAAGAGTGCAAGAAATGGCTAGACCTGCTTTTACAATAGAAGAAAGAAGAATAAAAAATAATTTGTTTGGAAATATGCAAAATAGATTTGGCAATATTTCTGAGAATAGAGATTCTACTTTTAGCACTTTTTCTGAAACAATTGGAGATGAATTAAATCTTATCCGAAGAGAGATTGTCCAAGAGTTTGAAGGCATGCAAGTTTCTAACGCTACGGGAGAAATGTTAGATAACGTCGCAATGGAGCAATACGGGTTGCTTAGAAAGCCGGCAACATATGCAGAAACCTATGTTGATGAAGCTAATGTATACTTTTATGTAGAGGAAGGAAATTTTGGAGACATCAACGGGGGTGGCGATATTACAATTCCAGCAGGAACGTTAATATCAGCAAGACCTAGTAATATAGATTCAAATTTAGTTTATGAAGTATTATATGATTATATTTTAGACGCAGAAGCAAAAGTGCAATACTGCACAGTAAGAAGCGTTAATACAGGGTACAGCCAAAATATAGATAAAGATTCTCTAGTTTTTCATAATTTTGATGCATATACATTGGCAAATCAAAATAAACTTAAAGTAAAGAATAGATTCGCAATACTCAATGGCAGTGATGTTGAATCAGATATTATATTTAGATCAAGATTAAATAATTTTCTGACTGCAGCAATAAATCTAAACGAAGATTGGGTGACATTAAAAGCAATAATGATTCCCGGTGTTACTGAAATCAAAATGCTACCAAATTATTTTGGTATCGGAAGTTTAGGTTTGATTGTTTTTGGGAGTGGCAGAGAGAGTAGCGATCAATTAATTGAATTAGTTCAAAATCGAGTAACAGAGATTGCGAGTCCAGGGACTACAATAGATGTAGTAGGGGGTATAACGACTTATATTGATTTTGACATTCGAGTATACGTTAAAAGAAATTTGTCTATTATTGATCGAGATGCAATAGTAAATGATGTGAAACGATTCGTCTATCAAGTAATTGAATCTGCAGAAAGCAAGGGTGCTGTTCGCTTAACGGAGATAAGTAATTTTATTATCTCTAGAATTCCCGGTGACAATATTATATCTTTTGGGGGGAAAAAAAATGGAAGTATTTTTGAAAAAGTATTTCAAAGAAAAACAGATCGATTTAATTCTCTACCTGAGTATAAAGAAGAAATAGTAGGGAATGAGATCATATTGAATGATGATGAAAGAGTGTCTTTTGGAATCGTAAATGTCATTCTAGAAGAAGGTGAACTATGAGCTATATGGGCCGAAGCCTAAGAAATAGGTTCCCATTGTGGAGTGAAACTAGACGCAATGAATCTTCAAACAGCGCAATGCTTCTTGACGCTATTGGAGAAAGCATCGATGAAGAAAGATATTCTTTTCTTCAAACAAAAGTGGCACAATATAGTTTGACAGGAAACGCTACACCTGAGTTCGGACATTTTTTTAAATTTGAACCGTTAAAACTAGATGAATACCTTAACTATGTAAAGGAGAGTAGTTTATTTGAAAACTTGAGATGTACAGCAATTATGAATGGACAAGAAGTATTTTTGGCGCCTAAATACTCATATAGAGATATGATTCTAAGTGCACCGACAAGACAAAGCAGTCATTTTTTAAAAAAAGAAAATGTTAGATTACTATCGGTAGTAGAAGATGAGAACATTTTATTAAATACAGACAGTCATTTTCATTTTCAAAATCGTGCAACAAACATGAATATGAAATATACATTTAACGGAATGTTTGATTTTAAAAATGATTATAAAAAGATTTATATAAAAATTGAAAATTCAAGTTTATATAATTCAATCAGAGATGATGAAAATTTCAACAATCATTATTCTATAATTTTAAGAGGCAAAGATGAAGCGGATTACGAAGTAGAAGAAATTATCGAAGTGAAAGATGATGGAACTTATGTCAGTAAAACTTGGTTTAAGTCTTTGGAACCACTTATCGAGAATAATGAGCATAGAGGTGGAGGAAGTGTAGAAACCTATGGTTTTAATGGAGATATAAAATTTTACACTGCGCCGATAGAAACTTTTTCACAAATAAATAATAGCTCGTTAATTGTGAAGATCTCTAATGAAATTGGCTTTAATACTTTAAGTGAAAACAATATAGAATATGATTTGACACACAATACCATTAACCAGAAAGAAGTTTCTTTTTTGGAATATTCATTTAGGTCTTATGAAAGCGGAACTGATTACAAGCAGTCAGCAGCAGAAATGGATCCGTCAGATTTTAAAGAAACATTAAGTAAACGCGCAATTGTAAACGAAAATTTAGATCCAATTAAAATTGAAAGCTTTGCTATAGATAAAAATCGAAATAAGATATTAACAATTGATAAGAGCTTTAAATTACGAGAATACAATGCGGCAAGAGAAGCCTTTAAGAGAAAGCGAATTTCAAGAACCCAAAGCATAGATTTTGCATTTGAAGCAGAGAATCAGCGAATCTTTTTAAACGAAACTATAAAACTGAACCTTCTTCTGGAGCGAGCAAAAGGGGGAATTCAATCTGTTTTTATCGGAAGGCATACGCCTGAAAGGCGATTGTCTTATGTGGAGGACTCAGATTTTAATTTTGAATTCTTGCAAGAAGACATGAGTTGGAATGATAACTTTTATTATTTCAGTAGTAAGCTTAGCGATGATAGCTATCAAGAATTTAATTCTATGGAATTTTTATGTGACCATTCAGAGTTGGGTCAGTACGATTATTATGTTTTTACTTTAAAAAACTATATAGCTGATGAAAGTTATTTAAATAAAGTAAAAACAGGCGTAATTCCAGAGAATGAATTCAAAGCACTTCTAGAGGAAAAACGTAGAGAATTCAATCAGAAAGACTTATTGATTAACAATTATTCAGTTTTATGTGAAGAGATGAGCCCTGAGTTTTTCATACAGTTAGATGAAACTGGGATACTGAATGAAATTAAGGTACTCGAAGGTATAGAGTTAGGCGGAATACCAAGTTTGCCAATACATGGTAGTGATACAAGTGACATTCCAGAAGCAACGAATTTTATAGATGCTGAAGATTATAGCCTAGCTATTTGGTTCGAAAACACAGAAAATGATTTATATTTATCGATAAACCATGAAGATAAAAATTATATTTTTAAAATTAAAAGATTTTATGATTATATTTTCTATGATTATTTAAGTGGACATGGAATATCGATAGAGGATTATGATCAACTTAATATAGTGGTAAATGAAGCATATGATTTCAGAATCTTTGGAGCTAATAGTGAAGAGCCAAATAGGCTAATAAAGACACGGAATAGCACCTGGATAGATGAAATAGGTTTTCGTTATGGAGTTAGTAGGGAGGTAAACGAAAGTTTAAATGATTACAGGCATCGAATTTACAAAGTAGTAAAAGGAACTTTAAAAAGAGAAAAAGATTCTTTTTATAAATCACTAGGGTATATTACTGCAATGTCTGATGTTAATATCTTTAGAATAACCAAAGTAAATTCAGAAGATGATATAGAAATCAATATTACATCCAATAGAATTCATATCAAAGTGGACGGTGCATTAGTTTATGAAAATAGATTTGAAAATCTAAAATTTTTAATAGATGTCTTTAATTTATTTGATGGGCTAAACTATCTTGATATTGAAACATTAGAAGAAGGAGATGCTTGGTGGTATAAGCGATCAAGCAACTTAATGCCAGCATCTACTAAGCGACAAAAAATAAATCTAGCGATTAATACTCAATCTAAAAAATTGCCTGATGAAAATGTATTCGCAATAAAAGACTTGAATGGCGATTTTTTAAATTCAGTTTCTGAAGAGCAAATTGTTTCGCCATATAATTATTCATTAGAAAACAATGTATTGCATAAGTATAAATTAGCTGAAGAATCAGTAACATATACTTATCAAAAATTCCCTTTAGATTTGAAATGGTTACCGATAAAAGCGTGCAGCGTAACAGATGTTAATTTTGAAGATATAATAAAAACTACAATATATGATAATGAGAATTACGGAACACTAACAGGGCTAGAAGAAGAAAAAGAAACAGAAAGATTACTATCTCAAGATGGATCTGTTATTGTTAATCAAATCTTATCTAAGCAAAACACTTACTGGGGTAAATAGTTATGGCAATAAATGACAAGGCTACAGTTACATATTCATTCTATGTGGAAAGTAACAATCAAAGTGCAGCGGAGCTGAGCCCAGTGATAGAGAACTTTATCAGCATTGATGATGGTTTAGATTTAGTTGGAGAGCCAACTGCAACAGTTCCAGTAATTGAAGAAGTGGGCGCGGGATTTTATAAATTCTCATTCGAATGGGACAGAAGTAGTTCTCCAGAAGCGTATCTAATTAAAATAGATACAACACTAAGTGAAGCTCCTGAAAGAATGATTACAATGAGAATTGAGCGGGCTGACTATGTTTCGGATGCAATCAAGAGAATTGTAGATATTGAACAAGGAACATGGGAGTTAGACTCTACAACCAATGAGCTGACAATTAAGCATGCAGGAACAGATACTGTATTGGGCCGTTGGGACCTTAAAGATTCTAGTGGAATTACAGGTACGACAAGGAATCCGTTCTACAGGATTGCTAAAGATATTTCTCCGTATTAAAAGAAGGAGAGTTTAACTATGTCTTTAATTTTAAATAGACTAGGGGACCGCTTCATAACTAGAGGCTTGGGTTCTACTGAAATTGATTTAACGGAACAGTGTGAAGTTATCAATATCGGCGTTATTAATGAAGTAATCGTTAATAAGCGAAGTTATCCATTAACAGGTACTTATAAAAATGTTTCTGGATGGCACTGGAATAAAACCAAGCCCCAGGAATTAAGCAATGTAAGAAAGCGAATTGAACATACCTTAGGAGGACATACTTCAAATTTGGAGGAAGGGTCCATAAACAGTGATTGGTTTGGATCCGTTTTATCTGGTTTGGCTTTAAGTCAAATAAGCGAAATACAATCAGGTACTAAAAGAAAAATCTGGGTGCCAAAATACGATACAGGGGTATACTCTATATTTAATTTTGATAAGCGCTTATATTCAAACAGTAGCACTTGTGAAATTTTGAAAATTGAATCCAGTAGCGTTGAGCTTGGTATTCATAGTTATGAGCCTAAGAATAAATATCTAGAAGGAACAATTGGAATCTGCCTCTTTATGAGGGATTCTAACTTCAATAATATACCTGCTTATAAATATAAATATGATGCTTCTTTAACAGAAGAATTAAGCTACCATATATATGACGGAAGAATTGAATTCAAGAACTTGAAAGAGATCCAGGTGGGTAGGCCTACCTCTAATACAGTAGAGGAAATCCAATGTCATTTTGAACATTTAGGTTTAGGAAATGTTAACAGAGGGGTTTGCTATACTCAATACTTTCCTATCGAAGATGTAATATTAAAAACTATTAAAAACAATACAGTACGGTCATGGACTTCTGTAGAGAATTTTGAAGATTCAAACCCAGATGATCGACATTATTTAATGGACCATGAGACTGGTAAAGTAATATTTAATACTAAAAAAGTAGAGACCTTGACGGTTAAGGAAGATAAAGGGAGCTGGATTGAAGTTAATGAATTGATCGAAGGTTTAAGTAATAGAGGTTTTTTAATTGTCAATAATCAGGAATATTTTTATTACGATCGAAGTAAATATAAATTCTATATAGGGGACAAAACTGATCCATCTATAGAGAGGCTAGTCGAATATAATCCTGGGGAGATAGTAGTTAATAAATCCGGTGGAAAGAGATTAGAAAATATGGAGCAGATCTATATTTCTTATACTGCCAGACCGAGAATTGATTTTGAGTGTTTACCCAACAAAACATTTTACTCTGACTTAAACATCAAACCTTACACAAAGGTTGATTCAAATGGAATCATCGAGTTATGTCCGCAAGAAAAACACGTAACAAAGCTTATACTAGAGTGTGATAAAACATTAATAGGCAGGAATCTATATGGGCCTTTGTTTATGCAGGGGGATTCTACTGTACTAACAGCAACCGCCTTAAATGAAAATGACAAAGGTGTCTCTGAAGTAGACATCAGATTCTTTGGAGAAGAAGGTTCATTTGAAGGAGATGTTGCAGCAACACAAGGAATTAAAAAAGTAAGCAATAAGCGAGGTGAAGCGCGAACTGTTTATTTTTACCCGTATTCAAACCATGCATTAAGTCAGTACAGCAATGTATATACAGAGGGCAGCGATAGCTACTTGGTCTATAACAACTTAGGTATTGGTGCTACAGTAGATGATATCGCAGTCTTTCAAGTATATAAAACTGACCCATTTAAGGGTAGCTTAGGAAGAAAACTAAATGTCGCTTCAAAAAAACAATCGAATCCCTTTGGGGATGATTTCATTCTAGAATTAGAAGGGACAATGGGGGAAGACTATATTGAATACGAACGTCATCAAGTGAATCGAAAAGCAGATATCGACAGATATGTTAAAAGAGATCTAGGAATATGTGACGCACTTGAATGGAATACTGGAATGTGCATCGTTAAATTCAAGTATATGGATTATACTATTGGGCCTGTTAGAATTGAAAAAGTTTTCAATAATAAAACTATAAAAATAGTAAGTTCTTCACGAGCTCAACAAAGGGTATTGTCAAATTTAGAAATTGAATATATTACAATTTACAAAAGAGCGGAATTAAATTGGGCTGGGCTTGGCGAACCAGGAGAGCTAACAGAAATTGACAAATTGAATAGAAGTCTAAATAAGATTCTTTATAAGGTTGATTCTGAAACAGGCCTATATAAAAAAGTAATTCCTACTAAAATAGAAAACAGTCGAGTTTATTTTGAAGGAGTACACTTGCCTGTCAATAGTATGAGTGATGATAATAATATGATTGCTATGTATAAAATCATGGCGCCAAAAGATGTTAAATTACATGCAAGGTGTGTTGACCCTGCAACTGGGTATGAAATAAGATCTAATGAAATTAGACTAAAAGTAGATTTTCCTAACTATCTTAAATCTGAAAATGGATTTAGATTTAAAGATGAGCAATCACAAGAAAGCGGTGGTTTTGGAGGAGCTAATTTTATAGCTATAAATCCAGACAATTATACCAATCAGCTTAACTTACATATAATCAACGACTGAGGGCCACAATGAGTAACGATATTTTTTACACTAATCTTTCAAACTTAGTTACTTTCTATATGGGAGAAAGACCTTCAGCAGATAAGTTTAATGCTGTGAATAAATATTTTTCCCGTGGTATGCGGGAGCTGGCCACTGCAATTGGAGATGTATATGATGATGGGTTTCCATATATTGGAGAAGCAGGAGGGCTAGGTCCATCGTGGAATGTTTACGAAACTGGCGATGGAGGGAATAAAAGTAGGCCATTAGATATAGTGTCTTTAGCAAGAATCATAGGTCCGACTTCCAATTTGAATGCAAGGATGCACAATTCTTATAATGGAACTGGAATAACTGAAATTCAAGAATTTATTCCAAGTGGGAATATGGGTTTTGAACTTCAACATCCAATCTATAACGATGGAATTAATATGCCTAGTGTTCAGTCTGCTAGTGGAGGTTATGTAAGCTATAACGAAACTGCAGGATTTCAAACCTTACCAGACCCTTGGGGTAACGATTTTTTTAAGATAATCAATAACAGGCATGTTCTTTTTAATAAAGAAACAACTGAAGATGTTACCATAACATACAGAACGAAAAGTAGTGATTATTATGGAGGAATTGATTATGAGGAGGCAGGGTTCAATACCATCCCTGATCCAAACCAAACGGACGGAGTATCGATAGAGCTTTTAGGTGATGGAAGATACAAAATTGATTTTCCACAAATTGAAGCTCAACAATCAGGATTGATTAATTTAAAGAGTAGCGCTATTAATACTGCTGATGAATTTAATAATAATAAATATTATGAATTGCCAAAATGGTTAATTAGATCCATAGCAAATGAAGAGGATCAAATTATACCTGGGAATTTTATTCATTTAAAAAACAGAGTAACGCAAGAGGTTTATAAAGATGCTGTCTACAAATACGAAAGCCCAACAAGCTTAATAGTCAGCAACATAAATCTATGTACAGAAGATGATGGAATAAGTTACTCTTCAACCGACTACTGTATAATCTTAACAGGAACTAACATTACAAACGTATTAGATGATTTACGTTTAAAATGGTTTAAGCATAGCCATGATGGAACGTTTGGAGAAAGTCCAATACATTTCAAAAGTTTAGTAGGTAAGTTTGTTGATATTCCGCCAAGCGGTCTTTATGGGCCGTCATCTCACGAATGGAATCAAATGCCGATGTACCTGCATAGAGATGGGTACGTAGTGGATGGTAATACAAATAACGGTGACAATGCTATGCGAGGAGACTTGATGCTAGGGGATCTAAGTTTCGATCCTTTAACTTCGGGCACCACCTCTATGGGGGACCTTAATAGCGGAAATAGCCACAAGATTTTACTTTCAAGATCTGATGCTTTTATGCGACTTTACAATAATCAGATTCAAATTATTAATGACATTCCTCTCGAAGAGGATCCTGGAGCAGGTATATACATACAAAGCCAGGGGGATTCTTATCGCACCTCGGCAGAATCTATAATTGATATAGGAAAATATATCAAAATGCAGGCAGCAACAAGAATAGATCTTTTTGCGAATTGGGTTTCTATTCAAGCAGATGTAACAGAAATTCTTAACTATAAAACTTGGCAAGATATGAATGCTAACCCATCATATCAAATGTGGAACTTATTGTCGGTTGCATATGGATTCGATCCTAATACAGCTAGATTTCCGGAAACTTCTGGAAGGAAAGAGCTTAATGATAATTGCTTAGAAGGAAGGTTACTTTCATTAGCAAAAGTGAATTTTTCTTTTAAAGAAGAATGGGTAAGTGATTTCGAAACTAAATGGCAGGGTTTAGAAACTGCACATATATCGCCACCATTTGAGTTTTCACCTTATGATTCAGGTATGGTATCATGGTCAGGGTTTTTTGCAAATCTTCCTGGTGCTGATGGTCCTCCTTTTAATTCAGTTGATTCTACTTATACAAATTTCCTAGAGGAAGAATGTGCGATTACCGATGGTACTAAAATAGAAAAACTAATAATTGAAACTTTTTATTCTTCTAGCAGAAATCAATCAGCTTCAGGAAGGTGGTTATTTGAAGTAAGCCATGAAGATCCAAATTGCATTTATGATATTGGATTTGGAGATCACACAAAAACTCTCAATGGGTATCAAAATGACGAAGAAGCCGAATGGTGCGTTCATCCCTTATATAACATAAATTGGAATGCACCTAACTGGACTGCGAAACACGTTGGTATAGTAATTAACAGGTTTAAAAACTATTACAGCGCACTTGGTAACTCTATGGAAGAAATTAGATCTACATTTTATATAAAAGTAGATACTAAAATGCATGGACGTGTTAGAGGGCAAGGTGGTAATGGTCCTAAAGATACCTGGAAAGATGGATGGCGCTTAAAAATTTCCTTCAATTACAATGGAATCTTAAACGATTCCGGAGAATATGTAAGTATTTTAACAAGAGAAGGAAAGCTTGACAACGATGCAGATAATGGTATCGGCCAATGGAAGACGCGTGCCTCTAGTTCTACTCCTTATAATCACAATGTAGGCGCAGATAATTTTGATGACAAAAAAGCTTTTATTTTAGCAGATAACGTTTTTATAAAAATTGAAGACAGTTCTTCTTCATATTCCTCTTCTCTTTGGGAAAATGGTGGAGATGGTTTGGATAATAGCATAATATTAAACATAGATGAAAATTGGAGAGATGAAGTCTTTTTAAAAGTAGAAGAATCCTATATAAACAGAAAGGTATTCTTAACTATTAGCGAGTCTGGACCTTATGTAGCAACAAATGCGGCACCCCAAATACTTGATTGGCCCAGTAATGATATTATAAATAACCAAAATTTTAAAAGAGACTTAGTGTAACTCAATGATTAATTTAGAAATTTTAAATCAAATTGAAGAAGTAGTAACAAGAGTTGAACTTAATCAAGTTATATGCAAGCCGCTTGAAACTTTACGTTATTCTAAATTTATTGATGACCGTTCGGTAGCATTAGATTATTTCGAGTCTGTAGAGATCAATTCTGAAGATCATTTAGAGTTGAATGACCTTTCATGGAAAGCGCCCCAGAATAATCTAAATTTTTTCAATGATATCAAAGAAGGAAAAACAACTAATAATATCATCAATTCACCTTATCGTGACTTGTTAATAACGAATACGGTTGCACGTGACACCAAAGAGAACATAGAGGTTCCTTTATGGTGGAGGCACAAACGTAAGAATATTAAGGAAATCAATTTCCATGTTCTTAAAAAAGGATCCTTAATTGAGGTTGAAGAAGGGTTTATTTTAAAAGCCGGCCGCTTATACACTAACTATAAAAATGACTTTGATTTTAAATCTTCGAACTATAGAGTGTATTTCGTAACAGGAGTCACAGAAACAGGTGAGAGTTTTAATGAACTTTTAAATGTAGTGCCTGCTATTCAAGAAATAAGTTTTGAAGACATATCTTTAGAAGATGGAAGTCTACTGGTAGATTCTTTTGAAAGGAGCCCTGATAGTGCAGGTGGTTTACATACTTACAGAATAAGAATAAAAAACGAGATTTGTGAAAACGAAAGTACGTCAAAGTATTTTTATTACAAAGCACATGAAAGTAACTTTATAAAGCTACTAAAACCTGAAAGCTATAGAATGGATAACTCGTGGTTCCTTCGAGTTACTAATGGTCACTTTGTAAGAGAAGGAAGAACTTATTGGGTACCTGAATTCTTTACTCAACCCTTTGACGGGCAGTTTGGAACTATAAGACTTTTAAATAAAACTTGCACTTATGTAACAGAAAGTGTGATTAAGCTGCCTGTAGCAAATATATTAATAGATCCTGAACAGTTAGTGCATATAGATTTGCATGTACGTAATGAAAGTGATGAAGTTGTATTTGCAATTACAACAGACCCATTAAAAATAGGATTAAAATATTCAGATACAGATGTAACCTTCCAAGAAGGAATAGTTTCTTGGGATGAAGAATATGGGTTCATTGAGTTGAACCAATCGCTGGATGTCTCATACTTAATTAAAGCAGATTTTTATTATCGTGCTGATGCTTACATAGAGAAAGCATTAAACGTTAATTTTTATGAAAATGAAGAATTAATAAATTTAAAAACATTCTTCTACTTGATCCCAAATATGGGCGTAGAACAAAAAAGTGTTTTCTACTTTCTGTATGATGAGAACGATCGAATCGTTCGTTCATCGAACCCATTGTTTAAATCAGTTGAAAATGGAGTATATAATGGCGAATCTTATATCGGAAAATCATTAAGCACTTTTAAAAATGAGAGATGCTTAGGATTCGTTAATGATCATCAATATTTAGAGTTAGGTGAGTTAAGTTTTAAGGAAGATTATCATTTAGATGAATGTTTTAAAATTGATATTAAAGAAGAAGGATACTTAAATGAAGGCAGTATTGAATCTTATTTCAATAGGCAGCACAAGGGGCTTCAATCTAAACTGGGGTATGGTGAATTTGGGCAAGTTATACAAAAGAATAATTTGATTTATATTCAGTATCCAATCGATCTTTTGGAAAACTATGGCGGCCAATATAAAGAGCGTGACTTGATTAGGTATAGCAGGAGAAAGATTCAACCTGGAGTAGATTTTGTTGTAGATTACACATACCCTAAGTCAACGTTAAAGATAAGCACAAACCCAGGGTCGGTTAACATAGATATAAGCTGGGAGGGTCCTGGCACTTATAAGCTATATAGAGCTTTAAATGAATTTTCTGAAACCTTTATAGATGAAGAATCGGTATCGATTCTTGAAATTGAATCTTTAAATGAAGAAATGTTAAACTATATTGATAGCGATGTAGAAAGTGGCCGTACATATTGGTATTGCGTTAGAATTAATGAATACCCTAAAAGTAACAAATATGCAGTGAGTACAAGATGAGTTTTATTTTTTTAAATGATGCAGGTCAGAAACTTTCGGCCAATGATTTTCTACAGTTAACATCAGGATTGAATGAACCTGATAATGAAATCACCATAAAGGTGAGAAACAACAGTACAGTAGATGCTAATGAGCCTGTAATATTCTTAATGCCGTCAAGTGATTTGGGCACCGTGGATTACCCATCAAAGTATCCTACACGTACAGATTGGAATGATCTGCTCCTATGGGGTAGTACTTTAGATGATCAAGGTGCAAATACAGCAGGATTATATTATAAGGATATTGATAGTGAAATTACTTATTTTAGTCTAAATGCTGGATCAAATTATCAAAATGGTATACCGTTAGGGTTGCCAATAAGTGCTGATGGCAGTATTGACATCACACTTGGATTCACTCCTAAAGCGGGTGACAACACTAGAAGGCTTTATGTAGGAGTTGAGATATATGATTCAAGGACAAATATTTAATTTTGAATCCAATAAATTAGAAGCTTCCAAATATCGGAATAGCCTTCAAAACCTTGGAAAGGGCTCCTCAAATCAAATGGAGTCCTTTTTAATTAATAGGCGGCTTAACTTTAAAAGAATAAGATTTCCGTTCTTACTTAAAAGAGGCATAATTGATGCACAATTAATTGATTCTAATTTTAGAAATTTGAACTCTTATCTTTATTATGTAAATACAAATATAAATAGCATCGAAAAGATAACAGAGAGTTTCAAAAGAAAAACTAAGGATTTTTTCAAAGTTTTGAATAAAGAACTAGAGCTTCTACTTAGTTCAATTGAAGAAACTAATATTAGGTTAAATAGCAAATTTAACAAAGTAGTTAATTTTAGAATTTTTCAAGAAAAAGATTTTGAAGAGCAATATGACTTAATGGACGTGAAGAGAGATTTGCGATTACGTAAAGCAGAGCAATGCTCTTATAAGCGAGGCTATATCGAGTGCAAAGAAACCAATATTAACTTGGTGGACATTGTATCGGTAGAAGTAGTAAAAGAAGAAAGTTTTTATTCTGACTCTTTAAAGGCACTAAATATAAGTGAGGACAATTCTCTAATATATAGGCCGAATAAGTTTTGGCATTATATAGTAGCTGCTAAAGATTCATTAATTGATTTGCAAAAATTGCCACATAAAAATGTTAGTGTATCTCTAATTTTTAATTTTGACGGATACGAAGATTTAAACAATATCTTTATTGAATTTGGAAGCAGCCTGCCGGTGCTAATTGATAAAAATCAATTAGAATATTTTGACCTAGAAACAGAAAGCTACATCAAATTAGATGATGCATCTGTTCAAAAAAACAACAATAGGGTTGAAATAAGTTTTAGAACAAAAAGAACAAACAAGCTAAAGATTAAATTATTTCAAAAAAAATATCATGATACAAGTTTTGTATATGATGATGATCTAGATGAAATTAAAAAAGACAATATTTTAAATGGATCGTTTTTGAATTACAGTTCGAAAATAAAAGAGTTCGAATTAAAAAGAGTTTACGATCTATCGATACTCAATTTTGAATGTAGGCGAAAGACCAACAAAGGTTTGGGTTTTTATCGTGAAGCAAATCCCGTAGTAATAAACAAGCCTTTAAGTTTACAAATAAAACCGAAGATTTTCTTTGAGAGTGAATACAGCTTTATAGAAAAGTATGCACATATAGTCCTGTATGGAGAGAAGAATTTTAAAGCGCACAAGAAAATAAGTGAAAACTATACTAATACGAAACGAGTAAATATAAAAATCCCTATACCTAATTCTCCTTATAAGGAGCAGGAGCTTTTGATTTTGCAGAACAAAATAGGGCGTCTAAATTTCTTCCCTAATATGAAGATGAGCTTGAAAGATTCGGTTAAAATAGAGGCAGTGAGCATGAGTACTGGTGAGAAGCGTATTCTGAATGAAAATGAATTTAGTATTTCGCTAGATGGTGGCTCGAAATATACGGATGATGAAAATCCTGCTATTGATATGGATACTGTTTTAAATGAAATGAACAGATCAGTAATTGAAAGTAAAATATATAATTTTTACATTAAAATAAATGCGCCAAGTAAATCTCATTTCTATATAGCAGAATATGCTCTAAACAAAAATATCAGGTGCGGTCATGGAGATGAGCTTTTGATAAGTCAAGGCGAAATAGTTTTTAATAAAAACTTTCAAAGCAGTGTAGGTTTCGTACGACCTTCATTCATTATCAGGAACAAATCAAGAGATAACCAGAGTTCAAAAATCAGCTCTTACAACGTGCTAGTTGAAGAGATGGAAACTAATGAAAAATCATATATAGAATATGAGACATTTGTTGAGCTGGAAAGAAGAGGGTCAAGTAATGTCGTTTAATCAACTTCTTCAAAATAATAAAAGTTTAAATTTAAGTTTTTTAAAAGAGAATCTTCAGAGAAATAAAGAGATATTCAAAGTAGCTCAAACTTTAAAAGAGCAGCTACTTAATGAACAAGAGTTGATGCATCCAGAAGAACGTGAAAAAACATTAAAGAATAATATAGTTCCTGCTTCGGAGTTCAATCAGGTAAATGTAGAACAACTCAATAATTTAAGAAGCTACATGGAAATGCTTCATGAGAAGAATATAAACCATGAACTAGAGTTAATTAAAAATCTTAAAGAACGAATGAATCATATTGAATCTAAAAAGATTGAAGTTAGCAGCAAGATAAGCGGGCTTTTACAAAAGTTAAATCATTTAAGTGGATTCACTGAAGGGTTTAAATTTGTCTTTAAAGAAGACTTCTATAACTTAGTTAATATTAGCAAAGACTTAATAACCAAAAGCGGCCTAGAAGTAAATGTTGAAGCAAATGTAGCAACACTGCCTGTTAAATCCAAAGTAAAGAATGAAGTATCAAGCATAGTTATTAGCAATGAGTCTAAAGGGATTCCTGGCAACTACATGACGGGTCAGAATAAGATGATCTATTCTTTAATCGATGGAAACCCTAATACTTACTTTGAGTTTTTTAAAATGAACACAGGTCCAGCAAGACTTGTGGTCAATATGCGATTTGCAAAAACTGAAATTGTAAACCAAATAAAGATTAAGCGAGCATTTACAACTGGATCAGCTTCATTTGTAATTAAAGATGTGATTTTCAATACAAACAAGAATAGGTCTATCAAAAGATTAATTGATATTAATGAACAAAAGATGGAAGTGTCAGCAACCAAAAATGGAGGAGAGCTGACTATTAATCATTTACCTATGGCGTGCAATTCCGTATCTGTTTATATAGAATCGAACGAATATACAACGACTAAAGATGGAATGAAAATCTTTAGTTTAGGGTTGCAGCAAGTTGAACTCAATAAGATTGAGTATGACGTTGAGGGAGAATTTAATTCAACAACAATCATAACGCCAGAAAATCTATTTGTCTTCAGTAGTGAATCAAAAGTATTTCCTGCTGATTCAGTAACATACACTGAAGAGCTTTCCCTATCTAAAGATGGAGGAGCGAAGAGAGAGCTTTTAGTTTATGATAGTAATAAGACTAAGAACTTATTGCTATCATCTGGGCAAAATTTTATCAATTACATATACTCATTAAAAAGAAATGATGAGTTAATCTCAAGTGGAGAAAGTATATCTACAGATGATTATTTTGTTAAATCCAGAAATTTACTTAAAACTGTAAATCGAAATATCAGCCCAATCAATTATTCCTTAGGGAACAATCGAATAAATAAAACTTTAAAAGTAATGCAAGGAGAAGTATTCAAGCGAAGTGCTTCAAGAGAAGATGCATTATATGTAGGACGGGTGTCTCTGGCCGGAGAGAATAAACTTGTATTGCCATTTTCTTTAAAGAGCTATGGTATAGATGAGGCTGATATACGGATTTATGGCAATAATTATGAGTTGGAACAAGCTGAAACATATAATGAGATTCAAGGAAATGAGAGAAAATTCTTTTTAAATTATGAAGAGAATTCAATCAGCATGCATCTGGGCAGTAACAAAAATATTAAACTAAAAATGCTTCTTGCGCCTTATAAAGGCAAAATACTCTTTAAAAATGAGGGGTATTACATTAAAATAAACGAACCCTTCGAATACGATAAAGGTTTAATAACTGTTCGAACTAAAGCAGCAAAAGGTGAAGAATTCGAACAAATAATTCCAAAAGGATCAAGGAAACATTTTTTACCGCACCAGAATATTTCTGAAGATCATTTCAAAGTTGAGGTAGAAAATGAAAACAAGACAGCGTGGGTAGAAGCAACCGATCAAATTGACTTAAAGTCCTCTAGTGCAGGAATATTGTCGATTAAAGGCGAAGGCCAATATAGAGTAAGGTATAAATACAATAAGATAAAATCATTAACTAGTAGGGAGTTTGAAATCTGGGGCCAAGGGTCAGAAATTAAAGGGGTGTATTTATATCCTGAAGCAGTATCATTTAATGATGGAGCAAAAGAAGTGTCAGGATTTTTAAGTGATGGCGAAACATTGATGCTTGAACACAGCAACATCATTGAAGGAACTATAAAATTTGAATCCCCCCTTTATGAGGGGCCTTGCAAAGAAATAGAATACATAGATGGTTACAGTGAGTTTTTAAATGTAAAAAAAATGAAAAAGGATTTTGTTCCACGTATTGAGTGGTCCACTGAAAATTTCATTCTTTTTACCGTGTCCAAACTTCCATATGAAGGAAGAAGCTATGGAAATTCTATGAAGCTATACAAGGATGGCGTAGAAGTACAAGGGGGTGACTCTAGAATTGAGGGAGATGGAATTGTCTATAAATTAGAACGCGGTAATGATGAAAGTCGATATGCAGAGAACTATTATTTAGAATATTATTATTTGGATGAAACTCCAGAACCAATAGAGCGATACTCAATTGATTATGAAAATGGTATCATCCATTTTACAAAAAAGCCCGATAACGCTCCAATGGTCTACTATAAGTATGGTGACATAGAGATTGAATACAATCTTTACCATGAGATTAAAAATTACATAGTAGATGAGCAGAGCGATACAGTATCTGTAAAAACGGAAGAATTTGGTGAAGGCAACAATAAGATAAAATTCTTTTGGCATGAAATTGAAAATCAAACCTCTTTAGAAGGTTTAGAAAAATACTATTCACCGATAGTATATAGCCTGAAGATGGGGATGAATTAACATGAATAAAAAACAATTATTAATGAGCCATCTAATCAAGGACTTCATAAAGGATAAGAAAAGATCCCCCTCTCAGAGGGAATTGGACTTCATGTACAATGAATATTTAATAGCTCATCCTAAATTTAACAAAGTAGGGCTCAATGGAAGCAAAAGACCAGAATTCAAACAAATGGTGAATAGTGAATCCTCTGCTAGTAATTTCAACAAAACAATAGATCACTGCTTGTCGGAACAAAATTTTGTAAATAACAAGTTAAGTAAAATTGATAACGAAACTGAAAAAGAGTTTCGAATGTATGCAAACAAATTTAATGAAAGTTTAAAGCATATTAAAAAAATGGAAAGGGAAATTAATAAAAACCTTTTGCTGCATGCTAAGGATGATATCTACACTCATGGATTAGTAGAAACATTTGAAGACTATGAGAATATTAATTTTGATCAAAGCAACATCTATATGTTTAACGGTAAAGTTACTTTGGGTTACACAAAGGTAACAGGAGAAAGATTCAATTCAGCAAATTTGTCATATTCTGTTTCTTCTCGAAGTGGTAGAAGCGTTATGCAGCGTAATATAAATGATATTTCAAACGCAGTTAACGAAGACGGAAACTTTTTTAAAGTATTGGTGTTTTCGAAAGTGCCTGATGATAGTATCGATTTTTATATTGACTTAACATTTAGTGAAGCAAGGCACATTGACACTTTAAAATTCACCACACAAGCAATTGAATCAAATTCTAAAATATTTTATAATTGTTATTATAGTGAAGATGATACAACATTGAATGAGGTTTTTGAAAGCAACCTAGCTATTGATAACAATGAGAACTATGTTGAGATCAATAAAGACTCTATTAAAAGTATACGTTTAGTTTTAAACAAACGAGGATACGATTATTTAGATGGTGAAGATTATGTTTATATTTTTGATTTAGATTTTATGGGTGGAACAACTAAAAAATTCAAAATAAACGAAGAGTCTGTTTTAAATCTAGGTCCCTACAAGATAAAAGATGCGGATGAGGAAGAAGTAAACTTTTCGATGGCGACTATAAAAGGTGGAACATGTTGTATCGTTCCAGATCGAACGAGTATCGACTTTTATTTATCAAAAGATAATGAAACCTGGATTAAAGCAGACTACAATAATACAGGTAGAGAGGTCATCCAATTTGAAGAGTCCAAAGAGCCTTTTGATGGGAGTGGCCTTTTTAAACGATATGATACGATATTAAGTAGCTTGCCTCTACAAGATGTAATAGAGGATGATTCTAAGATAGCGTTAGATCTGCTTCCTCATCAACGATTGCTTAACCTTTACATATTGAAAGAAAACTTTAAAAATATTGTAAAAGAGTCCATGGTTATAAAGCGCAACGTTTGCAACAAAGGCAATAAGGAAACTTATGGTGCCAAAGAGGGTTGGTATAGAGATGCAAATGGGTACTATTGCTGCTTAATAAATATTAAAGAAGCGGAAGGTAGGTATCTGAATTTTGGTGAAAAGTCATGTTTTATAAATGATAAGCAAGTAAGCGGAAAACATTTTTTAACTTTTGGAGAACATAAATTCAAAACCAGTGAAGAGAACTGGTATGACTTAGATATGAATAATGAAAGCGAGTTAAATAATGAAGCGCAGTTAAGAGAAGAAGATATCCTGTACCCGTATAATCATAAATACATTATAGAAGGGTTCAACTATTCCAATATTTTCAATGGCAAAAAAGTTTACTTAGCCAAAAGTGAAGTGTATAGTTTCTCTTTAAATGAAGTTTCAAACCAACGATTTTTAATCGGTAGGGATTTAAACAATTTCACTTTTATAAATAGTGAGTTCACAAACGATGATGGAGATATTATCGAAGCTGTATTCATAATGGTTAATGCAAAAGAAGACTCTAGCGAAATTAAAATGGAAGATTACAAATTAGAGTGCATTAAACGAAACTCGACTAATGGTGATTCAAGCAATGAGTTGTATATTAAAGCGATATTGAAATCTTCTGATCCTAGTGTCACACCTAAAATAGATCAAATACAAGTTAGGGTAATATAATGCTTGATCCAACAAATCATTTAAATAATTTAAATAAAAGAATAGAAATAAGTTCTTCTGAGATTGCAAATGTTCAATTGAAAGAAAGTTTTGTTTTAAATAGTCGTCGAAATGCTAGTGATTTAGTTAGCATAGGAGACTATATCAATGAGGTGATTGTAAGAAGTTACTCTACTTTATGTTCAAACCCTAGGTATCCTAAAGACGCATTAGCTAATGGACTGTCTGGCTCAACTATAGTGACGTGGTTAGAGGAAGATGGGAATAACAAATACAATTCACCCATTTTTTGGTTCAGTTCAGAGAACCCTGATAATGATGGACGCCCTTGCACAATTAAAGAATCTTTTCAGTATATTTGGGAAAATTTAAATCAACGTGTAATAGAAAATCGAGCAGACCCTACAGATTTAAGTGAGATAGAAAACAGTTTAAGTTGTCTTGATAGTATGTTGGATCGGCTCAAGATTGATACGTTTGGGAATTCTTTTATACTTACATGCAATGATGAGTGGACCAAGCAAACTTGGCCAATCTCTAAACATGTATTTGAAATATTAAATCAACTAACAACAGGACACTTAATTGATAATATCAATGGCTTGAATAAGGTTTCTGAGCCAGCCTATCCCGATTTAAGCTGGAGCATAGAGTTAAATGATTTGTTAGATGTAGATCTTGAAAGTGTGCCCCCCAATCACGGAGACGCCTTAATATATGATGGAACTACTGAGAAGTGGCAGCCAGGTAGCGCAGACGTAAAGTGGATCGATGAGCTATATGATGTTGATACATCCTCTACTCAGCCTGTAGAAAATGATATTTTAGTTTGGGATCCAAACCATAAAGATTCTCAAGGAAGCAGTGATCCAGAACATGATGGAGCTTGGGTGCCTGTATCGCCAGATACTTTGTTTAGTGATTCTACTTTAGAATACGCATATGAATTAAAAGATGTAGATTACGGTGACGGAGCAACAAAAGCAGGTAATGGGCAAATCTTAGTTTGGCGAACAGATGAAGACCCTGACAATGATGGAGGTATACAAGGAGCTTGGGTACCAGAGTATCCTGATACTTCATCAAGCTCTAGTGATCTATTTGGTACTGGTTTATGTCCTGGGGAGACATTAGATAATAAAGACTTTTTAGTTTACACTAACAATTGTGGAGATAATCAGAGTGTAAGCAGTCCTGGGTGGGTTGCTCAAAACAAATACAACCCCATGCTTACCACTAAACTGCCTTATGCTTCACCTGCTAGAAATACACTCTGGAATAAAGATACAGAAGATAATCTAAATATTGATTGGGACGACAATACTATATTCCCAGGGTTGGTAGGGGTTGCAAGTGATTACGAGATTTCTAAATTGTGGTCATTTAATTTAGATGTCTACAATACTGAAAATTTGATTGATGGAAGTTTAAAAAGTGGAAGCTTAATATCTTATGTACTTACTGCTGACAGGTTTATAACAAGCTTAATTGGAAAGACAATAAGCGGTGTGCCTGGAGCTTTACAGACAGAAAATAGCGCAAGTGAAGGAGTAGCTTTCTATGATCCCAGCTATCATACTGCAAGTGAAGTATCAGCTCTACAAGCTGATGTTACCCATATGCACGTAGAGGTAAACTTGTTGCAGCAAAATGTAACAAATTTCTTCTTATCAAGATTAAACCGAAGTTCAATAACAGAACTTGCAGATGTAAATACGTCTGGTGGCGGAGTAAAAGCGAACGACCTATTAGTTTGGGAGCCTAATGAAATTGACGATAGTGGGTTGCAAAATACAGGATGCTGGAAGCCTAAAGAATTAAGTACAATAATGAGCGAATTGGGGATATCCACTGGGAGTGGATCGTCAACAACAGCACTAGATCAAATAGTAGAACAAGGAAGTATAGTCGAAGTAATTGATGACGGAAGTACCCAAGCAATCGTATTAATGACTGACAGTACTAAAAGATGGATAGTAAATGCTAATGGGCATATGTTGCCATATGCAAATGCAAGCTACGACATAGGTAGTGCTGAAAAGAAAGTTAGGCATTTATTTTTAAGCGACAATTCTCTACATATTGGTGTCAACACGTTGGGTGCAGCAGGCGGGATTCCTAAATGGAACAGCACTTTCAGTATTCCTGTATACTCTGGAGCACCTGAGAACAATGATGTATTGAAGTGGGACGGAGCAGGATGGAGCCCAAGTCCTGAAAGTGTTAGTAGTCCTTCAGGAAGTGGCATTGAAGGGTCATTTGAAAATGGAATTAGTAATGAATTTTCAATTGAAGTTAATTATGATTCAAATGGATATAATTTAGGAACCGGTAAGTCGCATCATATGTTTCAGTTCAAGAATCAACAATCTGCAGCCATTACGATTAAGGGCTTTAGCATCTTGTGCAAAGAGATGTACAGTTCGACAATTGAACTATCTTTTGCAAAATGCCAAACAGCAGAACTGTTGGGGAATGTTTTCACAACAGCATCTGATGTGAAAACAATGAATAGAGTTAATACTGACCCGCAAGCTAATAACGTGGGGGTTGGATTAGTAGAAGGGTCTGTTGAAGTTTCACTGAATTCAGGAGAATGGATTGTAGTTTTCTTGAACTTTTATGAAAAAGTAACTGACAGCAATAAAGATTGGTACATTCAGTTAAAATATACAGAATAGATTTGAAAAGTTGTTTCAAGGCTAATTGATATAAATGTATTATCTGCTATATAATAGTATTATTTACAGAAAGACCTAGTCATGCCTCCACAAAACACACCCGCACCTGATATAAATCTAGTTAGTTACAGATTAAAAGAAATAGAAAATAGCTTAGAAAAAAATATTGAAAAGCTTGCAGACAAAATTGATCTGCTGCTAGCAGAGTTAAATAAAACGACAATTGCTCAGTCAGAGACGAAAGTCAAAGTAGACAAATTGGAAGTTGAAGTAGCTGCATTAATTAAAGCAGACTTATCTATTAGAAGTGAATTGTCTCAAGTTAAGGTTAGCATAGCTGAAAAATTAACTTGGGGAGCGGCGGGTGGGGGACTTGTTAATCTAATAATTAGCTTCTTCCAGAATGGAGGTCAGTGATGCCAATAGATATTAACGAAGAATTTGACCAGCAAACACTAAGGCGCATAAGTAATTTAGAAGAGCGTATTCGTGATATCTTTACTGCTCAAAATAATTTTGTATCATTAAACCAAATCCAGCAGTTACTCTCGGTAATAAGCACAGATCTTGCTGTTTTAAATGAGACTATAAGATCTTTAGAAAGAAGAATTAGTATACTGGAAGATATACCTCCAATAAACTAATTGGTTTTCTTGTTCTTCTCAAGATGCTTTTTTAAAGCTTCTTGTGCAGCTTTTTTAGCTTTTTCTTTACATTTAGAGCAGGCCATAATGTTATTCTTGGTCTTCTTGGTCGACAGACTGCTTTTCAAGCTTCTTTTTTAACCGAGTGTTTTCAGAACGCACTTTTTTTAAGTCTGCTTTTAAAACTGAAAGTTCTTCTTGAGATGCAAGGAAAAGAGCTTCTGCATCAGAAAGTTTTTGTTGATTTTCTTTCTGAGATTGTTCTTTTTGGTTTAAGATTTTTTGGATTCTAGATTGAAGTTCATCACAATCGCAGTCTGGTGCGCAATCTTCTTGAGGCTTCTGCATCGATAATTTCTGCTTGAGATTTATAATTTCATTCTCTAATGCAATAATTTTTCTAGAGCTCGCGACTCTTTCTTTAAATAAACTCATAATTAAAATCCTCCATTAGGTTTATGAGGTGTAAACAATACGTGAGGCAACCAGTTAGTTGATTCAGAATTAAACTTTGACTCCGAATCTAAGATTGCATGTATACCAACTTTATCTACTTTAACACCTACTATATTGTCCATTGCAAGTACTTCTGCAACTCTTTCAGAAAGCCAGCGCTTACCTTGAACTTCCCATTCTGGAAGTTTATTGTTTTGATTAAAATCAACGACACAACTAGAGTGAGTTTTAACTTCTGTCATATCAGAAGCGAATGATATTAAAACATCTTTGAAGTGTCGGCAACGACGGAGCCAAGTAAAGATTGCACCAGAAAGTTGCTCTTTAGAAATGTTTTCTGTTAAATTAGCTCCACCTGGAATGATTAGTTTGATTTGTTTATTAATCTTCGGTCCTGAAAGTTTCTGTACCAAAGATTGTTGATGAGCAACAGAAGGATTGTTGCCGAGTTGTTTTATAGCACTGTGTCTATCCATGAATTAGCCTCTTCTTTTAAAAGAATATAATCTGAGTTGTTTAATTTATATTTTAATTTTATATTTTTCCAAGTATCATTTTCATGAAGCAAAGATATTATTATAGAATATAATAACTTGTTTCTTAAAAAAAGAAAATACAATTCTAAAGACAGATCAGAATTCAAAGTGAATTGAGTTGAGAAAAAAAGATCAACAGGGTTCGTAAAGAAGTCCCGTTTGAATTGTTGTAAGATTCTTCTGATAATTTTAAACAAAGAATATTTTATTTCTTGAGATATATAAAATAAAAACTTATATCGCTTAGGGTAATTATCATAAAGGATGGTTTCTTTATACATGTGCATAAGGAACGCTTCAATTAAATGATCTTTGAAAGTTAAAGAATTATCTTTTAAGTATCTTTTATAAGTATCTAACTTCCAAGCAAAAGATGCTTTTGGTTTATCATCTTTGGAAAGCAATGAAAACAAAGTAACAATATTAATATTATTGTTGAAATTGATTTTTAAAAAATCATTAGCCCAAATATCAAAGCAAGAGTTAATTTGTTTTATGCAAGACTCCAAAGAGTCAACAGATTTCGCCTGCTTGAAATCTCGATAGTTGAGCATAAAAAAATCGAAATCAGAAATAAAAAAACTATTTGTCTGTTTCATTTTTAATATAAGCGTTAAAGAAATGTATCCAGTCATCAAGACGCATAGTGCATAATATTTCAGCTCTGTCATCTTTGGTTATAGCAACGGGAATCTTTCCATTAACATTGGCGTCTTCTATAGCTTGTTTAAGAGCTGCCTTTATATGACAGCGTTTATGTCTTTTAGCTTCGACATGTATAACTGGCATGTCGACATCAGAAACTTCAGCCCCACCACTTCTTGACTGACCAATACCTCTCTTAGCTTCGAATACAGTATTGTCAGTAAAGTACTTTGCAAGTTGTCTTTCAAATGATGCGCCCTTGATACGGGCGCCTTTTCCACGAGAAGCCATATTTAACTCTTTTCTATTTCAAAATCTAATTTGTTGCTTTCAGTAATTGCATCAATTAGATTAAAGCCTAAAGCTTCTTCTGAATCAAAATAAAAATTAGTTTTGCCTTCGAAATGTTTATTCCAAATGTTCTTTTTAATTTTTGCTCTAGCTCTAATTATACCATCTGTAAGATCTTTACAATTAGAGTAGTAATCATTAAGTTGATTCATGTTTTGAACAGAATTAACCATAGAGTCTTGGATGACAGGTTGGTGATAATAGAAAGTAGTATTAGGAGAGCTGACTCTGTAATCTCCTGAGCTCAGTATTAATAGTCCAGCTGATGCACACAAGCCTAAAGCGTGTATGATTACAGGACAGGAAATTTGAGCAATTACATCGTATATAGCTAAACCATCAGTGAGGGATCCTCCAGGAGTATTCATTAATATGGTGATAGGTTTTTCAGGATCAAGCTCTTCAAGGTGCTTTAACTGACTAATGAGCAGCAGAGCAGTTTCTTTTGTAACGTCATTGAAGAAAGGTAATACTCTAGTGTCGGCACCAAAGTATTTTGGTTCAAAGCAGTTCCATGATTCAAAATCAGAATTCATTAGAAGCTGTGAAATTAAATTTTGTTTCAATTCGTTCATAAATTAGCTTTCGTAAAATATTTTTTGTTTTAAAAAATCTGAATCAATCTTATCATAATGCTTATAAGAGATCTCTAGATAGCTATACCCTGCATTTAGTAATGCAGTTTTTTTGCGGTTATCTCGATACTGAATATTATGAAAATTTTTCTTTTGATTAAAGTAAGAGTCGGTAGAACCGAAAGATTGCATTTTGTAATGTTGCACGCCATGTAGCTCAAGAATAATATTGTATTCGTCAATATACCAGTCTACAGCATCTAAATAGTGCAGATAAGTAGGAGCAAGATCCCGTACTGGAACTTCTTGATAACATTGAAGCTGCTTGAAAAAGGGGTCGGTAGAGAAGATATGTTTAACTTTTTGATGCAAATTAGAAGCGGATTCATAAGTGTAGAATTGATTTTTCCAAGAAGATCTAGGCATCAAATCCTTCTCCTATAATAATCTCTTTATCTTTATCAAAACCAAGTACACCTTGGTCTACAAGAAAATTTAAGAGGTCCACCCATAATTGATCATCTTCTATTTGGTAGAATTGACCAGTTGCACTTATTTGTTCTAAGTAAATCTTACCCGTTGGTTCGTGAAGTAATGCGACATATTCAGATAAAGATCTTTTGGCAGTAGCCATGTGGACCCAAGGTCCGCCATTGAAGATGTTAATGGGAAGGTTAACTCTTGCTCGTGAAGCAAGTTTGAAATCACCATATTCAGCCATAAGTACACTCCTTCCGTTTGGTGCAATTTGTATTTGGGCAATAAGGTATTGTATGTAATGAATCGCAAGATTCAAGATACTTTTTTTGTGCGTTAAGAAAATTAACTTTATGTTGTTTTTTAACCTTGCCTGAGCTTACATGAGAAAAAGAATAATTTTTTTGACTCTTGTTTCTAAAAGTAGCAGAAGGCACAGAAAGATAATGTATCTTAACTGGAATGTTAGAAGAAATATGAGAGTAAATTTCTTTTAAACATTGTATTTTAATAGATATTAAAAAATCATTTTCTTTAATATGCTTTGTTACCATAGGGTAAAAATTAACAGTATGTATTTTAGATGGATTAGCATCCTCAACTAAAATTAAATCTAACTCAAGTTTAAGTGAAATAAATTCAGTAGATACTGTAGGTGAAAAATTAGTAGCTAACGGAGTGTAAATTGTTATAGGAAAGATTTTAAAGTAACAATTGATAATATTAATCGCCCAACTGACAAGATATTGTATATCATCAATTGTGGATAAAGAAGGGTGATAATTCGCAATATTGGTTTTGATTATTTTAATAAGATCTTTATTAAAATCAAAGAGATTGTTTTTAAGAAAAAGCAAATATACTTCTTTTATAGATTCATATATTATATTTTGTGAAGCTGAAACTTCTAGTATGTTACCGTCAAGCCTATATAGTTCAGGGCAATATAAAGAAGTTTTAAATTGAGCTTCAGTTAGCATTAGTAAATCGTTTTAACAATTAGAAAAGAAGTCAAACCTGTAGCGGCTATAGCTGTAATAGAATAGAAAATAGTTTTAGTTTTTTGCTCTTTGTACAATTCAACCTGGAGATTTAGTCGTTGAGTTAAAGATTCGTTCTCTTTGACAATAGAAACAAAGCGAGAGTTTGCGTCATCTTGACATTTGTTAAGAGTCTTTTTGCATTGTTTAGAAAGCAAATCTAAATTCAAGCTCATAGTGTCTGCAAAAGAGTCAAATTCAACTTTAATTAAAGCTAAATCAGCAACTGAAAGTAAATAGCCTTCAGTAATGATTTTATCACCTGCAAAATAATATGGTAAAAAGAATTGGTGAGGACCTAATTTTAGATCAAAGTCTAAAGATTCTTTAGGTTTTTTGATTGGTTCAGCAATTACAGGCGGAACAATAAAAAACAATAATAGACAAAATGATAATATTTTTTTCATCGACTTGCCTTACAAACTTCGCATTTAAGCTCAAGGCAAGCTGCACGATACCTTAGAACCTTTTGAGAACAAATAGATTCTTGTTGCTTTATGCATTCGGCTTGAAATTGTTGAGTTTCTGATAAATGATCATTTCTTAAAGTTTTTATTTGATGACCAAGTAGAGTTACTTGGTCTATTTCTTTTTTGCAAAGAATATCTTTTGGAACTGGTTTTGGAGAAATGGCATAGCCAACAACCATACCGATAAGAATAAGTGCAAAAATAATTGCGAGGAAGATTTTTAAATCTTCCATCTTTTGTAAAAGAAAATTCATTTAAAGTTACCTTCTTCTGGCTGGTTGTTTTTGTAATATAAATCTTTTATATGTTTAGATAAAAATATTGGCTTTACTTCATAATCGTTCTTATGAGCTTCGTCATAAGATATGATTTGATAAGGAGATTTGGAATAATTAGTATTTATTTCAGGAAGGATTAAGCTCCTTTGAATTAAAGCTTTTTTAATCCTATCAATAGAGTTGCCTATATAGTTGTCGCCTGCTTCTAAGTAGTAGAATGTTTTATTTTTAGGAACTAATATTCCTAATGTTTTCGAATCAAGCATCAATCTGCTCCTTATATGTTAATTTAATTAGTTTAAGATCTTCATCAAAAGTCCCTAATGATTCTATCAGAATTGCTGTCGCTTTATTAGGTACTGTAAAAGTTTGACCGGGAAGACGTGGAACGCTATCTAGTAAAGACAGGTGCTTATCAAGCGGATAGAAGATAGCTGAACCGCACAGTAAGTATAAGAAACAAGCGGTATTTGGTTGAATTTTCAAATGTAGGCTTTGCTGTTGACTTAAAACGATTTCATCGAATTCAAAATTAGAAGTTTTCAATAAGTTTTTAGTAAGACAATTAAGCATTGTAGTCCTCCGATTGGCTTACAATAACTTTTTTACCATTCGTACTTACATAACCTGAAGATTTTAAATCTTTAAAATTCTCGGCTTCTTGCAAGCAGGAAGTGGTATCAACATGCTTCAAAGAAACTGTTGTTGGGTCAAGATCCAATACTAGTTTATCTTTAAACCCACTAATCTTATTTTTAGTAAAATGAAGCAGCAAGCGAGGGAAAATATTACCTTCTTGATCTTTCCAGAAAATTTCACAATGCTCTTTACGATCATGCATATCGTTGTAAACATGAAAAATAACATTAGGTCGATACATTAATGCGCGTGCATCTGCTAGATCATCATCAACTGGAAGCTTAAGCCTACTATGATCCATAGGCATATTCTTCCTATACTCGGCAGTAGCAATCATGCAAGCATGATATTTAATAGTAAGATTTTTTTGTTGATTTGATATAGAAGTCATTCGACTAGATTGTTCCATATTCATAAAGTCCATGTAATTGTGCGTATTGTCACAAATCATCATAAGCTTTCTGTCAGGATATCTATTTCTATAGTAACGTAGATTTCTTTCTAGAGTGCTGAGAGTCGCGCCATCTTCGCTATCAATAATGACTAAACGTTCGGATTCAATTAGTTCTCGAAAACATTCATTGGCTTTTTCAAAAGCATGAGTGTATTCAACTGGATAATCTTTCAAGGTTGTTTTGGGCTGAACTACCATACCAATACTCAAAGGAACCCCTTCAGGGTAAAGCATTCGGTAAAGATTAGTTTTTATTCTTGGTTCGATTTGTTCGTAACTGTCGTCAGTGCTGTGTATTAGCACAGTCGCATTCTCATCAGAAAGTGCGACATCAGTTCCGATCATTAAACATGTTGCAGTTTTACCTGAATTAGCACGACCACCTACATACATTAAAGCACCAGAAGACCAACTCATCCCACCATTCATGTTGTCTGCAAAAGTTTTAAAATAATTCATTTTAAAGCCTGCTGCAGATGCATCAGCTGAAGCAGATGCACGAAGTTCCTGTATAGCATCAAATCTATTTATCTGATAATTGATGCCAATTGAATCAGTTTTAAACTCTTTCTCAATGAGTTCCAGCATCTGTTCATGTGAAGCCATATGAGCTCTAATATTATTAGGATCTTGCTCAACAGCTCGCATGTAAGCTTCAGCAGCAGTCTTACTCTTTTCTAATTTTTGAGAAAATTTATTAGATCGAATTGCATTTACATCGGCCAATATAGAAGACGTAGATACTGTTGTGAATTGTGCTAGCTCTTTAATAAGTAGTTCACGCTTCACTTCAGTCTCTTCAGCAGCAATGATAGGAACCATCTTCTGGCAAATAACATCAGGCGTATGATTTTCTGAAAAAGAATTAAGCTGCCATTCAAATGCAGACATCTTAACTAGATTTAAATAATCTTCTGCAGCATCTGAGTTTTGAAGAAATTCGTCGGTATCTTTGTATTCTTGACCTTTAGGGGGCATCACTATATAAGTGCTAATGCCAGAAGTAGCTTTTAGAATATTCTCTAGTACACGCTGAGTAGCTGCATAGCCTGCAGCGTCCCAATCGAAATTTAAGAAAAGCTTTCTGATGCCAATTTGCTTAAGGTAAAGCAAATGAGTTTCTGTAAAAGCAGTACCACAAACAGATACAGCATTTTTAATGCCCAGTCTGTAAAGTTGCATCAAGTCACCAGGACCCTCAACTACATATAGTCCATACTTTTTAGCATCACGATAAGCTACATCAATACCCATTAAAGCTTTATTCTTTTTATAGATAGCTGATTCAGGGCTATTAGTATACTTGGGAATGCTTTGGGCTTCGAAATCTTGATTCCGACAAATAAAGCCTACAGTTCTTTTAGCATGATCTTTGATTGAAAAGGTTATTTTACTATCACCAAAATAATCAACGAATCTTGTGCTAATTAAATTAGTGCTAGCAATGTAACTAGAATCCCAACCCTTTTCGACTAACTTTGCTACAAGAGAATCCTTATCTAAAGATGCAGCAGGAATAAAACTTTGAATCCAGTTTCGCTCCACCATATACTCATTATCTTTAGGATTGACAGTTGCAATAGTGTCAGAGATATCTTGAGCTAATTTGTATAATTTTATTCTCTCTTTATCTTGCTCTGAGAGAACGCCAGGCGAATAAGGGATGTCTAGCATATCACAGAGAGTGGGAATGGTAAGAGTGAGCCATTCTGAACCGCTAAGCGGCAACTGGTCGAAATGCTCAGCGCAAGTAAATATGTCACCATAAAAACCACAACTAAAACATTTAACAGTTTCGTTGTTGGTTCTAGGGTTTAGCCCCATACTAGGATGCTGGTCATCATGTGCAAAGCATTGGAATTTTTTTGTTAGATCAATATCAGATGAAAGTTTTAGCTGTAAATATTCTGGCAGTTTGCTGCGCAAAAGAGCAATTACTTCATCAGTATCAGTAATATACATTTATAATCCTTTTACATTTTATGTTTTTAACATATGTGGAGTGCTCTCATGAGATGCACTGTTTGAAATTTGAAGAAATTTTACATTTATAGGAGACAATTGGCTTACAGAAGATAAGCCTAAATAAGAAATAGCAGATGCTATAGAAGCATTAAAATTTAAAATAAAATCAGCAGTAGTGTAGCTTGGATGTTGCAAGGGACCTTGCACTCCTTCTACATGTAAAGGAAGTTTTCGAGAATATGTTTTCTGAAATTCTTTCGAAGCTTGCCCTCTGTAATACTTATAAAGGTATTTGTTTTGGAACAAGTAACCAAATGAAATAATATTTAAAAACTTTAAAAGTTTAGATTGTTTCCAGCCATGACTTTCGATAGCTTTACTGAATAAATTGCCTATCATTACTGCATCTGCGCCTGCAGCTAAATATTTTATTGCATCTCCGGTACTTCTAATACCTCCATCAGCGATTATAGTGACTTTATCATTCAAGTTATAAGAAAAGAAGCCTGACCAAACATCGTAAACTGCTGATAAATTAGGAACGCCACAACCTGTAACAATCCTAGTAGAACAGGCAGAGCCTGGGCCAATACCCACTCTTATATGAGTGCAACCAGCTTCATGGACATTTAAAGCTGATTGAAAGGTAGCTACAGTGCCGGACATTAAAGCTTTACACCAGGATGCATTAGCATACTTATTATAAAGAGGATAGGTATCTATCATGTCGCCGTGAGCGACATCTACAGATATGTTTAAAGAAACTTTAGACTTATGATTTTCAACCCATTCTTTTAAGAATTGGAATGTTTCATTATTGGCTCCTACAGAAAACCAATAATTTTTATGTGCGTGATATTTTTCTAAAGACTGAATGAGTTCTTTTTCTGAAAGATATCTACAAAAAACAGTAGCTTGGTTTAAAGGTAGCAAAGCGTCGCATAGATTGGTCCCAGTTACGGTATCCATAGGACTGCTATAGATATAAGTGCTACGCACATCGGCATTAGAGCGGCTTCTTAATAGCCCGGTTGCAGGCTCTAAAAGTACATCATCGGTAGATAACTTTACATTTGTTCGAAGAACGGTTTCATTATGAGAGAGAAAATCAGCTTGTTTATCGTTCATTGGAATTCTTTCAAAACATCTTGGCCATTACAAATCGTTTTATAGTCACAGAAACGACACTGCCAATCACCTTTTTCTACAGCTTTGACAATGCGCTTTTTACCTTCTTCAATTTGCTTTTGACGTTTTTCAAATTGTGTCTTGTCTGTTTTACTCAATAAACCCTGGTCATAAAGTGATTGGATTTTTGCTTGTGAATAACTAAGTTCGTAATCAGGAGGAGGGATAGTTATTTTTTCAGCATTAACTGAATCAGATATTTGCTTGTAGTTTTCAAGTATGCTTTGAATAGTTATATTAGAATTTACTTTAGAAGTTGTTATAGGAGTGTGGCCTTGATAAAAAATATAATCAAGATCATCGTCACCTTTTTCTACGGTGACCATATACTCAGCGTAACGGCCAGTATCCCTAGCGCCATAAGTAAGTAGAGCAGGACCAAAATCACTATTACTGTTACCATACCACCACTGATAAAATCCTATTTGCATAAGGTTTGAATCTCTAGGAGTACCTAGAAGATTCTTTTTATGTTGAGCTTCTGTTCCAAGAACACTGTTGGCATTGAAACCATAAACAGATTTAACTTCTACAATGTGAAATTTTGTTGTTTCAGGATTAATAACAATCAAGTCTAATTTTCCTGATATATTATATCCAGGTACATAAACACTTATTTGATCCCCAATGTAAACTCCAGATTCTTTTGCTAGATTGATGCAATAATCCTCATAGAGAGAGCCTTGAATCCAAATCCACTGAAGGTATTTGCTAGGTGGGGCTTTATGTTCATTAATAATATTAACTAAAGGTTTTAAATGATCGTATTTTGGATCAAAATGATAACTGTCTTTAGCGAATCTAAAATAAGACTGACGCCTACACTTACCAATGACCTCTTCGTTTATGATTGCAGTAGCAGATGAAGGCCACAAGGTAGGTGCTTTTTGCTCTCCTAATTTTGGCCTTTCAAGATGCTTAGAAATGTGCTTTATGAAAGACCAAGTCATTAATCATCCTTTAAGTTGATTTGAGAATCTTCGACTTCAACCTGAGATTCGGTTTCGGCTTTTTGCATTTCAAATTGTTTCTTTATTTCGACTATTCTTTCATCTTGGAAAGCTTGAAATTTTTCTCCCATTTCAATTCCAATTTCTTTATCTTCTAGTTCTGAATAAAGATATTCAACTAATAGGGAAAGTTGAATCATAGAATTAAAATTATAATCTATTCTTGCTTCTAAAGCTTGGGTTAAAGGGATGAGAAAGCCAAAGGGAACTGGTTGTTCTTGCACTTCTGGGTTAAGTTGTTCTTCTGACATATTAAATTACACCTTTTTTGGTGGGTAAATGAGAACCTAAATAAATAGGATGGGAATCGTTAAAATTAGTATTGCCGTTAGCATCTTGGTAGATAACAGCATAACCATTCATAGCATTTTTAAATCTTAAATCTGCTCTGAACTGGTAGGGGAGTTTATGCGCCATAGCGCCTTGTTCGATGAGCAGTTTTCCTGAAACTACTCCCTTATAAACCTTGTGGGTGTGGCCGACAACTATAGAATCAAAATCAGTTTGATCCATTCTGTGTGCAAAATGGTCAAGTAACTTAACTACAGTTGCTCCAGGGTAACGGCTGGCAAAACCACTTGGGTGTGTAAAGATTGTTTGACCTATCCTAACGTACCAAGAGTCGGCTTTTTGATAATGAACGTTTTCAAATTCATGTACTTTTTCTAAATCTCCAAACGCATTAAGTCTTTCACCATTAGCAATTCTTGAAAGAAGATCTGGGCGATAAACTTTCTCTATATCTGAAGATATGCCACTCATTTTAAGAGCTCGAGTAGTTCTGTAATCATGATTTCCTGAAACAAGAACGACCATAGGGAAGTTATCTGAAAGGTATTTGACTAAATCAAAAGCAGCTCGATATTCTTTTATTGCAGCAACGTTTTTGCTTTTACTAAAAGTACTAAACATATAGGCGTCAAGTATATCACCATTCAAAACAATAACATCTGCATCGTGGTGTTGAGCAAGAGCTATTTTCATATCTTCCCAAAGAAAAAATGGTATGTGAAGATCACTAAAAGAAACAATTTTCCTTTCTTTACTGGTCGTAAGGCCTAAGTCTAGATGTTCACTTTCAGATCTAAATTCCTTTGCAGCATCAATGATTGTTGCCCAAGCGTGATCATATTCAGGTACTGCGGCTTCAGTAATATTTTCACGAGCAACTTTAGTTCTTACAGCATGAAAAGTTCTTTTAACTGGAAAACCCGGAGTTCCATTGTCATGTTTCAAACAAATTAATTCAGCAATTTCTTTAAAAGTTTTTTCGCCAGTAAAAAGTTGGAGTAGGTATTCTTCTTCAGGAGTCCATCTCATAATCGTCCTCATATAAATGTATGGAATTTAAAATTAATTTTATATCAGGTTCTATTCTTTCTACTTTAACTTTGCAACAAACAATATCGGTCTCTTTAAGCTCAAGCTTTGAAACTTTTGGCCACAACTGTGGGAAAACAACAATCTCCGCACTACTGGTCTTATCATTGATTTCAATGAAAGCCATTTGTTTGCCTTTGCGAGTTACAATAGTCTTTATAGACAGGATAACACCTGCGACATTAGCATATTCAGATTCAGTTAGGGAAGATAATTTATCCCTACGTATATCAATTAAATCTAAAGGGTGGCCGCCAATATAACATCCAATGTAATTGGCTTGATCTAGAATTTCTTTCATACCTAGTTCTACAAATGAATTTTTAAGTAGTTCAGGAAATTCAGGTTTTTCTTTTTCCTTTAAGGATACTTTTTTCTTTAGCTCTTGATCTTCAATTGGTTGAAGTTCTTCAGACATAAGGTGAAAGTTATCCATATCGTTCTCTTTTATTTTATCTTTATCAATTCTATTTTGGATCTTTTTGATTTCTTTTCTAAGAAAATTACGACGCTCAATTAGCGGAATCACTCTTCCGTTATACGCATTTCGTTCAATAACGTCTAATTGTCTCTGCTTGTATGCTTCGACGTCTCTTATATAAGCATATATAAGTGGGCACTTTTCAAGTAAATCGGCTCTATCATAACCTAATTTATCAAAAGCACCAGCTTTAACTAAGGCTTCAAAGGTTTTTGTGTTTACTTTCTGCAAGTTCACTCTAGAAACAAAGTCTTTGACAGATTGGAAAGGAGTTTTTTGACGAGCTTTAATTATCATACGAGCTGCAGTTCTACCAACATCTCGAATTGCATTTAGTCCAAAAAAAATCTCGCCATTAGCAATTGTAAATTCAAAACTTGATTGATTAACATAAGGCGGGTTCACAATTACACTAAACTTTTTTGCTTCTGCAATGTATTCTGGAGCTTTAAATGCCCAGCTTTTAGGTTGCAAAGTTTTACTTCTAGTAGACATGAGAGCTGTAAAGAATTCTACAGGGTAGTGTGTTTTCATATATGCACTTACATAAGTGAGTATAGAGTAACTAACACTATGTGCTTTATTAAAACAGTTAGAAGCGATTGCGCCATTTTCTAGAACAAAGTTATGGTTACCTTCTAAAGAAGCCACACCTATATCGTATACCTCTTGTTCTCCGAGATATTCTTTCGAAATTATTTTCATTAGTTTCCTTTATATATAAAAAAAGGGCAGCCCGCATTGTAGCGGACCACCCTTTAAAAACAAGAGATTACTTTATGTGTTAAACTATATATTAAATTGTATACCAACCACTTGAGCCTGCAGAAATGAGAGTTCTCGATGCACCAGGAGCCAATGTGATCTTTTTATTGGTTGCATCTGATACGCCATCAATATTACTAGTAGAGTCTATTACCAGATCATTTGAAGTAGTACTGATATTCTTGACCTTAACCTCTCTATTGACCATTTGACTATCATTGGCGGAAGGAAGAACAAATTCGATACCAGTATTACTTGGATTGATTAACATGATATGGTCATCAGCAAAAGATTCGTCATCATCAAAATTATAACTACCATTTTGGGTAGATATGTTTTTGACTTTTACACGTCTTTGGATAGCGTCAGTAGTCAATTTGCCTTGTATATCTACATTACCACCAGTATCATCTGAAGAGTCAGATCTAATAGTAAGGCTATCGCCGTAATCGATGTAAATGTTACCATTTGTTGCATCAAGTGTTAAATCTGAAGATGAAGCTATTTTGGCTCCATTAAGAGTAAGATTATCTATAACTGCTTCATCAGCAGTAAGACCAGTTGATTCAAGCTTATTGTCATCGTCAACTTTAAGAGTAGTAGCAGTTACAGTACCTAAGTTACCAATATCTTGATTAGTACCAGCAACAAGAGCTTTATCAGTTGCAGCAGTACCGTTGGTAATGCCATCAATTTTTGCAGCATCTGTAGCATCAATTTCTACACTATCAATAGTAATTTTATCTACAGCCAAATCAGCAAAAGTAACATTATCAGTAGTAGCTACAGCTTGAGCGATAGCAATACTGCCATTAGTGATAGTTACGCCAGTTCCACCAGCAATATGGGCTCTTACTTCAGCAGCACTTGGACCAGTATAAGTGAATACACCAGTAGAGGCATCATAAGCAAGACTTCCATCTCCGCCTGCGTCAGTAGCTGATACGGCTCCTCGTGAGTATGTCTTTAATACTGAAGCTTCCAACCGACTATTGGTTCCATCAGCTCCATCGTCCACAATGAAGAGGTCATCATCCATTAAAGTGGTGCAATTATTAGATTCGCTATTGATTTCAAGAGCACTAAGAGCAACCTTACCTGCGGTAGAGATTTGACTTAGTTTACTGTCAGCGATAGAACCAGTTAACTGTGTATTACTAACACCTCCAGAAGCTATTTGAACCATACCATCAGTAAGAGTAAAGTCGCTTGAATGGAAAGATGCTACACCTTTACTTGAGCCAGTAGCGTCATCAGCATTTATTGTAATTGTATTGTCTGTGACAGCAGTACTAATACTGGCGCCGCCAGCAAACGTAAATGATTCACCGAGAGCAAGAGTATCAGCACTGCCAGAATCAGCGACTAAACCAACAGTACTATTTTGCAACTTAGCATTAGTAATAGAGCCTGCAAGTTGTGTATTAGTGATGGTTCCAGTAAGACTTGTGGTAGGGTAATTGGTTGCATTTGTAAGGTCAAATTCTGGCGTGGCATCAGAAGCACCAAGCGCCAATGAAACACCACCAAAACTTACAGTACTGTTGGAGAGTTTATCATTACCAATACTTCCGTTTAACATAGTATTGGTAATACCACTATCTTTAACTGAGATAGTAAGCCCTGTACTACCATTATAAGTTGTACCAGAACTAAGCTTAATACTACTGTTATCAACAGTAAGATTGCTTAGATTGGCTCCTAAAGAAATTCCAGAAATAGTACTATTCGCAAGTTTTGCATTGGCAATACTGCCAGCTAGTTGCGCATTTGTAACCGTACCTGTCAATGAGGTGGTAGGTAAGTCTGTAGCATCAGCAAGATTAAAAGCAGGTGTAGCGTCAGAAGCACCCAAGGCGAGTTGAACACCACCGAAAGAAATAGTGCTGTTAGCTAACTTAGCGTTCTCAATGGAACCTGCTAACATTGCATTTGTAATGCCAGCGGCTTTAACTTGTAACTCGTTAGAAGTAGAATCAACTTCTATTGAGCTATCGTCGACTTTAGCATTAACAGTAACAGAGCTTCCTAAAGATACAGAGCCACCAGCTTGCAACCCACTTCCAGCAGTAATTGTTACTGCTGAATTTAACAACTTAGCATTCGCAATGCTGCCAGCAAGCATTGCATTTGTAACGCCTTCAGCCTTTACTCTTAAAATATCAGAGTCAGTTTCAATAGAAGAGTCATCAACATTAACAGAAAGTACTTGACTTGTTAGTGCAAGACCATCGCCTGCTAAAGCAGCTTTAAGTCTCAGACCAGTACTGTCTTCAATAGCAGAATGTGTTGAATTTAATTGAATAGCTGAGCCAGAAACTTTATTTGAAGTAGCAATTGTATCAAGTTTTGAATCTTCAATAGAACCAGCTAATTGCGCGTTAGTAACTGTGCCAATTAAACTAGAAGTTGGGTAGTTAGTTGCGTCACTTAAATCAAACGCAGGGGTTGCGTCAGATTGACCAAGATCTAAAGATACGCCACCAAAGCTTACACTATCGTTAGCAAGTGAAACGTTAGCAATTTGACCTGCGGCAAAAGTAATCGTACCAGCTGAAACATCGAGAGTCTTACCGCTACCAACAGTGATATTAGAAGTTGCAATTGTAGAACCATCGATTGCACCACTATTTATATCTACATTGGTCATTGCTTGGTTAGCAAAATCGATAGCACCAGCTGCTTCAAAAGCACCAATCTTGGTAGCTGTCAAAGTGTCAGTTGCAAAAGTGAGATTTGCATTATCTGAAAGCACACCATCAGTACCCGCAAACACAACTCGAGTGTTTGTTAAATCATCTGCAGTTAGAGTTTTGGCTCTTAAATCAAAACCACCGACATCTACATCTGAAACAGCACCTTGCAGAATAGCAAGCTTTTGTGCTGCTGAAGTAGAAAAAGTACCTGCAGAAACGTCCAAGGTTTTACCAGCACCAACAGTAATATTTGATGTTGCAATAGTAGTACCATCAATAGTGCCGCCATTGATATCAACAGAAGAGAAGGAGGGAGCGCCACCACTTACGGTAATATCATTGCCAGCGATAGTAACGTTACCAGCAAGCAAGGTGCCAGCAGTAATAGTGTTGATGCCTGTTATATCTTTATTAGTATCAAGCACAACTGCTTTACTAGCGGAAGCAGTACCAGCAGTAACGCCATCGAGTACATTCAATTCGGCTGCATCTGCACCTACTACAACTCCAGCGATCTTAAGGTCGCCAGCAGCTGGAAGGTTTAGTTTAGCTTGCAAGGTGCCGTCAACGCTGCCACTTCCACTAAAATCGACAGTAGTGTCTCCGGGTGCGTCTTGGTTGCCTTCAAAAAGCTTCCAGGTTGCATCATCAGCGTCACGAACAAGACCGTGGTATTTAGGCGTACCGTCAGTGTCTTCTACACCATATAAGCCAATATCTGCACTGGAGGTACCAGCACCAGTATTAATTTTAGCAAGCTTAACCATCGGTTCTTCAACGCTAAGCTTGTCTACGGTAACTTCTGTAGCATTTCCAGTAACGGTCAAGTTGCCTTCAATTACAACATTGCCTTTAGCAGTCATATTGACGGTTTGGACGTCTTTCCATGGTACTGTTGAGGTACCTAAGGTATCTTGTCCGCCTGCTGAGAAGTCCCCCCCATTAGGGGCGTCTTTTTGTCTTAAGCTAGAAGCCATAATTTAATCTCCTGTGTAAAATTTTTTAGTTTCGATATCCTGTAAAGATTGAATCACCATTAGTGGTATCTACTTCGAAATGGGCGTCTTCGTGTGTCTTGGCTTTGCAGCCGTAAAAAATGATGTCACCTGCGCCACTATTGGTTATAATATCGGCCATGTCAATTTCGAACGGACCGAGATGTGAGCTAATTTTTATGGTTGAAGGCATGATGACAGAATAAACACTAGAACCATGATCTTGCTGCTCAAATAGTCCACCGTCTCTTACTTCTAGGAGGTCAATATTGTCAGCATTGTTTTTGGCTTGTGTATCAAGTTGAGTGACTGCAGTTTTTAAATTGGTTCCATCAGCATAGTTAGCATCAGCTATAACAGTGTAAGTGCCATCACTATTAAGTCCAATTGCGGTTTCATGCGTGTCGGATAATGCTTGAAGAGCTGTGATATCAGTATCATTCGAACTGATGTTGCTCGCATTGGAGGATATACCAGAAGTATTCGTGCTGATTTCGCCATCGTTACTTGTAATCTGACTCTGTAGACTCGTAAGCGTTGAAGCGTGAGAAGACTGAGTAGAGGTAAGACTGTTAATACTCGTTGTGTGAGATCCGATACTGCTAGTATTGGAGGCTACATCTGTTTCAAGATTATCAATGTCGCTCTCAGCAGCAGTCATCCTGGTACCGAGATTTGATATATCAGTATCGTTTGAACTGATGTTGCTTTCAGCAGAACCTATACGAGTCGTAAGACCTGCAATGTCAGTGTCATTACTTTGAATGGCGGCCAAGTTAGAGGTTATATCAGAGTCATTCGTACTAATGTTACTAGCATTAGTGCTGATTGAACTGGCGTTGGTACTGATACTCGATGTATTAGTGGCCACATCAGACTCTAGGTCATCTATATCACCTTCAGCCGCTGTCATCCTGGTACCAAGACCTGAGATGTCAGTATCGTTACTCTGGATTGCCGCTAAGTTGCTAGTGATGTCTCCATCATTTGCTGTAATTTGGGTTTGCAATCCAGTAATTGCAGAGGAGGTGCCTAATTCAGAAGCAACATTAGTTGCTAAAGTTGAATCTGAAGAAACAGAAGAGATGAAACCAGCGTTTGTGCTTAATGAACTAGCAATAACGCTGTTAACTGCATCTGCTCCAGCAGCTCCAGTTGGGCCTTGAATACCTTGAGGACCAGTTTGACCCTGGATGCCTTGAATTCCGTTAACGCCATTGGCGCCAGCAGGTCCGGTGTCACCAGTATCGCCTTTAAGTCCAGTTGCGCCTTGTGAACCTTGAGGTCCAGTGTCACCTTGGGGGCCTTGAATTCCCTGAGTTCCATTCGAACCAGCAGTTCCTGTAACTCCTGCGGGACCAGTAGCGCCCGTTTGACCCTTAGGGCCTGTAGCGCCGGTTTCTCCTTGAACTCCAGTTGCGCCTGTAGTCCCTTGAGCTCCAGTAACTCCTTGAGTTCCTTGGGTTCCCTGAAGTCCGGTTGGACCTCTAGCGCCTTCGATACCTTGACTACCAGTCGTTCCTTGAACCCCGGTAGGGCCAGTAATGCCTACAGCGCCAGTCAAACCTGCTGGACCTGTAGCACCCTGAAGACCAGTTGCACCTGTTTCGCCTTTGACGCCAGCTGTTCCAGTGACACCAGCGATACCTTGTGGTCCTGTTGCACCTTGAATTCCTGCGGCTCCTGTTTCACCTTTAGCGCCTGTTGTACCAGTTGAGCCCTGGGCACCAGTCACCCCTATGGGACCTTGAGCTCCAGTTGCGCCCTGGAGACCAGTAGAGCCTGTATTACCTTTAGCACCAGTCACCCCTTGAATTCCTTGAGAGCCTGTGGTGCCTTGAGGTCCTACAGCGCCTGTATCGCCTGTATCACCTTTAACACCAGTAAACTGACCGAGATCAGACCAATCATTGCCATCATACATGACTATATGTAAATCAAGATTCGTACTTGAAAGAATACTGCCTGCGTTAGCATTTCTTGTATCTGAAGTTACAACAAAGAAATAAACATCAGTGCTTGAAGCATTAGAGTTATTTTGGACAGCCAAAACTTTTGCATCGCTTAAGACACCAGAATCATCAACGCTAAAGGCTTGACCTCTAGGTCCTTGCGAACCAGCGATACCGTTTGTTCCTGCAGTACCTTGAGGGCCTGTAATACCTTGCGCACCTTGAGGGCCTGTAGCGCCTGTTGGCCCAGCCACTCCTTCAGCACCTTGAGGGCCTGTAACGCCGCGAGAACCTACAGAGCCTTCAACTCCAGTTGCGCCGGTAGCGCCTTGAAGACCTGTGGTTCCTGGAGTACCTGGGACACCTTGCGGTCCGGTAGGACCGGTAGCACCATCTGAACCTTGAAGCCCAGTAAGGCCAATGACGCCTTGCGGACCAGTGACGCCTTGAGCTCCTGTTGCTCCATTGGTTCCTGGATATCCAGTTGCACCACGAAGACCTGTTAGTCCAGTAATTCCTTGGGGCCCTGTTGGGCCTGCAGGGCCGGAAACACCAGGAACTCCAGTTGTTCCTGTGGGACCTTGAAAGCCTTGAGGGCCGGTTGCTCCGGCAGGACCAGTTGTTCCAGCGACTCCAGTCGGACCTTGAGGACCTTGGTCACCAGCTTGGCCTGTGGCACCAGTGGGTCCAACTTGACCCTGAACGCCGTCAGGTCCTGTAACGCCAGGGATTCCTTGTGGACCTGTCGGTCCGACTAATCCATCAAGACCGGGGTTCCCTGAAGGGCCTGTTGCGCCTCTAAGACCAGTTACTCCAGCAATACCTTGATCACCAGTCTGGCCTTTTACTCCGGTTACCCCAGCTACACCAGTAGGTCCAGCTGCCCCTTGGGGGCCTTCAGGTCCTGTAACACCAATAATACCTTGCGGACCGGTTTGTCCCGCTGCTCCTGTCGCTCCAACAGGGCCTGCTGCGCCTGTGGGACCTTGTGGCCCTGTGGGACCTTGACCGCCAGTACCTCCAGTGGAACCACCAATTTGTTCAATTACTTTATTTGTAATTTCGTTTATAAGAGAGTCGTCGATAGCGCCTCTACGTAAGTCGGTACGTCTTTTTGTAGCCATTTTAAATTCCTTTTAAGCTAGAGTGTAACGAGCAAGTAGTACGGGAGTGTCAATGTCACTATGCCGCCTAGGCAAATCTTCGAGTCGCCACATGAGCTCGACTTTAGTACTATCGATAACTTTGTAATCGCCCTTAGAATTAGGATCTGCTGGATTGAGATTTGGAGACAAAGTTAATCCATCAAGGATAATCATAAGCGTATTTACTCGAGCAGGAGATGGTAGAGTAATATCTTTTAAAGCTGTTTGAAGCTCAATCAGTTCTTGACCTGTTGGAATGCTACTGTCTGAATTCAGAAGCGTTCCATCCCAAGCTGGGAATTGATCACTTAAATCATAAGTATGCGTTCTTTGATTATCATCGTAAACATTAACTGTATTAACTTCTATCTGAGAATTGTCTATATTAACTAGACCTGGATACACGACGGCCATGAGTTCTCTCCTATTGATTATTGGTATTTATAAAAAATTATTGATTCCTACTAGTATACAGTGCATGAATCTCTTTTGTCGATAAGTCTGAAACGTTTACAATAGTAAGTTCATTGCCATCGGCACTTATAAAATATCCAGGGCCAGAATCCTCAAGAGAGGATAATTTTGATAAAGATGTTCCATCAACAAATATCATTGTATTTGTAAGAAAATCTACATTGATAGGATGATCTAAAGAAACTGTTGTATTATCTGCAAATTTATTAGGATCTATAGAATAATAAGCAGGAAGTGCTTTGATAATTTCTTCATGAGTGCTCGTTTTGTTAACATTCAAAGTGTCTATTACGATATCGCTATCTTTTATTAAAGTAGAATGAGAAGAATTGTTTGAATGTGTCGCCATAAAAAAATCCTTTTAGCTTTTTAATTTTAAGTTTCGTTGATATATAGCATCAATTTCAAGCATTTTGTTATTTAAAGTTAAAAAATTATGATCGATAGTGCAATCAACGTAAGAGTGGTTATCGAAGGTGTATCTAAAAACTTTTTTGACCCCTTGAGTGTGCCACTGAGTTACTGTTTGAAAATGATATTTATCACTTTTTGTATTGTACGATAGCACGTTAACAGGTTTTTTTTCTGCAACAATATCTTTTATCGCAAAAAGACCTTGATCTGTTTGAATTTGAGTGTTTGCAGCTAAACAATAATCAGCAAAGCCAACAAGATTGTCCCACAGCTCTTTACTGTAAGTTTCAGAAAGTCCTCCAATTGAAATGCACCCATCAACAAATTGTTCTTTATAGGTGTTTAAAACATCTACTTTTTTCTTGCCCATAGCACGTCTAATATCGTCAGCTTCTTTAGGAGTGAAGCCTGCTATCTTAGAGCAAATATCCATTACTTGCTCTTGATAAACCAAAGTCCAATAAGAACTTTTTAAAATTTCTGCAATATTTTCTGGAAGTTCATCAGGTGGGCAATCATTATATTTATTTATAATGTACTGCTTATCAAGTCCTGCTTGAAGTGGGCCAGGACGATTCAATGCAGAAATAGCAGATAAATCTTCTATAGATTTTGGTTTAATTTTTATAATTAACTCTTTAGCCATACCCGATGTTTCCATTTGGAAGACACCAGTAAGCAATCCTTTTTCTAAAGTATTGTAAGTTTGATTATCAAAATCAGGAATTGCATATGGATTTATTTCAATGTCATGATTATCTTTTATTAAAGAAACGCATTCTTTTATAATAGAAAGAGTATCTATTCCTAAGAAATCAAATTTAATCAAACCTAATTCTTCACACTCATCTTTATCAAATTGAGTTATGCGGTCTGCTTTTTTATTTTTCCATAAAGGTACAATATCATCTATGTCGGAATCACTAATGATTATACCAGCAGCATGAATCCCAAAGTTAGCCACCATACCTTCTATTCTATCTGCGAATTCTAAAAACTCTAGATAGCGAGGATCTTCTTGAACTTCAGGGTTCATTTCTAGAACTTCATCTAATGTTGCTTCTTTTCCAAATTTAGGTGGAGGAATTTTTTTAAGTAATTCACTTAAATCTTCTGATTCTTTTTCAGTTATACGATAATAAGAGCGCGCAAGACTTTTAGGTTTAAAAGTTCCGTGCGTAATGATATTAGCGACTTTGTCTTCACCCCAGTAGTCTATACACCACTGGATAGCAGTTTCACGATCCAAAGCATCGTGATCGATATCTATGTCCGGAGGAGAGCCATTAATAGTATTGGATCTGGCTTTTTCAAAATCAAACTGATTAGTAAGGCCAGTTATATAAAGTATAATACTGTTGTGCGGGTTGTCTTCGAAGAAGGGAAGTTCTGGTGGGTTTTTATTAAAGTTAGCAATAGCCCAGAGACAATCGTTAATCTTTTGAAGATCATCTAGGGCTGACATTTTAATTTCAAACTCCAGATAATCTGGATCAACTTGAATATATCTTGTATCTATTATATAAGGGTCTATACCCTCTAGTATTTCTTTTCTTTTTTGATCCATAAATAAGGAGTCCTCATGTTTAAAAGATGGATGTTACCTAGTGTTCGTAGGTGTAAGAACGGGTGTCAAGTAAGAGTGATAAACTTCTAAGAAAGTGTTATCGTCAGATATAGCTATGCTACACGTTTCTCGGCCCCATATATAAAACCCCCAATGGTTTGTAACTAGCTGGTTTCGAAATTGAAGCTGCTTTCCAAACCAATCTGAAACAATCCAGAATTGCATTGGAGATCTATAACTAGGGTCAGCTGAAGGGTTGTTGTAAAAATCTGAAGAATACAGCTCTTCAGAAATCATAAATAAATCTGCATACCAAGAGTATTCAAGAAGATTCCAGTCACGTTGCGATTTGTCTAGTAGATCTCTAATTAGTTGCCCACAGGGGGCTAATATATGTTTGCTTTTAAAATCTGCAATCTTTAAAGATGTGTCATTCATTATCCGGCACCATTAATTCCAGATTCGAACACATGGGTTTTCCTGGATTTAATCTAACATCCATATAAAAAGCAGCTAAGTTGACATGTCTGCTAGTAGTTGCAGATATAAAACTATTATTAGCAACTGTATAATCGTATAGTATTTTTTGGCCATCAGAAGTTGTAGTTCCAATAAGGAGCTTATAGCTATAAAGATTATGGCCATCAGTCCAATAGTTGTTGGTGTAACTTTTAGCGGGAGCGTTGTTTCGCCAAAACTTTGGAACAAGATCAAGCTTCATGTTGTTTCCTAAATATCTTTTTAAATATTGCTAATAATGGTGCAAGAAGCAAAAGCTCTAATCCGCAAGCTTTAAAATAAGTGGAACAAATCATTTAGCAGTTTTCCAATCAGTGTAATTGGTAAAATCGCCTTTAACAATTCGAACATCTTGTCGGTTAGTAAGACGTCTGTACTCTCTTGCATCAGAACGAGTTGCATGCAAAGTTCTGTTTTTTACAGTAATAAGTGTGCCGTTATTATCCATAATAGCATAAAGGGTAGTAGCACATGTATTTAATACATTCATTATATTTTCCTTGCTCCGTCAAAACGGAATTGAATATTTGTCGGCTTTATAAGCCATCTCTTTATCAAAAATAAGCGGTGTGGCACCACGACCTTCATTCAAAAATCTCTCAAAGATTAATCCGTATTTTATAGGATCCACTTCGGTTATTCCAAGCGCATACGCTATAAGAGATCCAGCAGCAGACCCTCTTCCAGGACCATGTAAGACGCCTCGTTCTCTAGCGCCGTTCATAAATTGTGCGACGATAAGTAAGTAGTCAGCAAAGCCCATTTTTTTAATGACGTTTAATTCATAATTCAAACGGTCCCTATATTCTTGTGTTGGCATTTGACCAAACCTATTAAACAATCCATGTTGACTTTCAATCTCTAGAAAAGAGATATCAGTATATCCTTCTGGAATGTCTTTATATTTAGGGTACCTATTCATTCTGTCCATAAAATATGAATCGGAGTCAATCATGTCAGCAAGCGTTACTGTGTTAGAGATAACATCATAAGGCATACCTTGAGCAGATGCTTCATTCCACATCCAGTCATGATCTGCCATATGAACTTTTATTTCACCGAAAGTAAATCTTTTAGGATTCGATAAAGTAGTTTTGGTTTGCATACATAAAGCAGCTTCATGATGCATTTTATCGTGTTCGTAGGCATAATGACAATCATTCGTCACGATCATAGGGAAATTATTTTTTAAAGCAATTTGTTGCAAAACTTTATTAACAGCTTGCTGTTCTTCTTCTCTATGAAGTTGCAATTCGACAATAAAGCGATCCTTAAAGATTGATCTGTGATGATGGATTAATTTTTCTGCTTGGGTTATCTCATTGTTAAGAATCAATTGAGAAGCGCGACTACCTAAGCAAGTAGTCGTAGCTATGATTCCTTCAGAATGATCAGCTAATAGAGCGTCATCTATACGAGGTTTTCTATAGAAACCAGTAGTATAAGCTTTAGAAGAAAGTTTAATTAAATTGTGCAGTCCAATGTTATTTTGAGCTAAAAGTATTAAGTGGTAATAGCTTTTACCCATTTCATCTGGTTCTTTTACTGTACGGTCATTTACAGAGTAATAAGCTTCCATACCAATAATAGGTTTGATATTAGCTTTGTTACATTCTTTATAAAATCTGTAGCATCCAGAAATGTTACCATGATCAGTCATTGCAACAGCAGGTTGATTCATAGACTTTACGAAATTTGGAAGTCTAGAGACCTTGTTGATACCGTCAAGTAGAGAATATTCAGTATGTACGTGCAAATGTACATACTTAGATTCATTATAATTAGAAGTTACATTTTCGTGGTGCGAATGTTTGTGAGTAGAGCAATCATGTGTCATCTTCTTTAGTGTCTTCTTGGTCTGGGTTGAGAATAAAATCATACAGAAGTTGGTAATCTTCAGGGTTTTCGATAAAGTGACTTTTAGCGCCAAGTTTACCGCCAGTACAAAGAGACTCTTCCTCACCGGTAGCTGGATTAATCCATTTTACAGAAGAACCTGCGAAACGCATTATGCCAGTATCTTTAGCATAACCAATAATATCTAAATATGGATCAGTGCCTTTTCCACAGATGAAATCAAACTCTGCGGTTTTATTTAAAGCAGGAGCGACTTTGTTTTTAACTACTTTAACTTTCATAGTTATTGCACCATCTTGATCTTTAGATGGCTTGCTACTTACACGAAGTCTAACTGAACAGTAAAAAGGTATTGCATTTCCACCACTAGTCGTTTCTGGATTACCATACATAACGCCAATTTTCATACGCACTTGGTTGATAAATAAATATAAACATTCATTATCTACGCTTATTTTTGAAATAGAACGCAATGCTTTAGATAGAAGTCTTGGTAAATCGCCAACGCCGGTTTCATTCATTAATCTTTTAGTATCTTTTTCTGACTGAGCAGCATCGATACTATCGAATACAATTACACCAACTTTGCCAGTTTTTCCTAAATCCTGACACAACTGAAGTGCTTCTTCAGCAGTGTCAGGGTAACAAAAGATCATTTTTTCGGGTTGGAGTCCCATAGATTGGACAAGGTCCAGACCAGTAGTACGCTCAAGATCAACATAGACAGGCGGTCTGTCATATCCATGCTTGTCAGTGTATTGTTTAAGGACTTGTAAGCAGAGAGAGGTTTTGCCTGCGGAGGGGGGACCATATATTTCGACGACACGATCATTAGGGAGACCTCCAACCCCAAGGCAAGCATCAAGAGATATTGAGCCCGTTGAAACGGGAGTAACTTTTTCATATTTAGGTCCTAAAGTCATAATGTTTTCTTTGCCAAATTTTTTAGCAATAGAAGCTGCAATCATATCGATTTCAGGGATGCCTGTAATTTTTTTATTTGCCATTTTTTTTCCTAGTTTTTAGTTTAAATTAATTTTGCTTTCTAAGCACTTGAAACAAGCGCCACTAGAAGCGTGAAAACGATGGCCGCACTTTGAACAAGTTCTATAGTGCGAGCTCCAATCATCGGGTAAATTGCTAAATATCATTCTATTTTCTCGTAATGGGTAAGGCTACGTAAAACACACTCTTGATGTATATAAGGTTTGTTTCCGTATGATTCTTTAAAATAAATAGAAGTAATGCCGGCGCTAAGGATGTTCTTATAGCAACTCCAACAAGGTTCTACGTTGCAATAAATGGTAGCACCATTAAGGGAAACACCATTTTTAGCAGCTCGGTTAATTGCATTAGTTTCTGCATGTATTGTGCGAACACAATGTGAATCTTGCAGAAAGCAACCATGTGTGTGACAATGAGATTCCCCTGGAAGGGAACCGTTATAGCCTGTAGCTATAATAGCTTTATCTTTTACTATTACACAACCTACTTGTTTTCTAGGGCAAGTAGACCTTGTAGCCGCTTGAACGGCTATATTCATAAAATAGTCATCCCAGCTTTGACGAATCGGAATCGTGTTTTTCTTCGTGTTCTCTGGGGAGGGTGTAGTCATGAATTTTATTTCCAATTTCCGTCATGCCTAATAAGTGTAAAATTTCCATAAGTGGATGAGCGATAAGATTGTGAATCGTATAGTCAAATTTGTTTTTTTTCATACGTAATTTGTCGCAATGTCTGAGATTAAATTTAAATCATAGCAGCGAGTAGCTTCCATGAGGAGTCTAGATTCAAACCACATGTTTCCGTCTACAAGTGGCATGTATAGATCGTTAATGTTATCTACACCTAAAGCCATTTGAACATTATGTTTATGCAATATGTTTAGTGGGGCAATAGAATTATGTATAGGTGCAATGTAACCTTTTAAAGGTTTCATGCTGAGCCCTGCCGAAGGGCAGATTATAACGCCTACATTTTCTTCAGCAAGCCTTTGAGCAATTATGTTTTGATATGACTCAGGGTGGCAAGCTAAAGAAATGCTATGAATAGCATTAACTTTTTCCTTGAGACTTCTAGTTTCTTTAACGTCTAGAAGCAATTGTGTTTCTTTTTCGTTTGGAGAATTTAGTTGGTCTACATGAACATCTAAAGGTAAGGAAAATTCTTCAGCAATATCAAAAAGAATATGTAAGTGTTCTTTAGGGTCTGGGTCTCTAGAAGGTAAGCCACCGACCATGTCGGCTTTAGAACAAGCAAGTCTAAATGCTTTATAATCTTCAGTTTTAGAAACACCTTGAATGGGTTGGATTGCTATTTCGATAGAAATAATATCTTTATAATCCTCTTTTAATTGAAGAAGGGCGTCTATACATAATTGTCCGATTATTGAATCAGCGTCAGCAAATGTTCGAACAACAGATGCTCTTTGTTTGATAAATGAATGGACGCAGATTTCTGCTCTGCGATAAATGTCTTCAAATGTATAGCTTGCTTTAATTTTATTATAAGTGTCCCATTTATCTTGCATAGACTCTTTTTGAGCTTGCATTAAAATGTCAGGGGTGACCACATTACTTTTATCAAAGTGCGCATGAAGCGGTTTAAAACCACCTTTGCTTTTTACTAAGTTTAAAAAACATTCTTTTACATTCATCTTATTTTAATTCCTCAAAGAATTCTGTGTCCAGGGTTCCATAATCATATGGGGCTACAGTTTCGTGACCTTGTGAGAAGAAAAAGCCTTTAGAGCCAGATTCTATAGGTTTTATGGTTTCACCAGTTACATGTCTGTGTGTAATCTCTCCAGAACCTTTTATTACCTTAAAGGGAACGTCAGAGATCCTAGTGGGTCCGCTAACTACTTGTATAATTGCGCCGGGGTTTAAATAGCCCCCTCCTGGCATATTCCAGCAATTGTCTTTAATTCTAACTTTCTTCAAGACTTGAAGTTGAATGTTCATCTTTAATTTTACCATTTTGTTTTTCTATTTCTTTATCTAAATTAATTGTTAAAAATTGAACGCGATTTTCTTGAATTGCGTCTCTTATGCGTCTTTGATTTTTACTCAAAGATGAGTTTCCTGTTTTAATATCAATGAAATTTACAGAAGTTATTTCGTCAGAAGTACCATCAATTATATTTGAGAGTCCTTCAAAATGAATGTAATCAATAGGGTTGCCTAAAAATCTATAATCTTTAGGATTAGTGCCTTTTAATATAAAAGGTGCAAGATGTTCAGTAGCTTGCCCTCTGATTACTGCTCTTGATTTTTTTAATGTTTCTTTTCGAGTAGTCTCAATAGTTTTTTTTAAGTTTTTAGAGTGCTCAAGATCTTTTGTTTTCATTTGAGAATCATGTTTTTGTTCAGTTAATTTTAAAGTTGAATTAAAATCATTTTTCATTTCAGAGATAAATTCATTGCTAGCAGTAGTTACTGATTCAATAATATTATTATATTCTTTTATTTCTGTTTCGTATTTAAGTATTTTTTGTTGTGCATTAGTTTTATCAGTTATAAAAATGTCAATTTGCTTTGTAGTGGCGATGAGCTCTACTTGAAGCTTATGGATCTTTATAATAAGTAAAGTAAATAAAAAAAATGATGCACAAATTATTATTAAATTCATATTTAAGCCTTAAAAGCATTATTTATCTTAAGGAATAAATAAAAGATTTTATGTAAGGTTTCAAAAGTTTCGTCTTCAAGATCGATAGAAGCTTCTTTGAGAATAATCTTTAAGCAAAGTTTAAAAAATATCCTGTCAGAACCTTTTTTCTTGATAGGAAGAAATATTTTATATTTCTCAAAATCTATATGTTCAGTAAGGGCGTTATGGACAAAGTAAATTTTTCCAAAAATGTTGATTGAACTTGGTAGGTGGATATCATTGAAATTTTTCTCCCACCAATAGCGAATTGATTCGTTTACAACATGTTGGCGTGCCTTGTCCATTGAGACTCCTGTGTCTGATAGTAGGATGGATATGATGTCTTTAGTGGATAGAGGAGCTTCATCAATTATAGATCTGAATGAATCAAACCTATATTGATCGTCAAAAAAAACACTTATTGAATTTAAAAAAGTATCTTCTAAGTATTTTTTATTTCTATTTTTAGGATGAGAAAGTTTTACATAATCAGTAATAGAACTATCTATGACTGCTTTAATTATGCGTTTATAATCCTCATCATGGTCTAACTCCTCTATATCCAGCATAACTACACTACCTTGTTTCCGTGCCTATAAGGTCTGGTGCGATTGTATTCCATTTTTTGCTTTAGGACTGTTTCTAAATCGATACTATGCAATCCGCAAAAATCAAATATCCTGATAATACAATCTGCTAATTCAACCGGAATTCCTTCAGGTTTATTAGGTTTATTATCATTGAAATAAATTTCTGAAGGTGAATGACCGTTTCTATGTTCTTCTAAAGCCTCAGAAAGCTCTGAGTGCATTAAGCAAATTAAGTCACCAATAGATCTCTCTGAGTCATGCCAACCATGGTCTTTTGCGTTGTCGTAAGATTCTTTTACTGCGTCGTTTATTTGCATATTAAGTTCCTTAATCCCAAATTATTTCGCCTATCATACCAGATGCATTGTAATCTGTAACTGCTCCTTCAAAGAAATTTTTGAATGAGTCCCCAGAAATGATCCAGTCGAGCCAAGGCAATGGGTTGTCTTTTTGTTTAAAAATTGGTTTTAAGCCAAGTTGAAGCAATCTTCTATCGGCTAAATAATGTATATAGGTTTTTAATTCGGTTGCTGTCAAACCTTCAATTTTAACTTCATCATAAATAAAGTCTATTAAAGAGTGTTCGAGCTCTACAGCTTTAGTAAAATTAAGATATATATAGCTTTTTAAAGTATCTGTTACTAAATGAGGGTTTTCTTCAAGATATGTATGAAACAATTTTGTCATTCCATCAACATGCATAGTTTCATCACGTATGCTCCACTCTACAATTTCGCACATACCCTTCATTTTTCCAAATCGTTGGTAATTTAAAAGCATTACAAACGCAGAAAAAAGAGACATGCCTTCGTTGCAAACAGTTCTAGCTAATTCGAAAGCAAGATGTTGATCTTTTTTCCTCATAGATTTAGGAGGAGTAGTCATGAACTCAATTTTATCAGCCATTTCTTTATATTGAAGAAATACAGAATACTCTTGTACAGGTATACCTAATGTATCATTAAGTAAAGCGTAAGATCTTTGGTGTGTGCCTTCTCTATTTGCAAAAGATAGCAACATGTTTCTTATTTCATTATTTTTGAAAGTTCTAATGAATATATCACAATAATTGCCGCCAACAGCGACGTCTGATTGAGTAAATATACGAAGAATATTGGTGATATGTTTCTTTTCTTCAGAAGTTAAAAACTCTGATTTCCATTGATTTACATCTTCTTGCAGTTTAGCTTCCCAAGAACCCCAGTGAATCTTTTCGTGTGCTTCAGCGTACTCCATAGCCCAAGGATACAGGAATGGTTTGTAAGTTTTAGAAAATTCAGTTAGCCTTGACATGATAAGCACTCCTCAATATTAAAATCTTTTAAAGTTTTTCGTTCAATTTTTTGACTAACTTTATCTGCAAGCACACCTGCATTAGTTCTTAGGTAATACAAGCCTTTTAGCTTTTTCTTATAAGCTGAAAGATGAACTGCATTAACATAGTTAATATCTGAACCAGACGGAAAGAATAAGTTGATAGATTGACCTTGGCAAATCCACTCCTGTCTTGTAGCAGCATGTTCTACAATCCACATCTGGTCAATTTCGAAAGCAGTTCTAAATACATCTTTTTCATGACTAGTCAGATAGGAAAGGTGCTGTACAGACCCTTGCGCTAATATGATTGATTGAATCTGTTCTTGAAGCCATGTTTCTTTAGTAAGAGTGATATCGTTAGTGGCAAAAGTTTCAGCAAGTATTAGCTTCGAATGCTCTTCAAGCACAGCGAGTAAATACTTGTTAATCTGCAAGAACGATCCAGCTCTTGTTCGATGAGTGAATGCATTAGATTTCCAAGGTTCAATACTTGGAGAGGTATTGAGTATAATTGAGCTATTTGCATTAGGAGCAATAGCTAATAAGTGGCTATTCCTTAGCCCTGCGCCTTGCCCGTCTAAATATTCTCCACGTTCTTGTGCTAATTGTTTAGTAGCGATCAAAGCTTGATCTTTTATATGAATGAACATTTTTCTGTTAATTGAGGTAGCAAAAATAGAGTTAAAAGAAATATTGTTCTTCTGAAGATATGAATGGAAGCCCATAGCTCCCAAACCTAAAGATCTTTCTCGTTGAGCAGAGAAGATGGCTTTGTTTAAAGCAGAAGGAGCATTTTCAATAAAATGTTGCAAAACATCATCTAGAAAACGGATTAGATCTTGAACAATTAAAGTTTCTTTCCATTCATTGAAGTACTCTAAATTTAAAGATGATAAGCAGCAAACGGCTGACCTATCATCAGATGTGGGAAGATGAATCTCGTTGCATAAATTGCTTCCATGAATTTTTAATCCTTTGTTTTTTAATGGTTGAGGTAGGTGACGGTTAGCTTCGTCTATAAAATTCAAATATGGTTCGCCTGTACGGAACCTAGTTTCTAAAATTCTTTGCCATAGGCTTCTTGCATTAATTATTTCTCTTGTTGTTGAATCTTTAGGGTCAATTAAGTCCCATTCTTTATTTTCAATAACTGCTTCCATAAAAGCATCAGTTATATTTATTGCGTTGTTTAAATTAAAACATTTTCGATTTGAATCACCGCCAGTTGGAATTCTCATATTTAAAAATTCAATTATATCTGGATGGCTTACATCTAAGTAAGCAGCATAGGATCCTTTTCTTGTACTACCCTGCCTGTATGCAATCATATCTGCATCGACAGTTTTTATAAAAGGCATTGGGCCTGGCGACTTTTGCGAAACAGATCTAATGTCAGACCAGTGGCCACCAACACCTCCACCCATCACTGACATCCAGCGCAACTCTTCAGTATGCTCTATGAGCCCTGTAACAGTGTCAGGGACATAAGTCAGAAAGCAAGAGATGGGCATGCTTTTAGTTTTCGCATTAGATAGAATTGGACTAGAAAACATGAACCAGCCATTTAAGGCATAATTGTATATCCTATCAGCAAGTTCTTCAGTAGAAGCGTAAGTGTATGCTGCTCGTTTAAAAGCTTCGATAGGTTGAGATTCATTTTCTTTTAAGTAGTAGTTTTTTAGTAATTTTTTTGCGTGATCAGTAAATTTAAAATTCATTTCTTTCTTTCTTTTACTTTTTAATAAGACAGACTTTTATTCTAAAAATAAGTTGAGACTATTTTCTCATTATTTTAAAAAAAGTAATTCCGGACCATAAGTGTAATGTTGACTAACAATCCGCACAGCATTGCAGCTATTACTGCAACTATTGACTTTGATATACCTGTCAGAAGGAAGAAAGAAATAATAACTGATAAACAATCAGTAAGAAATGGATTTCTTAATAAGAGTTGTTTAATTTTAGTAGGGAAATGCAAAAAGGAAAAAACAAAAGATATGTAAGAGATAACTCCTAGTATTATTCCATTTTCCATAATAGCTCCTTACCACCAACCCCCTAGGCGTGCATTTAGTTTGGCATATGTAGAAAACATGCGTGAAAGCATCTTAATCTCATCATTATGCAAATATTCACTCCAACGGCCTGGTGCTTTAGATTTTTTTTCAATAAAATCATTAAGCTTTTTTGCTATTTGTTGTATCTCTTCCGAAGAGATCTCTTCTTTATAAAGAGAAACGCTAAATTCATGTTCGAAAAATGGTGAATAAATCTTTCCTCTAAAAGATTCAGCGCCATTTTCAGAAAACAATCCTCCACATAATTCAAGAGGTGGATCGAATTGAGGGTGGATCTCATTACCTTCTGGCATAAGCCAGTAACTGTCTAATCCCATGGTTATTCCTTAATTAGATGTGAATTTCATCTCTACAGAGAGTGACAATCCAATTTGTTCAAAAATTTTTCTTAAGTCTAGAAGCGTGTCTACGCGTTGTTTCCAAAATGTTTTTACAATTTTAGCTGCACGTTCTGCAGAGACAGTGTTAACAAGGTAAGATTCTGCCATTTTTTCAATTACAGATGCAGCTGGGCGTTTAGCGCCACGTTTAGCGTAATTAGAAACTATGACATTGATGATGTCTGCTTTTCGAATAGTATTTCCTCCGCCGATAGTATCGGCCATGGAGCAAGCTACAGAGTAGTAATTCGAAGCAATTTGTAAGTTAGTGCTCAGCTCTAGCAACAAGTCTCTGAATAGAACTATAGTTAGTTGATTATTAGGAGGTATTGCTATCATCAAACTAGTGGCCCAATCATAAAGAGTTTTATCGTAAAAGACAAAATCCTTCACAAAGGCCTGAGTTATTTGAGTATAAAGCTCAGCACCCTCTTGAAGGGACTGGATTATGTCTTCAGCAGTAGCTTCAGGTATCTCTTCTACTATGGGTGTGTTAGTCATGAATCAATAACCCCACAGAGGTTTACGATCTCTAGGAGGATTAGAAGTCGACTTAGTAGTAGTGGTAGAAGATTTAGCGTTCACTGCCGCTGTTGCGGCTCGACTAGCATTAGAATGATTGGTTGAAGATTTGGAATTAGAAGCAGAATTATATGCATTAATGATAGATGCTTTTAGTTCTTCTGCAAAAGTAGAGCCTTCTTCGCCTTTGAAGCGTACGTCATCAAAATATTTTTCGATTGAAACTCCGTCTTCCATAACGGTGCCTTTATGAGAGGGTACTGAAACGAATAAACCTTTTGAACCGTCGATAACCTTGAAGCCTTCGAGGTCTAGAATGTCATCAATAGTAACCGTAGCAAAGGCTTTGAGTTTACTGTTAGGATTTGTTAAAGGGCGAATTTGAATAGAATATGAAAACATTTATTTTTCTTTCTTATCTTTGTTATTAATTATTACTTCATTTTGATTTAAGAATATTTTATAGTAGTAGCCTGCCATAAAATATATTGAAAAAAGCTGTGTTAAATTAGCTTCTAACAAGTTTGTTTTTACAGTTTTTGTTATTACTTTTATAAAAGCATCGATATCTTTTAGATTTTCGTTATGCTCTTCGACGAAACATTGCTTTAAGATGAGCTGAAAAAGTTCCTCTGTAGTAACATTGAGAGAACCTTCTTCAGTTTTTATTTCAAACATTACTCCAGCCTAAAATAATAGGAAGCGCACTGCTAAAGAGTCTGCCTAAAACGTTAAACTCTCCAGCTGTTAAGCTGACTGTAACGCGATTATCGCCCACATTGAGTGACATCATAAAAGTGCCTTCATATTTACCTTCGCCATGATTGAAGATCAACTTTTTATTAGTAGAGTCGTTTACATGGAAGAAAGATCCCCACCCTTGTTTATTAGGGTCATCGAAAAACATGCAAAGATCATTGATACCAAAAGCAAATGTTACTTTTTGGTTTCGCCAATCATAGCTTTTTTCTCCTTGAGAAGGGGCCATTTCTAAAAGAACAGCACCAACTTTATTAATTCGTCCGTTTTCATCTCTTCGTGGAGGTAGTACGGTAAATTGAGCGGCGCCGCTTTTTTTGTAAATATTAAAACTTGAAGGATATGTCATTTTTTGTCCTTATTTAATTCTTTATCTATATTGTAGATGAGGTCAGGAATGCGACCTCGATATTGTTTTTTTAAATGTATCGTTGCTGTAAATTCTGAATCTTTGAATGTTTCAGAATTGAAAAGTGTATAAAGACCAGTTTCTTTGTATTTGCAACCTGAATCAATTTGATTAGGATCTCCACAGAGGATAATTTTACTATTTTCTCCTATGCGAGATAGCACGGTTTTCAATTCGTGCCAAGATAAATTTTGAACTTCATCTAGAATGAAAGTGCAATTTTCAAAAGTACAACCTCTAGTGAATTCTACTGGCATAAATTCAATATGTTTTTTGTGAAGCATAGTTTCAAGATAATCTCGTCCTGAAGAGCCTAGCATCTTATTAAGTATAATCTCAAAGCTACCAATATACGGAGCATATTTGTCTTGGACGTCTCCAGGAACAGGTCCGAAAACTTGGTTTTCATGAGTACTCACTAGATGAGTTGGCTTACATAAATAGATTTTCTTTTTATCTTTAAAATAATCAGTTAAAGCTTTCGCTAATGCTATAGTTGTTTTTCCTGTTCCTGCAGCGCCTAAAGCGGCGATAACAGACATGGATTCTTCTTGAAGGAGATTAAAGTATATTGTTTGGTACAAGTCTTTAGGTCCGAAACCATTGAGAGTTTTACCTTTCCAAGAGTCTATAACTTTTACTTTTCCTTCAATTTGAATAACAACTGCTTTTTTATTTGATGAGCTTAAAACAAAACAGAATTCTCCTGAAGATAATTGTAGTTTGTCAGCAAAATTTTGATCAAGAATGTTGCTAACGTACATGTCTTCAAAAATATCATCTGGTACGATTATTTCTTTAACAGTATTTTTTGAACTCATAAAAATTTTCCCTATATTAGAATAGATTTAATTAATCTTAGCTAGATAGATTTGATATTAGCAATGGGGTAGCTTAGATACCATCTAGAGGCTAGAATCTAATGCGGAATGAATTTAAAGAGGTGTCGATAGTCTTTTTAATATGAGTTGAAATTACAAAGCAGGTATAATAATATGCAGATTATCTTTTAGATGGATTGTTTCCGCGACCACCGCCAGAAGGTCTTCCTGTTTGAGAAGGGCCATTGGCAGGAGTACTCTTACTATTACCTTTGACACTGCCTGTGGCGAAGATTTCTGCATTTTCAGGAATCAAAGTGTCAGAATAAGTAACAGGAGCTACACCTGCACCGTTAATGATCATGTCTCTTCCATGAAGATTTTCTTGGGAAACCAAATCTGCAAGTGTCATATTTGCATTGAGAGTTAATTGACGAGCACCAGGGCCAGGGATTACAATAAGTGTGATATTGTTCATTTTTTCCTTATATATTTTCTTGCTTAAAGAAGAGGTATGAAAGCTCTTCTTGTTGTTTTACTATAACACATCCAGCGCATTTTGGGCGCATTTTAAAAGGCGTATTAGTATTAATATAATCTAAAGCTTCTTGTTTAGAAGCAAAGGGTTGAGTGTTGACGATCTTGTATCTTTTAAGATCTAAAAAAGGAGATTGAATTTGAAATTCTTCAAACCAACCTAATTCTGTTTCTATTAAGGTGGTAAAAGCATCTTTGGCTCCATTTCCTTCATAGGTTCGATATTCTAACTGATCAATCATTAGGTTCCTTCATTAAGGATTTATTCTGAAGCCCAACCGAAAAATAAAAATTCGAATGAACTTGGTTTGTTTTTGTCTTGGTTCCAGCCAATTTGACGAGCAGGTGAGTCTAAACGGATGCATCCAGCAGGACCCCATTTATTAGAGTACTCAGTGTCTCTGAGAGAGTTTGCTAAAGCATAAGCTTTTTCTCGAGAAAGAGGTTCGGAAGAAGCTATTGTGAAGCTGTGCTTTTCAGCAATAGTACCTGTATAACCGCCGTGACCATGCATATATCGGGCTTCTTTTTGAGCTGCAAAGAAAGCTTCTTCTGCAGTTTTCCCTCGAGAAGTTTCATAAAAAGTTGTAGCACCCATATTAATTGCCTTTTACACTGCCAGTAGCAAAGACTTCAGCGTTTTGAGGAATTGTAGTAGACTCCCATGCTGAAGGAGCAATACCTGCACCGTTAATAATAATGTCACGGCCATGTAAATTTTCTTGGCAAACAAGGTTAGCAACAGTATCATTGGAGTTGATTGAAATTTGACGAGCGCCAGAACCAGGGATGATAATTAAAGTGATGTTATTCATTTTTTTTCCTTTTTGGAACATAAAAAAAGGGAGCAAAAGCTCCCTTTGTAAAAGTGTAAATAGTAAATTGTGTTATAAGATTTAAAATATGTTACTTGCTTTTGCGGGAATTTCTTTCCGCTTGAACTTGTTGACGCAAAGATTGAAGTTCAGCTTTAACTTCTTGAGCAGCGGCACGTACACGTCTCCCAGCAGCATCATTTCCGCTATCAAACTTTTCAGCATCAGATAACGTTTCAGTAAGAATGTCTACTAGTTGTTGTAGTTTTTGTTTTGTCATTAATTTCCTCCCGGGGTGTAAATTGACAATGGAAAGTTTACATTTGAAGGCAAGGAGAATACTTGCTTTCTATTGATGTTATATTGTTGTTGATGTCGATCCTGTGCTGCAAAAGCACATATTGTGTGTACAATAGAGGAAGCGACAATACAAGTCAATGTTGTTATGATTCGTGCATTGCAGGCACTTTCTGTTACTTCGTCATCAGTTTTTAAAGTAGCTAAATATTCATGAATTTGAGAAGGTCGAGAAGGATCAAGAATGTTAATTTCGGCATGTTCGAAACCCATTCTAGATTCGAAAATAAGATCAACTAATAAATGAGACTCTAGTCCTTCGATAATATCTTGACGTGCAGATAGAGAATCAACAGCTACAAAAACAAAATCCTCTACAAGATGTTGATGTTCTGCAGATGTATAAAATTCATTATAAGTCTCTACAATTACTTGAGGATTGAATATTTTAAGTGACTGCTTGAACGCATCTACCTTATTCATACCAACTTGATTTATTGTATAGATTTGATTTGGTAGATTATGAGTCTCTACAATATCAGCATCCCAAACACGAAAATGTTGCCAGCCCATTTTGGCTGCTAAATAACCAACCCAACTGCCAGTAGCACCAACACCTATGATGTTTAGAACTTTATCTTGAGAGTCTTCTGGGCCAAAAAAAGCTCCATGTCTTAAAAAAGAGACATTATGAGCTATAGGATTAGATTCTTCCGTCATGAGTAATGTACTCCTTGCATTCTTTTCTAGTTTCTAAATCTACAATCTCAAGTGTAGATTTAGCAGCATCATAAACATTACGTATAGTGACATCCTTATCAGTTACAAGGCTTTGAAAAAGCGTGAAAACGTGTTCTTCAGAAGAGATCTTTCTGTTGAATGCCTCTTCCAAGAAGATCTCTGGAATCTTTTTTTGTTTGCCGCATAAGAAGTAAGTGAAAAAGACTATTTCACGATCATCTAAACTTCTCCCCAATGAGTCATACAGTTTAAGAAGAGCGTTGGTGTTCATTTTGTACTTTTTATTGAATTGGTTAACAGGAAGTTCATAAGCATTGTAAGCAGCAAAAGCTTCTTCGAGGATGCTAACAATTATAGTTTCATTAATATCTTCATCATCTTGACCAAAGAGAAAATCATTGCTTGCTCCGTAAGAATAGGAGTTGTTGCTGTTGGAGTTGCCCCAAGACTTAGATTTTTTAAATGGTTTTACACCAAATAGTTTTGGTTTGGGTTTTTTGAATTTAGTTTTGGCTGCTTGATGAATATAATCAAAATCATAATCATTAACGATATGTATGGGGACGCCTTCATGAATGGTGGCTCTATCAGGATCATACACTCGACTGTAAAATTGATCTTTTTTATTAAAAATCAACATTATTTGCCAGAGTTTTTGGCCTTGCTCAATTGACAAACCTATAAAAGAATTGAATTGAAGATCATCTTGGCCGCTAGGATTAGGTGACATATTAACGTGACTGTGACACCAACAAGTCATAGCCGTTAATTTTTGATTAACAATTTCTTGGTTTGCATAATCGCTTTGTAAATCTCTATAAAAATCCATCATCATAGCCGAAGTTGTATCTACTTGCGCTGCTGATGTGTTTTGAGTTGGAATATAGAGTTTTTCTGATAAAAGAAGATGAACTTCGTTAGGGGATTGCTTATACACGATGGGCTCAACGGTATGAAACCATTGCGCTTCTTGTGGTGCGAGTTTAACAATTTCTTTAATTGCAGACAAACCTTTATGAGTGATAGAAATTATAGGTATATTATTTAAAATATGATAATTTGTAATAGATTTCATTTTTACCTTAATGCGTACGGGATATATGGCTGATTAGTATTAAAATCAGTAATAGTATCTGTAGCAGTTACATTTGTATTAGTTTCAAGAGTAGGAGTTTCTTCGAGGACAGGGCCCTCTTGAAGCATTGGGCTCTGTGCAACAGTCTCTTCTGTGGTTTGCTCATGAAGAGCATCTGCAGTGTTCACTGCAGGCGCTTCTTGAGTTTCAATCATTTCAACAAGGAATTCTTCCACCTCATCATCTGTTATTTGAGTAGTTTCAATTTTGGTTCCTTCAACTGAAGCCGCAGGGGAATTTAAAAAATTTTCATACGTAGGGAACTTGGAGTAAGTTTTCCCCCAAACATCAGTGCTATTAGCATTTTTAACCCAAGTTAAAGCTGCTATTATAATTGTTTTGAGATTGTTATTTTCAAAAGCTTTATAAAGTAAAGCTGACGCTTCCCCAAGGCAAGCATTTCTAAATGGATAAGACTTGTAATCAGTAACATTGCCAAAACCATTAAAAAAACCGTTAGTACTATTAGAACTACAGTGAGGGTGGGTGTAAATCGTGCCAGAAGTATCATAACCATGTATGGAACTAGGGTATGCCAAAGCAATGTGTAAAGAGTTTTTCTTTACCTTTACAATATAAGGACCAGCTACGCGCTGACCCTTATTTCCGCCATCTACGTTAATAATTACTGGCTTGTCAATCAAGAACATTACTTCTTCAAGAATAAGATCTGTTTTTTGAGTAAGTAGTGACTTGGCAAATTCAGACAATTCTCTAGGATCACTTTGATAATTTAATGTTTTTAATTTGCCTTGAGTTCCTAAATGGTTTAATCTTGCGCTAAGCTCAAGTATTTTTATAGATTCTTTTTCATATAAATTTTTAAAAAATGTTCCGTTTTTATATGAACTACTTTTTATTGCAGCTTCAACTTCTTGATCATATTTAGATTTAATTGTTGAGTGAAGTGTTGCATTAGTAAGAATTGTTTTTAATAAATCCATTCGTTTATTAAAAGCAGACTTCAAATTTTTAGCGTGGTTTACAATTTCAATTTCAAATGCTGCAATACTGTCCATGTAAGTTTGTATTGCTTCACGTGCACTTCTTATATCATTCTGCTTAGTTGAAACTGTAATGGCATTATTGGTTATGATGTCTCGTTCAACTTTATTTTGATTTATTAATTTCGAATAATGATTATTCACTTTATTGTATTTCTTAAGAATACTTGGATTCAAAGCAAGTTTTGAAGTTAAACTATCACTAAAATTGCACAAAGAAGTTGGTGTAGCAGTTTTCAACTTTTGTTTTACGTTAGGAATTGATGTTATAAGAGTATCTAATACAGTTGAGCTGCAATTAGAAAAAGAAGGAGAATTAACAGAAGAATATTCTGCCAAGTCCTTCATGCGTTCAAGATGTCTTTTTATGTATTGCTCGTAATTGGCAAAAATAAGCCCATCTGCTCCGTACTTAGAACAAAAAGATTTAAGTTCCTGCCTGCTTCTTTTTTTCTTTTTAACTTCATCTAAAGTAGATGTGGGATTATAAAGAGAGAAAGAATAAGCAAGCTTGTTTTGCATATCAGAATCTTTAATCAAAAATGGAACTAATACTGGTGCGAAAAAACCTTTACGTATTAATGTTTGTTTTTTGGTTAAGTTTATAAAGTCAAAATCTTGTTTGGAAGTAGTTTTTGTAAAGCCATTTGAAATCAATCCTACTGCTCTAGAATTTTCATTTTGAGTTAAAGATTCTTTAAAAGTAAAGCGATGATCGTTATTTGCATGATGCTTAAAAATAAAGCCTGAGCTACCGCCTATGTAAAGAGCGGGAGTAGAGTTATTATTACCTGGAAGGTGATTGGTGACAGAAGAGCCTCTTCCGGAATTATTTCCATATGAAAACATACTATTGAATTCATAATTATATTCATGGCTAGAGCTAGGCAGGCATTGAAAATCATAAGGTTTAGTATTTACAATCTTAATGATATTATCATCATTAAGCGTATCTGAAAAACCAGTTCGAGCAATAGTTTTAAATTTATTGTAAAAAGCAGAAGAAAATGAAGAGTAAATTTTTACGGAATCTTTTTCTTCTAAAAAACCTGTTTTAACATAATTGTGCACTTGAATCGTTTTCAATAAATCGATTCGATGTTGTAGTTCTTCGGTAGAAAGTAAAAGTAATTGTTGAGTTGGGCGGTAAAAATCAATATGTAAAAAATTTGTATGCGCATCAGTATCATTCAATTGTTGCCACAAAGAATATGCTGCTGGATAAGATGTATTTAAAGTTTCTAAATCTTGATTTCCTGTTTCAGCGATTAATTTTTTATGTATAATATATTCATAAAAACTAGCATACAATTCTGCCAATGCAATAATTGGAGATACGTTTTCGCGAGATCCTGAAATTTGCGTAGTTTCTTCAGCATTGCTAATGAAACAAACATACCCGTTTTGTAATAACTTTGTATGAATTTCTGGATTTAATGAATAAGAATTCATTTTTGAAGACGTAGCTTCAAGAACTTTCCAAGTTTCTTGAAAGAATTGATTTGGAGTGTGTCTGTTGAATTTGAATCTATTTGATAATGTATGACTACTATATAGAGTATGATATAAAGCGCGAATATCATTTGTTGTTTGGCTATGATTTCGATCACTTGAATTGAATAAATTTAGAAAAGTTTTCCATGGACTATGACCACGATGATAGTAGCTAGGTCCATTCGCAGCAGGAAGATAATGGACAATTGGAAGAGTAGGGCTGTTCGTATCGAACATACTAGGGTTTAAAAGTTGTAAACGATCTCCAAGTTCGAAGTTGAACTGAGGATCGTTTTGTTGGGTTTCAAGAGGTTGGAAACCATTTGAGTAATATTCATTTTCTTCATTAACAAGAAGTTTTTCTATCATGCTAGAGAGCCAAAAACGCTCTTCATTTTCAGAAGATAAAACATCAAAGAAGTTGTAAAAATTCATTAATCTGGCCTTAATTTATCTAAAATCTTTAGATAAGTTTCTATATTTATGTCTATATTTGTGTCTTTAGAAATTGTTACTGTGTAAAAGCCACAAAGAGGGCACGAATTAAAAGGTGCGTCTAAGTGATTTTGATTGATATCTTTGCTATCTAATGTTTTTTGGTAACCGCAATCTTGAATATTTAAACAAACAGTTTTCATTTTTTACCTTAAAATTCTATTGATTCTGTTGGCTCTGCATGGTTTGAAGTGCCATATCTAAGCCAAGATTCCATATGTTGGACAATCTCATAAAGAGATCTCAAATTATTTTGGTTAGGATTGTAAGTTCCATTATAAAACAAATTGCTGTCAACATGAATCTTTTTCAAGGTTTGCTTTGAATGAGATTTAGTAAAAGCATGCAGGCTCTGTAATAGATCTACTGAATTAGAATCTAAATCTAAATCATAGCGATCGACATACTTGCGAACCCTATTAAATAGTAGGGCTATCTTTTTCAATTTATTTAAAATTGTCATTCCTTCAGTAATTTGAGAACTCCTGATTGAGAGTTTTCCATCATAAAAAAGTTTAAACAATTCATCATCAATATATATTGAATCTTTTGTTATACAAATAGAGGCATTTTTAAAATCATGCAGGTATATAATTTCTTCTGGTGACGCAAAAAATTTATTTATAAGTTGTAATTTAATACCTTGAATATAGAAAGTATTTGAATTCTCTGATTCATTAGAAGACGTAAAAGATTTTAAAATATCTTGCGCAGCAAAATATTCTGCAGATGTAGAGAAGTAAAGATCTATATCATCGTAAACGGAAGCTGGTTTGAACAAAAGATGTATTGCATAGCTACCACTGATGATTGGGTTTGATTCCCAAAATAATTCAGGGAGGAAATCTAAAGTACAAAGTAATTTTTTTCTTATTTTTTTATGGTATTTTAATTCACCATTTTTGTAGTTAAATATTTTTAACAAAAAAGCCTATCTTTCTGCACAGGCTTACATTAGTGTAACGTATTGTGTGTTTTACATTTATAACATTTGTGCTTTAATGTAAAGTTTGAACTTAAGTCAATCTATTGTAATTGCTTGAATTAGATTGATTAAGTGGTCGTAAAGAAGATACAGGTGTGTATCCTGAATTAGAAACTGGAGATGGAGGTGTTAATGGGACATATTCTGGTTCAGCGAGAGAAATGTCTACGCAAGAAATTTCAATATTTTCATTAATAAATCCTGTACCAGTTAAGATATCATAAGATATTGTTTCAGCCATTTGTTGCGCTAAATCAGGGTTTTCAGCTTCTAAAATGAATTTAATATTTTCATCGATTGTAGCGTTGTAAGTGATATTGTATATAGGCATTTTTACCTCAAAGATGTTTGACTAATAGGTTGATAAATTTGGAATTTTCTTCTTCCAAATCGTTGATTTTCTCTTGGAGTTTTTTATTCTCTTCTTCTAGTAAGAACATTTTATACTCCAGAGGAGATCGAGGGGTTTGTTTTTTAAAAATTTTCCATTCCATAAGGATTAATATTTTATATAGAATGAAACTTATAAAGATAAACCCTAAGCTAGATAGAATCATGACAATGATTCCTGGAAAATTGATTGATATCATTTCAAGCCCATATTAACATTAGCATTGTAAGTGTGTTAAAAAGAATTTTAATAGTTTCAATGAATTTATTTGCAGTTGTTAGCACAATAAATCCTTTCGTATAGCTAGGCTATAAATAATAAGGTTATAATATGAATGTTAAAAGAATAATAGAAAAAAACGTTGTTTCTTCTAAAAAGTATGGTTGGACACCTGAATGGTTTGGGCACGATGATTTTGACGAACAGCTTGTTAAGCTAATTATAGAATTTCAACATGAATTCTCCTTAGGTAAAGATGGTATTGTTGGGCCTGTTACTTATCGTCGTTTAGAGACTGAGTTGCTTGTTAAACAAGAATTTAAGCCAATTAAACGGAACAAACGAAAAGGCGAAAAAGGCATAATTTATAATGGCAATAAGTATCCCATAAAATGGGAAAAGATAATCCTCTGGGACGAACGTGGAGGTTTACCTGCTAAAAAAGGTACTTATTACGACTGGTCAAAGAAACCTGCACGGCAACCTGTTCAATTTGTAAACCATTGGGATGCGACCTTGTCGAGCGAAGCGTGTGCTCGTATAATTGGTAAGCGTGGACTGTCTATGCATTTTTTAATTGATAATGATGGAACAATTTATCAAATGCTAGATATACAACATCCAGCCTGGCAAGCAGGATCTAAATTTTGGAATACAAACGGCATTGGTGTTGAAATATCTAATGCGTATTATACTAAGTACCAAAATTGGTATGTTAAGAATGGTTTTGGAGAACGGCCAATTGTAGAATCTGAAGTACATGGCGTCAATTTAGGTGAGCATTTAGATTTCTATCCAGTCCAACTAGAAGCTTTAGCAGCTTTATGGGAAGCTGTAGCTAGTGCTACTGGAATGACCTTAGACGTATGTGACGTAAAAGGGCATTGTGAAGATTGTAGCAAATGTAATTGCGCTTCATTTGTTAATCATTATAACCTTACTCGTAACAAGATTGATTGTGCTTCATTGAATATGCAAGAAATCTTAGAAAAGGCTGTAAGCTTAACAAGCCTTGATTAAAGATATATCCTCAAGCACAATTTCCCAATTTGATTTGTTTGTGGCTTTTGATGAGTTCTTCAATCGACCTACAACTCTAACGACATCATTAGATTTGTATTTTGTTATAAGTAATTCAGCTAACTCATCCCAAGCGACTACAGGTATGTAGGCTGTTTCTTCTTTGTAAGTTGAGAAACCATTAGCGCTTTCAGAGACTTTGTATGAAGTGTCAATTTTTAAAAAAAAATTAGTGACTTTATAGTTGTTTTGAGTTTCACGTAATGAAAAGTCTCCTCGGATTTGACCTTCTCCAATCCATTTGTTTATATTTTTATGCATGAGTTTTTTCCTTATTTTTTTCATATATTTGAATTAAATTAGGCCAGATAGTTTGTACTAGTTGTTTACAAGCTTGCGCCATCATTTGAATCTCAAATTGAGAACCTTCATGATCTCTAAGGGAGAGGAACTTAAAGAAATTATTTAAATTTACTGTTCCCCAATATTGAGTATAGAGATTTTGAGGGAGTATCATTCTGGCTTGTTCACGAGCTACGCCGGCGTCTAGCATACTATTAAAAAGCTTTAAACTTTCTTGAGTATGTTCTTCTACTGCTTTAGCAGCTTGTTTGGTCCAAGTTTGAGTACTCCCATCAATTTCGTCAATTACTGGATTGAAACCTAAAAGTTCAATTGAAGCTTGGCGATTAGATTTGGCTTGTGCTCTAAAATGTGCAGGGCAATAAAAATCGATATCGACGTTAGTATAGCGCCTACTGATTTCATTAAAGCTCCAGGTGCGATGTCGCATATGTTGACGAGCAACAAAAAGAGGAACTTTAAATGAGAAAGTCAAAATGTTGTGTTCTAAAACTGATGTGTGTTTTTCTTTAATTAAGTACTTTAAAAGTTTTGAATCTTTCTGTTCAAAAGTTTCACTCTTTTTGTTAAAAGATACACGAGCAGCATTGACACAAGTTAAACCGTCATCACCTAAATGATCAAGTAATTCCACATAGCCATGTGAAGAAAGAGAGTCTTCATATATTGGTATTATTTTTCTATGTGGGTTCATGTTATTCCTCAGAGTGGATTAAATGAAAATCACGATATGATGGATGACTTGTAGCTTGATAGGGGAAGGCTTTTTTTAAAGAAATGAAAAGAGCTTCTGGAGTGATGCTTTCTTTTTGAATCAACTGAGTAATAAAAAGAAGGTTCTTAGCTAAAGTAATGGTCAACTCTTCTTTGTGGGAAGAATCTGTTGATAAAGTTTGACTGAAATTAACAGTGTGTTGAGCTGCATCAAGGTAACCGTTAAAGATATCTGAAAGAACAGTAATGCATCTTAAAGTGTCTTTATTTTTCCAACCTCTAGTATCAAGATCATCATCATAGTAGTTGTCTATTAATCGATTAATATAATCGATATTAAAGTTATTTTGGTTGGTTTCCATTTATTCCTCAATAGTCGTCAAAGGTGTTGTTAACATCTGGTAGTGGTTGACTTGTCTCTTCTTGAGAAGATGAGACAAAATGCATATTTTTAGTCAAGGAGGCTGCTAAATGAGAAGGCTCTTTTGTAGTTGAATCTACAATAGTTAAATTAGAAACTAGTTCTGGAGGTCTAGGTCCTGCTTTATAGAAAATAGTTATATTTTCTTTTTCTACTGTAAAAAGTTTACACCCTCTAATTGCTTCACTAGGTCCATTGCGAGTAGGCCAGGGTATAGTATTGACCATATTAATGAACTCACTAATAAAAGTGTTGGCTAAAATATATTGATCTAAATTTGCAAACTCTTCTGTTTTAAGATTTATAGTACAAGTTTTTTTATCAATTTCAATTCTAACAGCACCAGTGTCAATAAAAGTGGTTCTGTTAGTAAATTTTTTAAAATTGTTTTTCTTAGGGGAGTAAATATAATTATTAGTTCCGCTAAATAAAGCTGAATGTACAAGTTCTTTTTGATATGTCGAAGGGCTCAAAGGTTGAATTAATAATTCATAATCTTGGATGACAGTCTCTAGAGAGAGACTGTCATCTTTTATTTTAGAGTAAAGTTTAATAGCCTTAGAGTAAGCATTTTCGATTTCTTCGTTTACAAAGTTTAAAATACTATTGTAAACATATTTCCAGTCTTTATTTGGTACAGTTAATGTTCCTTTAATGCAGGGCATTTTCCATCGTCCTTTGTGTTTTGTAATAAGTTGTTTTTAGTTTCTTAGCGGTTTTCAATATTTTGTTAGCATAATTTTTACTTTTACATCTATAGCCAGAATTATAACATTGCAGACTTACGAAGTAAGAGTTGGCTCTTCTAGAAAGCCAACCACGGAGTATTGAAGCGCCTACTTCTATTGAAAGAGCTGTATTAGTTTGAAGTTGCTCACAAGTATACTTGACGTATTTTGGAAGAACTTGAGTCAATCCACATGCTCCAACATGTGATTTTGCTTTTGGCTTATATCTACTTTCATGATAAATCAAAGCAGATAGAATAAACGGGTCTATGTCTTCTTCATGAGAAGTAACAATAGTAGTTTGAGCTGATTCACATGCTGTGATTACTGAATCTTTAGTTAAGTGAAAGCTAGAAGTAGTTGAAAGCATGGTATAGACCATACACAAGTAAAAAGAGTTGATCATTTGGGTCCTAATTGGATTCCATAATGTCTTCTTCACCGTCATTTAAGACTACTTGATCTCTGTTGTCTTCAAGTTGACCTAAATATCCTATAGCTTCAGAATATAATGCTCCATCATTAAATTCGATTGTCACTTCGTGTTCTCTCAATAGAGTGTTGAGTGCATTGATGAACATTTGAAGAGAGTTCTTTTGAGAAGAGCTTAAATGATAAGATGACAATTTATGGATCCTTTTTTGTATTGTCGTTGTTTAACATATTGTTTGAGATTTGTGTATATTTGTCTAGTGCGGCTTGGCCTAATATATAGCCAACCTGTATGAAGCCAGATACTATTATTAAAGCTAACATTATTCCGAATTCGTATGGGCTTATTTTAGTTGAATGAGTCCAGATGAAATAAAATGTTAATATTTTCCATCCAAAATCTGCGATTAAATAAGCTAGGAATTTTTTTGACTTTAAAGGTAGTTTTTCTGACATGATTTAAAATCCTGTTAAACTATGGGGAAATCCACACAGATGCAAATTAAATTTATAAAATCATAATAACAGTAATTCATTTTTATAATAAGTAAATATCTAGTTCTTTTACAAATAACGCTGCATCAGGGTTAGCTAGCATTTGGTGGATTATTTTGTCACCAAGATCATTGTTTGGGACAATATAATTGTAAGATACCTTATTGTATTTGATTGGTCTAGATAAAATTTTAAAAGAATATTCATTAAAGTTTATATTAAATATTTCTTCAATGAGATAATCTATTGGAAGAGATTGATCTTGTTTATTGTTCATATGTTTTATTACTTCGAGTGGCCACATGCGTTAAGTACCTCTTTAAAAATCATCTTGTTCATGATAATCAGCTAACGCTGGAAATATTTTGCATATGTAGTCATAAGCGTCCTGTGCTTTGCATAAGCCATTTTCACCTTTAAAACACCTAATTAAAAAATTCAATTCATTATATTCTGTCTGGTCAGACCAGTCTTTAAATGAATCATCAAATTCATAATCTTCCCAAGGGATTAAACAAGTCTTCATGAAAAAAGAGATTTCTTCTTCTTTCAGTCTGAAGAAGACTGAAGGTTGGTCGCTGATGAGCCATTCGAAAAATTCGGCTACATGCACATCATTAGAGTAATTAGTTTGAGCAAGGATTTCCTCTAACTCTTTTTTTTGCTTTCTTCTTTCAAAAAAATTTTTGATAAATTTAATCATGAAGAATCGTGCCTTCCTCTAAGAAGATTGGAGTTGTAGGGCCTACATATGCGTTAGCAATGTTGAAATCGAAATATTCGTTAACTTCTTCAATGCGATCCCAGTTGGAGGGGATCATCTCTTTACTAATAGGCGGGAAAGGTTCGTTATACATGTTTTCAAAAAGATAATGTATGATGCGTTTTTTTGAATAAATGTAAGTAGGTTCATCAACGATGATTCCAGTTGCAATACCTAAAATAAATTCATCATATATCTCTCTTGGTTCAAGATGCGTCATTGTTTTGTTTTCCATTCGGCCATTTATTAAGTGGACACTTTGTGTCTCTAAGTGCAGCCTTTATAATTAAAAAGCAACCGCATTTAGTGCAACGGTTAAGTTTTTTTTGATAGCAAGGGCAGTCCAAGCAGGTAGACATTCTCTGCTTGTAGCGCTCTTTGCTAATTAACTGTTCTTTATTCATTCACTTTCGTCATCTATATCGGGACCAAGATCAAGATCCGGTTCAATGGAAATCGTATCAAAGTCATAGTATTCTACATCTAAATCTGATTCAGAATTGTTAGCAGCGTCCATTTCTAATGTGGCATCGCGCAAACTAGGTTTAGCTGTTGGTTTTTTATTATCGTCGCAACCAAAAGCAGCAACAAGTAGGACTAATAAAAGTGCAAGTCTATTCATGAGGTTCTCCTATTTTTATTAGGGTTTTATATAAGGTTAAAAAGAAATTTCAAGATTTATTTTTAATTTGTTTTTGTCTATCGACAGGGAGCCATTCTTCAATGTGAGGATTCAGTGTAACTTGGCTTTCGTCTTTGGTTGTGATGGGGTGAGAATCATGAAAAACAGAAAGCTTATTTATGACTGCATTTTGTAGTTCAAACACTTGTTCATTTTTAAGTTGAAGTTGTATTTGACAATCTCTAAGCCTACCTATCAAAGCTGCTCTATCTGCATCAGAAGAAGACAGCTTATCTTTAAGTTCTTCTACTTCGCTTGGGTCTCGACCAGAAGCTATAGCCATCATACTTGATATTGATCCAGTTATCATACCTAAGATTCCGACAAGTACATCTCGATTTTCATCAACAATTTTGACATATGTTAAAAACAATATTAAACCAACGACAATTATCATAAAAACAACGCTAAACCACCAACCTCGTTTAGACTTGTCAGAAAGTATGCCTTGCTTAAATTTTTGTGCATTCATGTTAGTACCTTTTGGATGTAATCAATTATAAACTGTATGTATTCGAAAGGTCTGAAAATCAAATAATCTATGTTCCAATTTTGTTTTTGATTCCTAGACGATAACAGAGGCCAAAAAGTGTACAATAAATACGAGAAAGCCAAAGAGCCTACTCTCCAATATACCCACATAAATTTCTGCTGCCATTTTTTGTGGCGGAGCTTTATACTTATTTTTTTTGGGCCAGCTATTTTCTTAACCTTGTCGTTTGAAAGCGGTGGTTGAAGATGAGACTCTTCGGTTCCAACTGCCCAAAGTTGCTCTGGTTTTGCAACTCCTTTAAATTGATAAAGACCTATACAGACAATTAAAGTATTTTTTGGAATGTAAGGATGACTAGATACTCTATCTTTGTAAGCTAAATACGCTTGATGTGTTAAAATGATTTGTTTTGGACCACATAGGCTCATAGCTCTAGCGGCTACATTTTTTCCTATTCCATCAAGAGATATTCTTTTATGATTAGCGGCAATTAAAGCGTCTGAGTTTTTTGCTATAAGCATTTCATCCCAATGAATCCCAATGCGGGTTTCAAAAGGAAATTTATGTTGCAATAGTTTTTTTTTGTAAAAAAAAGAGAACGCTATAGCGTCATGCACTGTATAGAAATACATCAAAAATCCATCTGAAGAATCAGATAGAACGCCGTTGAACCTTGTGATTAAACTTATGCAAAGTTTATCATGCGCTTTGAACCATTTAGTTGAAGCTAAATTACCTGCTTTTTGCACAAATTTTGTGCTACCGATTATGTCAGTAAGGACTATAGCAATGGTTTGAGAATTGATATTACCTTCTTGCAAAATGGACATATAGTACTCCTTTTGTAATCAGTATAATACCATTTAACATTTTAAATCTAGTTAAGTAAAATAGATGTAAAGGCCTAATAATGTAAAAAGATAAGTCATTATAACAGTAGCTTCATTAATAATTTTCATTGGATACTCCTATGGTTTGCTAGAAGTTTAATAGCAGTGTAGTTGTTTGATTTTCAATTAAAATTTATAAAAATGAGTTGTTAAGGAATCGAACCTTAATTTATAAAAAGTGAAAGATTTAAAAACGGAATATTTGCAATACCAATCAACCCTTAGCGCACGACTTACAAACCCTTCGCGCTTAGGGGCGTCACCACAACGCTTACCATACAGTTATCACGAGTCCTTAGTTTTGAAAAATCTAAAGAAAATTGTATGAAATTTTGATTTAAAATAGGTCTGCGATAAGCCAAATCGCATTAAAGACCTATAGTGGGCCCCCTGGGGATTGAACCCAGGACCTGCCGATTATGAGTCGGATGCTCTAACCACTGAGCTAGAGGCCCAAAACGTGCAGCGTAGAATTGCGCTGCACGCAAAGCAACATTACTATCCGTTAAGACAGAAGGTAGTATACAGGAGTCGAACCTGCCAATAGTGAATTTAGTCATCCTGTCAACCTGTTCTCATAAGTTAATAAATAGAAATATAAACCATACTACGTCACCAGCGACTACTACCGTAATTTGTTTTACAAAAATTAGTTTAATTTGTAAATGTTTTGGCGGGTTTTTAAACGTTTTACAGAGATCAAGGTGATTCGTAAACGTTTTGGTATTTTATTCTAGCTTCTCTAGAAATACTGACAGTATCGATTGCTCGATATTCAAGTGCTTCTTCTTTTTCAAGGATTAGTTTTTTAAACTCCACAGGGGAGATATAGTATCTGTGAAGGTCATATCTTAGATCATAGTATTTAGAAATAGCTGAAGTCTTCATTTTAAAGCCTTAATGTATGCAATGCGTAGGAGTCGAACCTACAATAATAGTGTATTTCAGTGTCCATCAAATGTTCAATAAATCAAATGTTGGAATAATATTATTCTACCCTAATAGTAGGCATTGCGGAAATAGGTGTCCAGCATGCAAGCTTTCTGGACGTAAAGGGGAGTGCCCAGTCCCGTTTTATATAGCTGAAAACGAAAAACTATATAAACCTTGCTTGTTGTGCCAAACAACTTGACACAAGCACACCAGGCAGGATTTGAACCTGCGACCAATGGCTTAGAAGGCCACTGCTCTTCCACTGAGCTACTGGTGCTCACCCCTTGCGGGGGTTAAGTTAAGAATTTTAAATTATTAGAAATTCTTTCATGTTGAGATTCCGGCGCTTCTATAAGAAGCTCTTCCATTAGTACTTTAGACAAACTCTTCCTATCTGTATAGTATAAGATCAAGGAGATTTCATCTTTTAAACGCCAATGATATACATCACTTTGAGCGAATAAAAAGTGTTTCATTTTTTCTGAATTTAAAGTTAAAGAATTTGGAAATAATGATGAAAGTGCCCAAAAGAGAGCTTTAGAATATTCACTTGCAATTCTATAGTGCCTTACAAGGTGATATGCAACTTCAGGGTATCTATCTGGATTAGTTTTCGCTGCTTCTAGGAGATATCTTTCTGCTTCAACAACGTCTTTCAAATTATGTAGGTGCAATAAACCTAATTGATAATAAGAGTAGAAGACTTCTTCTGCCCAACCTCCTAGTGTGATTCTTTTTTTATAACCTTGAATTGCTAATTCAACTTCTTCTGCGTCTTTATAACTTTGAGCAAGATAAAAAGCTGACCTTGCATCTTTTGGATTTCGCATCAACTCAGTTTCAAGTAAGCCTGCGTCTTTCAAATACTTTTCTTTAGAAGAAACATTATGAGATTTGGCTCCTTGATGAGGATGGCTAATTATATGAAGCAGTTTAGGATCAATAGATTCAGAAGTTATAACTTCTTTTGCAGAAAGATAATTGTGAACAGGAGCATTCCACTTCCAACCAATTTTATTATTATTGGAAATATTTATTAGTGCAGGAAGCTCATAATTAACTCTAGAGTATTTTCGTGTAATATTGTAACAATCTTTGTTAAGCTGGATTAAAATTTCTTGATTGACAACATTCAACTCTTCATCTGCATCAATTATTAAAACATAATCAGCTGTTCCGATTGCTAATTCTAAAGCGATTTGGCGATTAACGCCAAAATTTACCCAAGGTCTTTCGTGTAAACCACCTGGGATGCGATTGTTTCGCATGTAGTTTTTTATATACTCTTGAGTACCATCGGTGCTGCCAGTGTCTACAATCAAATAAGTATCAATATGATTGATTAATGAATCAAAAAGTCTAGGTAAAACTTTTATTTCATTTTTAACAATCATATTCAAGCATATGGTAGGCATTACATTCCTTTAGCAACCAATCTCTTCGTCCATAAACATTTCAGGAACAATACTCAAGAGATATAGATAAGCTGGTATCCATTTATCATGTTCTTGATCTTTTAGTATACTAAAATAGTTCCTTAAAGATATTGATGAATCAATTTCAGGTAAATTAGAAAAATTGGTTACATATTTCTTTTTTTTAAAAGTTTTTTTTATTAAATTTATATCTTTTAGTGACAGGTTAAATTCATTTTGAGATTGAATTTGGGCCATCGAATTTTCAAGAAATATCAAATCAATGCAACAACAATTAAAAATTGCAGTCAATAAGATTAACTTAAAGCTATGCATTGATAAATATACTCCTGCTTGGATCACTAAGGAATTGTTCGCGAACTTCAGGGGTTAATTCTGGAAAAGCATTTTGAATGTAAACATCAGGGCCTGAGCAAAGATAAGTTAACTTTTCGCAAAGAGTTGAATAGTTCATCTCAAGGTTAAAAGACCAGGCACCTAAAAAAGCACTCTTTACAGTAACATTGCAGGGGTTAGTGCCCTTGGATTCTACTGTATATGTTTTTCTGTTAAATGGATTAGGAGAATTTAAATTAAAGGTTTTCATTTTTTGTATGGGCCTTTCAGTAGCCTAACATAGTATTTAGTATATTTAGCTTTAGTACAAGTTAAATTTTGCGGATAGATACTGTTCTTTAAAACAGTGTATTCTTGTTCAGTCATTGGGAAGAGTTTTATTTGAGTAGTTTTATCAAAACAGTTGTAGAAAACAATTTTCTGGTTATAAAGATCATGATTTGCTTTATATAATAAATAACCGACAAAAGAGATAAAGAAGGTAAGGAAAAGTTTTTCTAGACTATTCATAAATTACCTTCCATTGTGCGCTTCATGTTTCATGAAGGCATCTTGAAGTGCTAAGATAGCTTCGTTAGCATAAAGTACTTCTAGCTCACCTAAGTTTTCATGCATGTAATTCTCTTTATCAATTTGCAATTTAAAAACTTTAGTAGAAGTTTTAGTAGTTGGTTTTAGTTTAACTTTATCAAATCTTGTTGTTAACGTTTTGAGACGTTTTTGAGTCATAGATAAAACAATGCCTATTTCTAAAATCAAACCTCCGTAACGAGGATTTCCTCCTGGCATTAAAAACATGTCCCCAGGGCTGAGATTTTGACCTAGCATGTCTTTCATATCATTACCCCTTTATTTGGTAAAATTATATTTATGGTATCTTTGTTGAACATTTGCATAAGCTGATAAACGTGTAGTTTCAAGAGCTTGAGATAACAACTGTTCGTGAGAGTCTGCATTGCTATTTTTTAAATTTGATGCAATTGCATCGTAATTAATAACAAGATTGTTTAATACATCAGTCATAGCAGTCATCATATGGCAAATAATGTGGAACGATTGAGGCCACACAATTCTTTCTACTGATGAGTGCGACATATCTCTTTCGAACCATAGGTTGTTATTATCGAGAACTGTTAAGTAATTATTTTTAATGATTCTTGCTAAACCGCAAAGTTTTTCAGAAGAAATTGGATTTTTCTTATGTGGCATAGCTGAACTACCAGCTTGGCCTTGAGAGAATCCTTCTTGTACTTCGTTGATTTCATCGATTGCCATTAATCGTATTTGAGTAGCCATTCTTTCTATTGCTGATGCAAACAAAGTTAAGGAGTACATTAAGGTAGTAGAATAAAAACGAGGTACAACTTGAGTAGTTATGGGTGCGGGAGAAATATTTAATTGTTGTAAAGTTTTTGTTGCAGCTTCTTGGTCTACATAAGAGCTCGTTCCAACAGGCCCAGTTAATTGTCCATATAAATTTTCTCTGCCTAGCTTTAGAAACTTGTGTGCATGTATTAACTCTGCATCGAATAATTCAATTCTTTTATTAAAGTCTATGACTTCTGCATGTTTGCCATGTGTTCTACCAATAGCTTTTACGTCATTTAAACGTTTGAAAATACTACTAACACTGTATTGAAGGTGAATCCAGCAATCCTTTATTTCACTTTCGCTATGTTTTAGCTGTAGGTTGAAGGCGGTGTCTATAATATCCGAACTAGTTAATCCATAATGAAGATTTTGCAAAATTTCATTATCTTTGTAATGTTCTAACCTTTCATGAAGATGAGTCAAAAAAGCAACAAATTCATGTTTGGTTTCTCGTTCATATCGTTCAACAACTCTATCATGTCGAGCTGTTGGATAGATATTGTTCCTATTCATTTTATTGTTAAGGTATTTTAAACTGATTCTTTCCCAAAGATCATACCTATAAGGTTTTGACCATATTTGTTTAATACGTTTGTTTTCATATCGTTCAATCATCGTAAAGTATATCTTCCCAGTCTAAGGTGCATTTTTGTTCTGCACTCATGAAAAATCTTGTTAATAAAGGACAATGTTTTTTAATCAAGTCAGTTATAGAAATGTACATTGCGTCTAAAGAAGGAGTTTGTTGCAGATTGCCGTTGAAATAATAGCAAAAAGGATCAATATTATATGCACTTACTTCTTGCAAAATGTCCCATTTTTGCAAAACAAGCAATGTTGTGCCACTTTGATTTATTGCATTAATCAATCGATTTACATCAAGGAATCTAATGTGGCGTTTGCGCCCAGTGGTAACTCCGTATTCTTGGCCTAACTGAGATATAAGTTCATAACATTGATTTACAGTTTCAGTAGGTACATCTGGCTTAATAAGCTGACCATTTTGGTTAATTACTTTTTGAAAATCAGGGTCAATTCCACTACGAGTTTCATAGCATTTAGCAACGCCGATAATATCCTTGATAGCATCAGCAGGAAATCCAAATGTTGCAGCAGCAGCACCTGGATGGCAACTACTAGAAGTAGTATAAGGATAAGATCCTTGGTATGGATTTAAATACCAGCCTTGAGCGCCTTCTAATAAGATAGTATTAACTGAAGTTATTTCTTCAATGCACTCTTTATTGTTTGAAGGCCAACTAAAGCTATTGGCTAATTCAGCAGTCCTATTATAGAAGGATGCATAAGCAGGAGCTATTCCTTTTTTAGTGCTTCCTTGATTAATAGAATGGTACTTACTGTCCTCTTCTTTGTGTTGAGTGTCAATAACGATCGCTTGGGGCGAAATAGTGAGGTAATCATAAGGGTCAAAATTCATGACTTGTTGGAAGTGTTCTCGTTCGAGATCTAATTGATTAAAATCCAAAACGCATCCAGGTCCAATGTAAGATTGTTTTTTAAATATTACGCCTGTTGGAATTTGATGTAATTTTACGATTCTGTTTTCATCGAGGTGTACTGAATGCCCTGCATTAGGGCCACCATTGTACCTCGCTACAAGATCGTAGTGTTTCTTTTGAGCTATAGAAGATGCAATTTTCCCTTTACCTTCATCTCCGTATTGCAATCCAATTACAATATCTGCGTAATCATTTACTATCATGTTGTTTCCTTACTTTGTTAAGTATATTTTTAATGGGCGAATATAAATTCGTGGACGCCTAGGTTTAATAGTGTTTTTGGAAAAGTGTATTTGATAATACTTTTTTCCTTTTGCACAGATAGGTTCATTTAAAAAAATAATTTTATTATTTTTTTCTATAGCTCGTTTAATAGCATTAACATCTTTTGAAGAAATTTTATATTTTTCATTTAGTAAACTTTTAAAAAAGTCTTTAGCATTTCTTTTTTCCCATATCCATTCATTAAGGTCATGATATTGTTCTGTATTTTTAAGAAAGAATTCTATTTCGCTTGTGCAGCGTGGATAGATATCATTTAGCTCGTTCAAGATATTTGAAGGTAAGTTTGCATAAAAATTTAATTGTTCTTTCATAGTTTTTCCTAGTTGTATTTGTTGTAATTTGCGTCCCCATAAGGGTGTATTACTTTTCTAAAAGAAAGCGAATATCGAACACTGTCAAGCTGATTGCCTTTAGGAATTTCATGATTGAAATTTTTTTGACAGTTGTTTTTCATAAGTATTAAATTGTTATTTTTAAATATAAAACTAATTTTTGTTTTATTAGTTTTGTTAATTAAATTAAAATTAATACTTTTTCCAACATTCAGTATTGCTATTTTAGGTGAGGGACCTAGAAAAAACTCATCGTCTGAATGTGGCGCTATTGAATGTTTGCTTGAAGTATATTTTGCATAGAGTATGTAATTGAAATCATTAGAAAAAACATTCCTTGTATATTCTAATAAGGGCAAGATCCACTGGGGGTGTTGATTGGTAGTAGTTTTGCAGCCTCCAGACACCCAAGTAAATCTAGGTGTCGTGATTTTGCCACGGTTTTTTTTGAAGTATTCGACTTGTCGCCAAGGCAAAGTCGCTAATTTAGTATTTAAATATTCAATATCTGACTTTAATAAATAGTCTTTATAATATTCATAATCGTCATTATCATGAATTTGAATCATTAAATATCAAATCAGGAGCTTTATTATTTTCATTTTCTTTTTTCTGAGAAGATGCGTGTTCTTCTAGAGCGGCAGCAATTCTTTTTAATTCTGCAATAAGTTGAGGCAACGTATAATTGTAGTATTCGTGACCCATTTTAGTTTGATGGAAGTCCATATCAATTCACCTTATATTGCATGAGTGCATTTTTTTGACGCTCTAATGAAGAGATTTCATTATTCATAGTTTTAATAGAATCAGACAAAGTAGTTAATTTATTACTTTTGATATTCAGAAGAATGTCAACGTCTTCTTGGGTTAACTTATATTTTGTATTCAAAGCCATATGGCTTGTGAAAGCATCGTTTAACTTGAATATATGTGGAGTGCCGGGTTGATCTATATATGCTTTTTGAGTATCAATAATCAAACCTTGTGATAAAAGTTGATTGAAAACATGAGCAGTTACGCCTACTTGTAAACGAAACTCTTTTCTTGTAAAATTGTTTTTATCTTTGTTTTGAAGGTAACTTTTCATTTCTTTAATTAAGTTAAATTTTTTATTATTAGTAAGCATTAGTTCCTCCTAGCAGAATTTCTTTTTAATTGAGTTAAGCTGCTCTTTTTGATTTTCGAGTTTAGTAATCTTTAATTTTAAATTATCGATTTTATCTGTAGTATTAGCGATAGAAATATTTTTCCATTCGATAAGCTTTTCAATATCTTCGTGTGCTAAGAAAGCGGGAAGATTATCTGGGTTCGTAACGATGCTTTCGATGATTGGATTTTTACTAACGTCTCCAGTGATTGTTGAAACTGTTTGAGCTGTCATATATTGTCCTCTTCTAACTCTAGTTAATGCGTCTGTAGTTGAGGCAAGATTAGACAAGTGCAAAGTGATTGCTTTGCGTGAAAATACTTTCGCCTTACCTTGACTTTCATAAAGTTCATTTGGCGTAAAGACAGTTTTGTTTGCTTTGTCGATTAAAGATAAGATTGATTTTTGTTTATTAGTGTAATTCACGTTAATCCTCGAGAATGTTAGCTACTATCCACACGAATGATAGTGTGCTGAAGTGTATAAGAACTTTAGTAAACCAAAGCTCTGTATTGAAGTATAAAAATAAGAATGGTAGACCTACCCAGAATGAAGTACATACTATGCAATCTAGTAGGTTTCTTATTGATTCATGGGTGTCACGAAATATGTTGACAAGAGGTTGTATAGGTTTGGCATATAGTATTGACCATGTCATGCCATAAATGCCCAAGTAATAGACTATTAAATCTAATAATTTCATTGTTGATAGTCAGCTAATGCTAAGATCGCATACCCGGCTATATCTTTATATGGTTCCTCACCCATTGTATCTTTTCGGTCTTCAGGAAGATTGGTAATCCTGAAGACTTTGTCAAGGATCCTTGCTAGGGTTAAAACGTCTTTGTATTGGTGAATAGCAATACCGCTTGGATACAGTATTTTAAATATTTCTTCCATCTTGCCGAATGCATCTCCGTAACAGGCTTGCTTTTCGTTTAATAAGATTCCAATCTGTTCGCCTAAAGACTCATAGTCTTTTGACATATTTTTCATAAATTCGAATTGTTGTTGATTCATTTTGTATGATATTTCTTAGGTTTGGGTGTTTCTTGACACAAGACTACATATCCCTTGTATCGTTCTGTCGCAATGATGGTTTCTCCTTCGAATATATCGTATGTTTCTCTTGCTGCTTGCGCGAGAGCTTCGGTATAATTGTCGAAGAGGAGTGTTCCTGGGTAGACGGTATCTTTAAGATACCAGTTGTCTATTAATTCGAATCCTAGGCCTTTATCAGCGTGTTTTTGAATTAAGATCATGTATTTATTAGACATAATAAAACCTGTATTTATTTCCTATTCTGTTAAATTGCTTGTACATAATTCCTTTTCTTTCTAATTTGATTACTTTTTCATGCCATTCTTTAATAGAATTACATTTGATAGTGTGTGTTTTAAAAATTAGTTCGTACATGTAGGTCTCGTCGTATCTTTTTTTCTTTTTTTTGTTTATACCTATGTCAAAACGCCCCCTTGC